CTCGTCGAGATTGTCAAGCGACCCCCTCGTCGAGATTTGTGAGAATCCTCATAATTTTTTTGCCCGCCCCTTGACATTTTTTTGCGGTTGTGCTAGAATACGCGGTCTAAGATCACAAGGATCTGAGCACTATTATAAGGCATAAAAAGACATAAAAGAGGGTATATTTAGTAGGGCAGAAAAACAATGTATCAAAGCAAACAAAACACACAAATACATTTAAAATAACATTTATTATATTAAAAAAACGTTATTTGGTATAAATTAATACAATATATCAGAGAGATACTGCTGAGATACTACTGAGTATCTCCATGGGTATTTGAATGAATTTTTTGATGACATTCCTTACATACACAGATACATTTTGCTATCTCTTGGAGTATTGTATTCTTACCTTTTTTATAGAGTAAATCCCCCACATTATCGAGTTTATTATCATGTATATGATGCCATTGGAGATCCTCTGTGACACCACACATACTACATGACTTATCACTCATATACTCTCTATACCACTCATACTTCCTTGCCTTTGATTCTGCTGCTCTCTTCTTTGTCAACTCCTTATTATTCTGATACCATCTTTGCTTTGCATTCATGGATAGAACCAACTCACTTCAATAACTTGTGAGGCACATTTACCACCGAATCCAAAACTATTATTCAGTGTCCTTAGTGTATTGGTGCCTGACAATTCTACTGGTGTTCTTACCAAACTATTTGTATTATCATATGATGCATTAGTAAGATTAAAACACCTTGGAATCACTCTATTCTTCATACTCTCAATACTGTAGATACACTCCAATATACTTGCTGCTGATAGTGTATGTCCTATCTTAGACTTGGGTGCATAGATTGGAATACTTCCGAACTTATCAGTGATAGTATTATACTCTACTTCATCACCTGCTGGTGTACTGGTAGCATGTGCAGATACCATGTCAATCTTATTTGTAGGTAACTTTGATACTGCTTTATTCATTGCAATCTTTGCACCCCTACCATCTGTAGCTGGTGACGTAAGATCAAATGCATCAGTAGCAGAACCTACTGGGAATAACTTTGCATGAATCTTTGATCCATACTCTCTTACCTTCTCTGCTGACTGTAGAATTAAAACACCAGCACCTTCACCCATTACAAATCCTTCACGATTATCATCAAAAGGACAATTATGATTACCCAGTGCTCCAATACTTGAGAAGTACTTTAATGCCATCTCAAATACACCTGCGTCACTACCTCCGACAATTACATAGTCATACTCATCCAGTATCCTCATTGCATAATCAATAGAATACATTCCAGTAGCACAACTTGCTTGTAATGCTAAACTTGCACCATGGAATTGATACTCAGTACAGATATGACCCACAATCATATCTGGAATACGATTGACAATAGTAAACGGATTTACACGCTTATTATCTTTGAGTTTTTGATAGTTTGCATCAAGTGCCTCTACATCATTAGAACAGGAACTTATAATTACTGCGACATTAGAACTGTGTGGTAACTTAGAGTGCCTTAGTGCTTGTTCAGTTGCATGTAATGCCAGTTCTTGTGCTCGCGTCATTGTCTTTAATTTTCGCGGCGCTAACCCCTCGGGAAGAAGAGTGTCATGATGACATGGTATGCCATACTGAATCTTATGATCACCCATACAGTCTAACTTTTGAATGGGATTATAATCATTCAGCATATTATCAAAACACTGGGTTGGTGTATTCCCCAGTGCATCGATCATTCCATAACCAACAACATATGCATTACTGACTGACATACTGTACTATCCTCCAAATCCCTTGACTGATTCCTTCACATCATCAATAACTTCAACATGACTCAGTAACTTTGAATCATAATTAAACCAAAATGATCGCATCTGCTCATAATCATCTACCGTAAGACTCTCACCGTTGGCAAGTACAATACGATACAAGTGACGATCATATGATCCATCACTCGTCTGAGTAAAATACCTGGGATCATTTGGTTGAATTAGTTCTGTGTTTGACACCTGTGTAATGCTGCAATGTGTACTTACAATTATAGCGTCTTATATACTTCTCTGCATGTTCATAACATTCAAACCAACACGTCCTCTTCTCTGTTAGATTGTCCAGTCGCCATAAGAACATTGCCCATGGGAATAATTCAAACTTCTTTGAGTTGTTGAATTTAATTGGAACTTCAGTCTTCTTCCTTGGCATCTGGTTTCCTTAGAATAAATGCTCCATTGTCTTGTTCAACCCATTCTAACTCATCTCCTTCCTTCCATCCTAGTTCTTCTAGCATGTCATCAGGTATTGTTAGAATACCATCCTCACTGATTTGTAATGTGGTGCTGATCATTTGGAATTCTCCGCTTTTGCTAATTGACGGTACAATTTGTAATACCTACCCTTCATCTCATTAATGATAGCATTGTCATCATCAAATGCCATATACTTCGTGAGTTGGTAACATCCCTCTAATTCTGATATTAACCTCAGAATATTGATGGATGTTACACTTAACCCACCATGTTTATAACTGTTGATGTCCCTTGGATCACTCATCAGCTAAATGATCTACACATGCTAATGCATCACATGGAGGACATTCCTTCTTAACATGATATGCATCAAGAGCACTTTCGAGTGCTTCTGTTACATTCTCCTTAAACGAACGATAAGGAATGAACATCTCATCATCCTCAGTCTTATAGTCCTGATGGTTCTCTTTGAACTGACGCTCTACCTCATACACAAGGTTAGATACAATATCATTGATGACTTCCATTGTATGTGGTTGAAGTTGATCCCAGTTGTATCCAGGGAGCATATCATCCTTGACACGATTTAGCATTTCTCGCTTACAATGCCACTGACTATCAAAGATGTTGAGAAACTCTTGCCAATCTTCTTGAGATTTAAAATTGGGAATACTCATTTGTTCTTCTCACAATACATGAAATACTTGTATGTTGCTGCCTGATTGGGAGCATATCTTACTATATCACACTCTTTGTATTTGTCAACCACCTCAAATGATGACTCATCGATTGGTGTATTATCACCAACAACCATGGCAATCACTACAAAAGCAAATGCCGTGATGGCAATACTAAATGCGACACCATTACGAAATTCGGGAGTCATAGTTGTGGTTTCTTCACAGGTTGCATTGGTTGACGTGGTTGTAGATTCCAGGGATCTTCTACATACTCATCTCGATTTCTCCATTCAGTGATAGCATTGACAAGATCAATGAGTGAAGCATCTTTACCTTTGTAGGATGCGGCACAGAATACATCATCCCACCAATCTGCTACAATATCATAGAGTTCTTGTTGTTCTTCAGTCATTGTTTCACTCGTTCAAGATAATCTTTTCCTTGTTGATACAAATTGTCGATCAAATCATTGATGTCAGCAGTGGGAATCACATCAAACTCATGGTTGAGATTCTCACAACGTAGAGCATCAAGCAGACATTCTAGAGTCATCGCTTGTTGAAACTCAGGTGTGATAGGTGTGCCCCAGGTGATACCAGAGCATTCAATGTTGTAGAAGCGATTGTATCGTTCTAAGATACGCTCAGCACGTTCAATACGTGCCAGTTTCTTGAATGCTTCATCATACTTATCCATAGCATCTTTGGCGATTTGAAGCACTCTATCTTCTTTCTCTTTACGTGCTGCTTCTTCGATCTCTTTATCGAGTTCTATAGCACGTTCAATATTTTCTTGAACTTCACGTTCACGACGTTCTGCTTCTTCAAACATGTCATCAGGGTAAGTCATTGAAACTCTCCTGAAATACTTTCCATCCTTCATCCAGTTGTTTCTCTGCCCATCCCCATTGACCATGCTCCATACTATCAATCTGAGCACATTCAATCTCATCTTTAATGAGATTACGAAGCATTGTAATTTGTTCGTTAGTCATCGATAATCACCTGATTTGTAACGACGATACTTTGCTAGATTGCGTGGTTCAAAGTCCAGCACATCAAAACGAAGTTCAAACTTCCTCCACCTAAATGTGAAACCAATGTCACGAGGACCAATGCCAATGACTCCATATGGATACCATTCAGGAGAAGCAAAATCATCCCACTGAACTACCATATCAATGAGAGCAAACTTGGTAGAGATTGGGAGCAGTTGGAAATACCACTCGTGCCCAAAGTCTTCGTAGTAGACATAATCAAAGAGTTTCATCAGAATAATTCACATAAAGATTGTCACCACCGATGTTCAGGTGATACATTTTGCCATTGTTGAGATAGATTCCCAACCACACAGCACGTCCCTGTTCCATCACCTCATAATGTAGCATGGAAACGTCTTCAAGGACGATCTCATCAGGATTTTTAATGAATCTACTCATTGACAACATGATCCCATGCTTTCTTGAAGTTTCGATCCCAGTTGTCAGTATATACTGGCAGGAATGCATTCAATGCATGTGCAATGTCATGGGCAGCATCCATACGGTTGTTGTCCATTGCTTCAGTTAGTTCTTCTAACATGAAACTAATAGAGTTGATGTTGGAGAAAGATTCTTCCAACTTGTTCATTACATCCCAGTACTTACTTTCCATCATGCTACTCCATTAGCACTATCAAGTTTGAGTCGCTCGTATGCATCAACCATTTCATTCAGTTGCTCATCACTATAAATGGCAAAGCGTTGGAAGCGACGATATAGTTGCCAGTAACTTTTCTCCCACTGATGTTCACGCTCTTCATCAGTCATTTGCTCCCAGTCACCTTTGATCTTGGGTTCACTTACAACATGTTCTTTGTATTGTTTATTCAGTTTTGCCCATTCTTCATCACGTTGTTTGAAGTCCTGGTATTTCTTCTCCAGGTCCTCATCCATGGTCAGTTCATACTCATTACATACCTTACGTTGATCTTCCTCAGTAACATAATCGTTGAAGACCAGTGACATAGCACCAGAGCGAATAGAACTGGGGCACATACCCACACAGAGCATGAACTTCTCAAACAGTTTGAAATACTGTTTGGCATTCAGATCGGCAGCAGGTGCAGTGATCAGGAAATGCTCCTCAGGGAGGAAGTCATCATCACCAATGGTAGAACCAAACCCACCACTATAGGAGTGAGTGTAAGTTGCATCAAACTTGAATTGAACTTCTGCTTCGTAAGTCATTGTTCTACACAAACAGTGTCAGTAAAATTAACGGTGCGACAAAGAAGAATTAAATTACCTTGCGGTCGTTCTAATCTATCAACCAGTACAAAGAAGTTGGTTGTTCCAATAATAATGTTAATCAGAAGGAGATACAACTGACCTCGCTTCTTCAACCCTTCTATTGTCTTGGGGGGATCAAACCACTTCATGAGGATTAATAAAGTATTCGTTGACGAAGAACTCTTCCTTGCTATTATACTCCCTAAACTGCGTATCTGGTGGCATCAACTCATTATACTTCTCCCATGCAACTTCAGCTTCTGCTCGCTTCATTGCAACACGGAGTTTGTATCCCTCATCTGCATATGCATTAGAAAACATAGGCAATCCATCATCAGACAATACAATACCCCTGAAGTATTGATATGTTGCTTCATCCAGTTCTATGACATACTTCATGCTGGTCCCTCTTTGATAAACTCAACATTAGCAATCATAGGAACTGTCTCCATCAACATATTGATCAATTCATCGGCACTACATGCCACTGGAACTGATTGCTCCTCTATCCTACCATCAAGATAGGTCATTTTTACAGTGATACGCTTCATTGCTTAAACCTCTCTGCCCATAACTTCCATGACTTCTCACGAACACGTTCAAGAATGAGTACACGATCATTCTTCTCTGTTGTAAACTCTTGGGCGGCATCAATCATATGACCCAGAGCAATGTTAATCATCTCATGCTCTTCAGAGTCAATACTCAGATTCATTTGCTGTTCAATCATACCAAAGACTCCCAACGATTGATGTTTGTTTTGAACCGTTTGTTGACTACATCAGTCACAACTTGATTGCACTCACTGTCTCGGAATCCCCACTCTGCATAGAGATTCAAGAACTTGTACATCTCATGTTGTGCAAAAGCAGGTGTATTACACCGACGAAGAACATCGGTAAAATAACCATTTACAGTGTCAATTACACCATCGGGAGTGTCAGTATAACACTCCCACTCACTACGCTTGAGTTCGACAATCATTTGTCCCAGTTGCGAATGTACGTCATGTCAGGGTGAATGCCATTCTCTTCACATCGGCACTCATAAGCAATGCGCTTGAGCAACTCAATGTCATAGGTCTCAATGCTGTTGAGAATCTGACGGCGGAGTTGAGCAGTTTGGGTGTCGTCGGTAATCATGCTGCTTTGAGGATAGCGTAGGCACGGTCGCAGATGTCAGTCAACTCATCGTCGCTGGCACCAACGTTAGGATCATATTGTACACCACCACCAGTGCGGTAGTAGTCTTCATGGACAGCAACAGTACCGTCCCTTTGCAGTTCAAAGATCAGGTAGGTGTTGTCCTCCTGATAGGTGTAGAAGTCGTCCATCAGTTTGGTGAACATGATCAGTTGAGGAATCCAGCGTTTTTGAGCACCGTGATCAGGTGCATGTTGCCATGATAGTACCCCGCGACGATAATTGCAATAGCAAAGACGAAGCAGAGTCCGATGGGGATCAACCCAGCACCGTTTTTAGGTCCTGGGAGTTTAATTCCCATAATATGCCTTGTAGTATGCCACGATGCCATCTGTCCTCACGTTGCCCTGGGATACCCAGTCGTGAACGCATTCATAGATACTTTGGTTGGAATAACGTGGCGAACCATCAGAACACAGCTCAGACCCAAACTTCTTTAGTAGAATGTTCAGTCCCTGTGTTCTAATGTCCATGCGCTCATCACTGTAGCGCCAATCATCAGTACTCATTCAATAGGTCCATTGGTAGTTCTTCTTCTTTGGGGAACTCTTCAACCAGGAGAGACTCCAGGTCAATGTCATCAATGTTCATCAGGTTCTGAAGTTGGAACTCGTTGTAGTCGTCCATGTCAGTAGTTTGTTGACTCCCATAAGATATATGCTCTGAGTGCCCCCTACAAGCGCCTGTGTGCCACTTGTTTAACTAGTTAGGATAGTTGCTCCAGTTCTTCTGCAATTTGGAATAATTCCCTTGCAGTCTTCAAATTCATGCTAGGACTCTCATCTACAAGGGCGCGAACAAATCCACCCAGTGCCCTAGCACCAATCTTAGACTTTTTATCATGAGTAGTCCTGAGCAGTGCTTGCATCTGCTTCAAATACTCTTGTTCTAAACGTCGTGCTCTGTCAGACATGTCAACTTACAACCTCAAATGAACGTGGATCGGGATTCTCTACAGGAATAAAGTTTTCTTTAATAAATGAACCAGCATGATGCTTTGTTTGATTAAATCCATTTAAATCAGTTTTAATTGCTGCTGCACCCTCTTCAGGATGTCCTTGAATCCAATACATTGGATAAACAACTTTTTTTGGATTACCAAGTTTTGCACCCCACATGCCAAATGTACTATTTGCCATGATGAAGTAATCACACATAGACATCAAGCATAAGTCATATGATGCATTATATGACTGAGATTTAATCTTACTCTTATATGTGGGATGTAGTTCTGCCGTGATTTCTTTGACTTCACTCTTCAGTTGCTCCATTGTATACCCAGAGGCATCACGAGCAAAACTCTTCAGATTATTATGAGCCAATCGTAGAATAGCATTCTGATAGTTAAACTTACAATTCAAACCATCATTATCAATCAAACGATCTAATTCCTGACCTACATCACAATTAATCAATTCATTGTCATTATATAGATCAGTGATAAATGTAAATCTCTCTGGATTACTTGCAATCAGATCATTATCAGCAATAACATTATCTTTGTCATTGGTGAAGATCAGTACAGGCAAATCTGATGGTAATTCATTAAGTGCATTACGATAGTAATCTGCACCACAAAGGAACATACCACTGCTTAGATCCATAAAGTCACCTCTACGAACATGCATGGCAATGACTTCACCATCAAACTTATCCCTAAATGCGCGACACTTATCTACAATGTCCTGCCTAAATCTCAACTCATTGTAAAGACGAATAGTATGCTCAGAGTTGATGTTCTTAATTGTTGGATAAATGAACAATTTAGAATTATCTTGGATATTATCTTTAATATAGTTGTATCCTACCTCATCATCCAACTCCATATCCACATACTCTTGATCACTATCATCAATTACCAGTGGCAACTCAGAGAATGTATTACGCAGTAGATTAAAATCCTTACTTGAGATAGACCAATCAAACCCAGTGTCTTGTGCCAGTGCCCGCATCAAAACATAGGTGGAGATCTGACAACCCAGACCAGTGCCACTAGCAGTATATTGTTGTTGATATCTAATCATCAGAAGTAAAGCTCCCAAGTATCATTGACTTTGACACCATGTCCCTGCAGAGTAATGCGCTTATCATGCAAGTCAAGGTTGAATCCTGGTGACATTTGATGCTTCAATGCACCAATCCAATAGAACATTTTACCAGGATTATATGGAATAACTGCATCTGGTGGTCCATATCCACCATATTCAAGAGACTTGACATGATTACTATAATCATCATTCTTGTCATAGCACTTGAGAGAATCCTCCTCCCAGGTACTCAGACCAGCACCAGTCTCAGGTGCAGCAAGACACAATGTAAAAGATAGAGGATTATCTAGGTCCACAGTTGCACCTACCTTCTCATAATCATCCCACACTGCATTATGTTGCAAATGCTGTTCATCATAATGAATTGTAGCACATGGGCGTTCAAGATATTCTTTACTTGCAGGTTTTGGTTCTTGCTCTGGTTTAGCACCAAAGATATGAAATCCTGGTGGTGCAAGATCCTTATTTATTCTGCAAGGACCAATAGCATCATAAAGATGGTATTCAATGACTCCATACAACCATTCAAAATACTCCTTCATGATAGGACCTGCTTCCTCCAAAATCATATGGTAGATCATAGGATCATCCATATATGTTGCAGCACCAATGGTATGGAAGTCAATCGGATTGTCCTCATCGGGAGCAAACTTCTTCTCTTTACCACCATAAATGCCGCGAGGAATCCACCATTCTTGCAGCAAATCAATGCGTTCAAGGGTGTTATCAATCCCTTCCTGATCTAAAATATCTAAAATGCCTGATGTGATCATTCTTGTCTCCTATTCTTCACATATTCAAGTTCTCCCCAATTCTCTGGGAAGCATAATAATAAACAATGTGTCTTCTTATGTATAGGACAATCCTTGATGTTCTCATCGTCCTTACATCTGACACCAATCTCTATTGTTATGTAATACTCAGATACAAAATAAACCCACCCCGATTGAGGGTGGGGAGTTGTATGCCAGATTACATAGTCATCGATACGTGGACTATATGGCATTGGTCATATCAGAGATGAAGAGGTACTCAGTCGGTTCTTCGCCATCAATAACGAACTCCTCAAAGATAGCATCTGCATCATTGAAGCGACTACTCTCTACCAGATCACCGAGTCGTCCCATGTAGAACTCCTCAATCTCTAGCATAGACTCATCATGCTTTGGGTCGGTCGAATTCATTTAAAAACTCCTGAATGTTCTTCATCTCAGTGACAATCTTCTCCAATTGTGATTGGAGGTGCGTCATCCGATCTTTTTGTGATTTGACGAACTGGGGATCCAGTGTAGTAATGTTCATGTAGTGAACTCCTCTACAATGCCAGAGACAACGTTCTCTTCATCAAGTTTGTAAACTTGGGCATTGGTGATGTTCTCACGAAGATCACCATAGTATTGCACATTGAAGTCAGAACTGTCTGCATCTGTGATCAGATCAAAACACTCTTCATCATTGTCAGCAATCACATTCCAAATACCACCGTATTCAGATTGTGGGAAGGGAACATAGTGCTCAACGATGTAAAGATACTTAGATGCCATTGCTCGGTAATTAGACTCCTTGATTTTAATTTATAAATGTCAGAGTGTCAAGTGTCACTCAGACAGAGGATTGAGGTTGCGCCAGCGCACCATCGTGTCATAGTTGTACTCGTTGTACTCATCAGGTACGCTGAGATCGATCATCTCTTCGTCCTCGATGATGTTGAGTTCAGAGTTGACTTGATCTTCAAACATGGTGTTCTCCATGGGGTTGATGAGAGGGGCGGTTCCGCGTAAGGGAACACATTATGGTTTACCCCTCTTTGCTTAGTATACATGGTATGGTCGTCGCGGCCAAGTGATTGTGACACTTACAACCCCGTCCATACTCTGCCACTGTCACACATGAACTTGAGAAGATGATCTCTCTCACCTTCATGTGCTTCAATCTCATGTGGTGCATTCATGTCACCACTGACCTTGCGTCCCTTGTAGCAAAGTGTGCCTTGCTTCAAGGTAAGATCACCATCGATCCACTGTCCTACATGAATAAGTTCATGTACCAATGTCTCTGCATAGGTTCTCTTATCAAGATTAGATTGAATCTCAATCAGAAAGGTGCGTGGTTTACGCTCCCTCTCCATGATGTCACACCAACCATAAACACCCTCGCGCTTCATACCACGATGGTTTACAGTGATGTCAATCTTATGCCGTGGGTAGAATGATTTAGCAAACCACCAAAGTATATCCTCACAGAGATACTTTGGATAACCATACCCACTTGTCTCAAAATAGAGCATTGATCGCTACCGTGGTAACTCTTGTTCCCCATTGTAGCATCCATATGAAGGATGCCACAAAGATCAGTTTATGTGTGGTGGTCATGCCCATCGTTCCATAAACTCCTCAAGGGTGAAGTGTTCATCAGTTGATGTCTCTTCAATTAACTCATCAACTGTAAGTTTTTCAATATCCTCACGATACTCATCCAATGTAGGATCAGTATCAGGATTAAAATCATCGTGGCAGAGATAATCATACTCTGCACACAATGCATCAATCAGCTGCTCCTTTGTATAATTCATTGGGGACAATCTGGATGTGGTTGTGGAAGTGTTGTACAAATACTTTCCCGACGTTCTGGTCTCTCTTGTTCAACATTTACAGTGTGAATAGTCAACACAGTCAATAAAAGAATAAGAGAACCATATGCTACAGATTCAGTTCGATTCATAATCACCTCACATACAAGTAAGAACCTGCCCAATCTGCGTGCTCAAACAACCACTCACGCTGCTCAATCAGTCGCAGATCAAAGCGAACACCTTTAGCAGGAGACTTCCAACTGGCGGACTTATACACTTCACCAGTCTTCTTATCCACAAATGCATGGACAGATTGAGACTGCGATTCAGTCTCCATCAGAATCTTGTGATACTTACGACCAGTCTCAATGTGGAACTTGTAAGGATCAGAATTGGGATGACGTTGCTTGAAGTTCTGCTCCAAGGCACTGCACAGAGCATGGGTGTGCTTGAGAACAGCAGCAGCAATGTCCTCACGCGCTTGCTGAGTCTCTTTGAACTCAGTGAATGTGGATCGCATGGTGGATGTCTGAACTGATTTAATAATAAAGGGTCACCAGTATCCTGGCAACCCCCCTGTGACAGTTATTCAGTTGTAACCCATGCCATTCAGGATGGCACGGCGAGCACCCATTGCTACGAACTCATTGGGGAAGGTGCCGATCTTGATCCAATCTTCCCTCCAGTACAGTGCCCAGTTTGTGCTACCCATCACCTGCTTAACGACGATGGGGTTGTCAATGCCAAGGGGATAAGACATGGTGTCTTGTGCGTTACCCCAATATCATATCACATCACGTCTGGTCTTGCAGCAACTCAAATGTGCCTGGTACAGGTTTGAGATGTGGTTCAGGTTCTGATACCATATCCTCTAGTGGACCATAGTGTCCCATCTTAAAAAGGAGATCCCTGCACTTGTCGTAGTTCTTTTTAAAGTACAATGCATCTTCTTTAACCATTTTAATAATGGAATCATAAGCATCACTTGCAGTGACCTCATCTTCAAGAGTCCACTCAGAGATTGCATTCCGCAGGCGCTCTTCTCGTTGTTCAGCGTAAGACATCATTAATTGTTCCTCAGAAGATTCGTACATGATTAAGGATTGTGGTTCTTGTTCTCCTTGATCTTATTATACCCCCAAACTGCGAGAGTGCCAATACCTAGTCCAGCGAGACAACAGAGTAACATGTGAATTGCGTGCTCCAACGTAGTATGATCAGCGTGGTCCATATTTGGATTTTTTAACTGGCCAGGTTAATTCTAGCGTAATTGTCAAGAGAATGACGAAAGAGAATATAAAGATTGAAGAGATCATCGCACGTCGTGTCCTCCAAACATTGCTCTCATACCATTCAGAACCTTGGCAGTGAAAGCACCCAAACGGCGCGACTCAAAACGCGCAAACAGCGCATTGCTGATGACAGGAGCGGGTACACCAAGATCCACAGCAGCGTGAACCGTCCAACGACCCTCACCACTGTCGCTAACTCCCCCATCGAATTTGCTAAGCTCTCTATCGCTCCGTAGAACATCAGCGGTAAGATCAAGTAACCAACTGCCAACCACGCTACCACGACGCCATAACTCAGCAACCTTAGCAACGTTAATGTCGTACTGATAATCGGCAGGGTTGTCCATTGGGGCGACTTCTGCGTCTCCTGCTTTGACATATTTGGCACCCGCGTTTGCTTCATGTAGGATATTAAATCCTTCAGCATATGCTTGCATTATACCGTATTCAATACCATTATGCACCATCTTCACGAAGTGACCAGCGCCTGGACCGCCGCAATGCATCCATCCATACTCCTCTGGATACCAAGTGAAGTTGCTGTCAGGTTGAGTCCTGGGGGCAGACTTGATGCCTGGTGCGAGTGCATCAAAGATTGGACGGCAGGTATCGACTGCAGTATTTCCGCCACCAACCATAAGACAGTATCCACGCTCCAGACCATAAACACCACCACTAGTGCCACAGTCAATATACGCGATGCCCAACTTTGCCAGACGCTCTGCTCTCTTCCTACTGTCCTTAAAATTGCTATTGCCATGATCAATAATAATATCTCCTTCACGACAAAATTGTAATAACTCATTGAGTGTCTCCTCTACAGTTTCTGCAGGCACTACCATCATAAAGACGCCTGGTTGTGGGAAGTGTAGAGTTTCTCCAGACTTCTCACCATATACTTCCTTGGTTTTAATTACTTGAACAAGGCTTTCCAGAGAAGTGGTATATCCACTGATATAACCCTTTTCGTATTGCTCATCAGCTTTTTTAACATTGTTTCTGTATCCATGCACTTCGTGTCCTGCTGCAATGAGACGGCGGGACATTCCTTCGCCCATCCGTCCAAGTCCGATCATTCCTACTTTCATAGTCACCTTATGGTTCAATGTATCTATAAAGAATCAATTAAAGATTGGGGTTACTGTCATGATTCGTTGACGATATTCCTCACGAACCGCCTTCATAATATGTGCTGGTGTGCCATAGTAACCCATATGCATCCATACACAGTCAATATAACGCAAATCTTCACGATCTGCATCGAGTGTAAACTCGTCACAATATTCAATGATGTCAGGAGGAACCTGTACTTGCTTCCAGGTATTAGGTTCCTCAATATAAAATGGAACAGTCATTAGTACATGCTATTTGATGTTAATCCAGGTGAATCGCTTGCCCAAAAGTCATCCCAGTCACCTTCAGTTGCCTCACTAATATTGAGCATACTATTTTCAATTGCAGTGATTACATCAGCATACTCCCGATACCACTTAGTACCACACATTTCATGTCGTTGATGCTCTTTTAGGGCACTAAGAATAAGTTCCCATTGTCGTTTGTCGAACTTTGGATTCATTCGATTCGTCCTTTTCGATACGAGTCTAACATATGTATCCAAATGTGCAACTATATCTCCTCAATCTTCATATTTGCTATAGATGCAATAGTCTCCTTTTGCTTAAGGAACAATTTAACATAAGACTTTGCTACTTTACGCAGCATATTCACATCTTCAAGCGCATCAATCTCACGGGCAACCTTCTCATATTCAAAAGATTTACCCATGCTCTCTAACTTTATGTCATCTGGGTTCATGATCCATACCAATAATCTAAATCTACATCACCAGTGAGATCAAGTTGTGCCCGCATGTCAGCGTAACGCCGTTCTGCTATGTTATATTCTCTTTCTTTTTGAAGATTTGCCTTCGCAAATGGATCATGCTCATAGTATGATTCCCACTCAGCAGGCTTCCAAGAATTAACATCCTCGCGAATGTCTTCGATCTTCTTCTCAATCTCTTTGAGTCTAAGTTCAATGCGTTCCCAGGGTTGCATGTCTTCTCACACGGTGTGGACCAATTATAAGACTCTTTCAATCAAAAGTCAAGAATCTTAAACATATTTTTTTAAATGCGTTACCACCTCCAAAATACCATCACGGAAGAGGAGATTACACTCTGGATATGGTGCATAATAAGCATCCCACCTCTCTGGAGCAACAATTATTTTACCCGAATAATAAAATGGCGAGCATTTGCCATGCTTACCATTTGCAACCCATGTAAACTTTGATTCTCCTTCATCTTCATGGAAGTCATGAGTTCCTTCACAAGTAACCTCCCATAGTCTTGCAGAGGGATCTAACCAAAATATTCTCATCAATGGTGTTCCAGTGATAGATTTTACCCGCAAAGTCTTTTTAAACCAACCAGGACCAATGTCATAGTGATTCAAAATAGTATCATACATCAATGGTTCAATCATCATTTAGGATCCTTATTAAGATAATATCCTCTCCAATCACATAATCTTATGCATTCATCGAGGTCCCAGTGTACATTCTTGTCTGCTGTTTTGCCCTTTACTCTGTGTACTCTGGATGTAGTAAAGTCTACAAAGGCATGAGGAGTCAGATCAAGATCCTCATTAATCATACCAATTTTAAAGTATTTTTTATTGCGTTTTTCACAATCGATAACAAATAGACCAATGTCTAAGTTATTATCAAGTTCTCTACGCTTAAACTTTGTCTCAAGAGTAACCCCTTCAGTCGCTTCTATTCTATCAATACGCCAGTAGTTCTCTTTTCTATAGTCATTAGTAAGGGCGAGGCACAATAACCCCACCCTATTTAAAACTCTTCTTTTTTGATCGTCCCATTCCATAGATCACTATCGTAATATATTATCTATGCAGTTTTCTCCCATATCTCTTTGTATTTAAAGTTCTCCTTCAAATCAAAGTACATACGATGAGTCTCTGTTTGGACATAGTAACCAGTTAGATTCTTACCATCATCAGTCCAACCATATCCAATGACACACTCATCAACATCTTGCAGATCTAATTTTTTAGGAGTGTGCAGATAATGGTTGAACTTCTGATGAAGATTGACTGGCATGGGCACCTCTGTTGTGTGTTCATATTATAACAGTATCTATAAGAGATGTCCGATTTCTTTGGGATCGCTTAATTATTCACCAAGATCGGTCAATGGACCCCACTTACCAGAGTCACCATCTTTACGATTCTCCAACTTATCAAAGATGTCCTCAATGGTAGTAAGGTTCTCAATGTTAGCAATCATCTCTGCGATGCTCTTACACACATGTGGTTTTTCACCGCGAGCAGCAAATGCCAAAGCATTGCGAAGTGATGAACTTGCATCATCAAGAGATTCTTTAACCGATTCAGCCAACGCCATTAATTAACTCCATTTTTTATTATTATAGCATCAAGTAAACCAAGTTACAATAGAGTAACGTGTTCCTTCCGTGACATCCATAATTTGATGCGGATACATGAAGTTAGCGGGGAACATGATTACACTTCCCGCTCCTGCTCTAATTTGTACTTCTTCATTAAAGAATGCCATATTACCACCACCATAATCATCATTTAGATTGATAGACATAGCAACAGTTCTTGGTTGTTCCTGATAACTATCAGTATGTTCTCTATAGAACCCACTCTTATTATATCGCAGCAGATCATATCCACTATCAGACTTCAAGAAGCATGTGGGGAAGTCTTTAATGTATCTCTGTGCTGCTCCATTTGCCTTCTTGAAGATCATCTTATCAATCATGTTACGATGTAATCTATTCTTATTGATGATCTGTGGTGTAGAGATGGATATAATATCGCAGTTACGAACACTAGGATTCTGTGTATTATTAGAACTAACACCTGCTGGTGCCCAGTGCTCACAGTCCTGATACTCATCAAGAATCATCTCACATTCTTCTGGTGTGAAGATGTTATCATAAACTTTGATATACTCTAGCAACTTATTCTCACCAGAAATTGTTGTAGTAGTCTTAACCAAGTCTTCCCTGTATCGGTGATCTTTATCAAAATAGTATTTGAAACATGGACCATGCAACCTAACATAATGTAAGAATACTTGTGTGCAAGATTCTCCATTAAAAGCATCCCTACCATGCTCACCAACCATACCCAAATACAACATAGCATCACCTGGATGCAAATCAACACACTTCTTCTCACCTGAAGGTGTATAGATCCAAATAGTCCATACTTCATCACACTCCAAGTTAATGGTGAGTGATATCTCACATTGTGGTTTATCTACATGCCCTACAAGGACATTACCCTTCTTATATTCTCTGGCATAAGAATAAGTTGGCAAAACAGATTCGCCAACTAACTCACATACATGTTGATTCTTCTGAACCAACAATTCAATGAATGGTTTAAACTCATACTTAGCATTACTTCCCGACACTTGTGGGTCATCGGGAAGTTCATGAGTATCACAATACTCTTTGAATTGCTTTGCTAAACTTTGTGCTTTCTCTTTAGATATAAAGTCAGGAACAATGACGTAGTTGTTATCAATCAGTTGTTGGTTCATTATCAGGGATTGAGGCGTCAGGGACTTCAGACTCTTCCTCTGCGATCAGTTCTTCGATCTCAGAGACGACTTGCTCCGTGCTGTCTTCCTCAAATAATAACTCAAGACTGAACTCATTGTCAAGCAGACCAAGGTCAATGTCATCAAAATTACTTACTGTTGGAGTATCATCATCTTCCTCCTCCACATTATCCTCTTGCTCTTCCTCTTCGGGAAGGAGAACTGCTGTAGGAACCTGATCTGGTGATACAATATCTGCTTCTTCAACTTCAAAGAGAGATTCATCTACAGCATCATCAAACAGTGAAGGATCAACGTTACCATCAAATACAGTTAGGTTCTCATATCCTGCTTCAAACTGGAAGTTCCTCTCACTCTCACTGACATTAGTTTGAATTCTTTCTTCACCATAGAAGAATTCTTCATGTGCTTGTGCAATACGCTGGTGAGTTTTATGAATCTCTTCACTGGCATCGTGTGCAACCTTCTCTTGAAGAGAGTGCATTGAGACCATCTGATTATCATGATTAGCGACCATCTTCTGCAGTTGCTGATCATGATCAGAGTTCATGCTACGAAGATTATCATCATGTCTCTTCTGCATCTCCTCCATCTGACCTTCTAATTCTGCCATTGCCTCTTGCCAAGACAATGCTTGCTTCCTATCTTCCTCTTCTTGCTTACGCTTCTCTTCCTCCTGACGTTCCTTCTCAGCATTAAAATGATCAACATAACGTTCGATCATTTTACGAGTAGCAGGAGTATTTGGGACAGGAGAATCATATTCTACCTCACCGACACCATCTTCAGTGCCATTATCCTTCCACTGAATTGCCCACAGATGCTCAATATCAGCAAATGGCCAGTTCTCTTCAGTAAAGAAGATACCAAGACCATCAATTCTGATATACTTGTCTGCCTCGATTAAGGTAAACTGTTTCATTCTTCTACCTCTTTTACATCTGCTGTAATTACTTTTTGATCTCTTGCCTGACTCAGCATCTGTGCCGCTGCAGATAAGACATCGATGTTAGTTGAATTTGCCTTCACCATCTCATTCCTAAATGACTCCACGCCAGCACTCGTTGAACGTTGCTGTTGAGAGTTTTCAATAAGTAACATGGGCATCCATGTAATAGCACATCCCCATTCATCTACAGATTCCCCAGTATTAGGATTCTGACCCCTAATTTGAGTATACCAGGAACATTCAAGTCCTTTACAGTCCTCTCCAATTAAAGGACAAAAATTACCAGGTTTAATTTGCGCCATAACAAATCACTTAATTAATTTAGTATACCATATTTAGTTCAATGAGCAGATAATAACATCAACGTAATTTACTGCAAGATCAATACTATTAGCAAATGTATCATTAATTGTTGTAGATCCACTAAATGGGTGATTGTGTGCTCCACCACCACTTGACTCATTCATAGTTCCTGTGGCATTATTACCACTGATAGTGCGAGCACCAGTATTACTAAATGGTGTAGCATTAGCACCACCAGTAGGACCAACATTAGATGGGTGTGTATGATCTGGTAACTCTGTTAAAGATAGAGTATGATTACCAATAATAGTTCCTTGACCCTGCGTTACATTTACTGGCAAAGTCTCATTAATCGTAACACTAAGATTACCACTTGTTGAACTAAGGACAGTAGTAAAGGCAGTTGTTCCACCCTGAACACCACCAGTTCCATTCACAACCCTTAAAGCTTTATCTCCACCCATAGATGTATCTTGAGTCCACCCAACTGGTGCAGTCGCTTGGAAAAATAACTTCCTAGTTCCTGCAGGATACAACCAATAAAAAGAATCTATCTTATTATTTGGGTCCAGCAGATCGAATTGAACCCCATTGCCTGTTAAACGTGCCATATCAAGCGAATGAGCAAAGGATTACATCAATATACTGAATCCTCAAGTCAATATTGCCAGATCCAGAAGCATTAAGAGTTACTGTACCAGAGAATGGGTGATCGTGAGCCTGTCCAATACCACCAGGAGAATTAACACCACCAGTATTGGAAGATCCTGGAACTCTAAAACTACTACCACCACCAGAAGCGTTTGCAGTTCCACCAACATTAGAGTTGTGAGTATGATCAGGAATCTCAGAGGTAGTCAAAGTATGACCACCAACAGTGCCACTTACAGGGGCTGTTGCAGTAAAACTAACGGCAACACTTGAAGTAGTTGATGGAAAAACTGTTGTAAAACTACTACCACCAGAACCAGAATTACCACCAAATCCAAATCCACCACCAGCACCATTAACCAAGCGCAACGCTTTGTCGTTGTGTGCAGTAACTTGTGTCCAACCAGTTGGTGCTGCTGCCTGGTAGAATACACTTACAGTGTTTTGTGCTAATACGGAATACTTAGAAGATAATGATGTACCATCACTAAAAGTAACCCCAGTGGCGGTTAATTGTGCTGCCATCTTACAACCATACTTCCTTTATTTACTTATTTATTAAGTACATTTAATCCAGAATCCATCATCAGTGAACTCCCAACCATCTGCAAGAACTGCTTGATAGTTCTCATACTGATCTTTAAACCCATCGGGTACAAAAGGTGGCCACTGTTCTCTATAGAATTTCTGTGTCCACCCATCATTATATGGTGATGTTGCCTGAACTTCATTCATGAGATCAGGGTAGATCTGACGACGTGGTTCATCACTACCCATCTCACGCATATAAACTGTCTTGCCACCATCAGGTGACTCATAGATTTTAGCAGTCATTGTTCTTGTTAAACAATTTACGACATTTCTTCACTTCCTTCAGTTCATCCTTAATCAACTGATAAGCATCTTCAGGAGAAAGTTTCTTAGACATCTCCATAGCAGTGATGATCTCAACACGGGTGCCAAAGTGCTTCAGTGCTTCTTCAAAACAATTTAGTTCTTCATACATGATCAGAACACCGTTACTTCAGGTGTATTAAGTGCCTCAAGGGATGCTTCATAATCACGTTGGAAGATAGCAAGTCCCTCACGAGTCAACACACTATCATACATTGCATTGAACACTTTGGTTGGCATGGTAACAATGTCAGAACCATACATGAAGCAGCGAGAGACATGATGTGCATCACGCAGAGATGCAGCAAGCACTTCAGTCTTCATCCCATGAACAGTCCTAGTAGTAGCAATAGCACGAACCAATTCAACACCACTGAAGGAATTGTCATTACAACGTCCAACAAAGGGAGACAGATAGGTAGCACCTGCCTTCATTGCCATACATGCTTGTGCAACAGAGAACACAAGAGTTACGTTAGTCTTGATACCCATCCCAGTCAGTCGCTTACAAACAAGCAGACCATCTGGAGTGCAGGGAAGTTTAATAGTGGCAGCAGTGCCAAACTTCTCAGCAAGGCGAACACCATCATCGTACATCTCACCCACGGTGCCAACAACTTCCATGCTGACATCAGGAACACCAATATCAATCATCTCCTGATATACTTCTTCGGGATCACGACCCGCCTTGCGAATCAGGGAAGGATTAGTAGTGACACCATCAACAAGTCCAGTCGCAAAATATTTACGGACCTCTTCGGTATCTGCGGTGTCAAGAAAGATTTTCATTTGTCTCCTAGAGAATAATTCTCCCCCAAATTATACGTTGGAGGGTGATGTTTGTCAATTTGTGCTTGAAGTCTGTTCTCAAGTTCATACAAATCATTAATTAAACCGACTCGTTCCAACTCAAGATACTTTACTCGTTCTTCAAGTTCTTCTACTTTATCAAGAATATTATTGATTGGTGGTTGTTCTTTAATTCCCCACTTCTCAAAAAACCAATATGGATTTTGTTTCATATAATCCCCATGTATTTAAGGTAACGACGATATGCCATGAATCTACCCAGTCGTGGTTGATCTTTTACATCTAACTGATGGCAAATCTCACAATACATTAACCATTCATACCATGGTGTAGTAGGATCTAACTCATGGTATGGGTAATCACTTGTAGATGAATGGGTCACGGTTTTTGTTCCTAAACCTTTGAATAAAATCTCTGACCTTATTAATTAGTTTTCTCATCGCCATTTCCTCATAGGTTGGTGATCCTTCATACCATCATGGTTACCATCACCTGGTAATTTACCATGTGCAAGATACTCTGCTACTTGTAGTGAACCTGTCAATCGTGCAAGATCTTCTTGAATCTTCACATATTCAGAGTATGCTTCGTACAACTCATCTGCCCTAGCAGTAAGTTGAGCAGTTCTTTTAGTGAACCGCTCAATCAATTGTTCATAGTTTTCAGTTGGTTTCATAGTTTGCCTCCAACAACCCCACTATTTACAACACGAGTATATTCATCAAGATTACCTTCTTGTAATGCTTTAAGACGCCAACGAGTCACACTGAGAACAGTATCATACTCCATTCCAGTGATAAAGTGTTGTCCCAAGGGATCTTTTAGAATACTGGTGTGCATACCAAAGCGAGTCTTTTTGATGTAGAACGCATCATCAATCCACTCTACATCTTCGGGAATGTCCTTCTCAACAGTTCCACCAAAGGAATCTTGAAGGCGTGCTTTGTTTTTGGTCTCAGTCTTCTGTTCCGTCATCTTTCTTTTTGTTAAATCCAAAGGGGAGAGATTCTTCTTCTCTCTCTGCCCTCATTTTATGTGCGAGACCACAAACTGTCTCCATAACCTTTAGGGTATCTTCAGTTTTAGATCCCTCTGGCATGTTCCTAAGAACAATATCAAACAGAGGGAAGAACTGATTCGCTGCTTCTTGTACTTCTTCAGGAGTTAGTGGTGCTTTGTTCATTCTTATAGGGATGGGGTCTGTTTACTCGATTGTTGACAAGGGAATTGTGGAGATTCTTAAGTGCTTCGACAGTCTCAGGAGTCTCTTCCCACTCCCAAGTCTCTCCACCTTTGCCAGTAAAAGTTTTCTTTGTCATTTTATTCTCCTGACTGTCTCGATTTTATCACATATCAAGGGATTCTGCAATCTTCTTCGCAATAATCTCATTAGTCACAATACCAGAATGTACTAAGTCTCTAGCAGTATCTACTTGTTTAATGTAATCACAATCTATTGCCTTCCTATTTGACGGGTAAAGAGTAAAGTCATAGTATTTTGTACTGCTCCACATCATCTGTGCGGTCAACCTTGTCATTCTTAGATGCTCTTCATTATGATGATCAAATCTTCTCCATGCTTTACCAAGTCCACCAATGTCTTCTTTCCACTGACCACAATGAACCACAGAATCATTCAAATATAGTGGACATCTTTGAGATGAAGACCATGAGAACACCACTGCAAGTGGTTCTGGGTATAGTGCCTTTAGCTTAGCAGAGTTATGTAGAGAGAACATAGGAGATGATCCAGGTGCTCCCATGTTGATAACTGGACGACCAGTCATTCCACTTAACTGTGCAGCAATGGTTGAACTTAATTCACATCCAACACCAAAAACATAAGAACATCCAAACAAAACAATACACTTGTGCCATGGAATACGATCAAACTCCTGAGTTCTATATCCCATAGAATTCAACCGATAACTGACACCAATATTCCTATATCTCCAACTAGCTGGTTGTGACTTGGCATTCTTTACAAACAGTTCCTTACTATCTTGGTCAAACCAAGAACCACTTTGATCAGGTCTATCCTCAAGTTCGTAAATGTTCATTGGAATACTCTTATGCCATGCGTCTCAGACCAAACCCCAGCATCATATTCATCATTGACTATCGGTTGCCCCTTGATATTTAAACTGGTATTAAGAAGCACTGGATGGCCAGATACTTTACCCCAACGAAGTAACAAATCATGCAATCTTGGTGTATCAGTCTTCTTCACTGTCTGCACCCTGCTGGTCCCATCAACATGCACCACTCCAGGTAACAACTCTGGCATTTTGCATTTAACAGTGTACTGCATAAATGGACTCTCTACCATGTCATCATGCATATCAAAATATTTTGAAGCATATTCAATCGGAACCACAGGTGAGAATGGTCGGAATGATTGCCTTCTCTTAATAGTATTGACAACATCCTTAATGTTATGAACTGTTGGATCTGCCAACAAACTCCTGGCACCAAGTGCTCTGGGTCCAAACTCTGCTCTACCCCTAGCAAGACCACATACCTTATGATACCTCAAGTATTCAACGATTGAAGCATTAGTATCCTTTTGTAGAATCTTGTATCCCAAGTAGGGAGTGAATGGTATTCTTATCTTCTTATGGGCAAGCACCGCACCAATAGCAGATCCAGCATCATCTGGTGCTGGCATAATCCACACTCGTTTAAAGAAGTCATATGCATGTGTGTTTGCAGCACAATTCAATGCACACCCACCCATAATTACAATGTTATCACTACCAGTCAATCTTTTTGTGAGGGAGAGTGCATTACAAAATAAAGTAGCATAAACAGTTTGAGATGCAGCAGCGATCTCCTCAGGAGATGCCTCTGGTTGCCAGTCACCTATCCCCCTATGCATGTTTTGTTTGCACTCAAAATCCATCCCAATCAATTCACTCATAATCTTACCAACATATTCTCCACCATTACCATATGCTGATAGACCCATCATTAGGTATTCTTCTTCATTTGGTTTAAATCCACAACGTTGAGTCATTGCAGAATACCAGAGACCAATGCTATTTGGATACTTGAGCTTCCATAACTGCTTAATATTACTACCTTTGGCAGACCAAATACTCATAGTAGTTGTCTCACCAATACCATCAATCACAAGAATAGCACTACTCTGGAACTTGCTAGTGAAGTATCCAGCACAAGCATGACTGTAATGATGGTCAATAAACTTATGCTTACAATTAAAGTATTTGGTGAAGTTATCTTGGAACATCCCTTGACCCGCCCTAATTTGTCGCAACTTCTTCCTAAGTGGTTGCTCATACCAACAAATTAGTTCAGGTTCACCATACTTTAATGCATGATGAATCAGTTCTTCACAAATATATGGATCGTTCTTCTTTCTACTAAAACGTTCACTTTGACTAGCAAACATGAGAGAGTCATTAGAAAACACTGCTAGAGCAGCGTTGTGACTATTCGATGATATCCCCCATGTTATCATATCTTTTCTCCCAATAACTAACAGGTAATGTTGGATCTTGTTTGATGTAAGGTTCGGTCTTGTTTGCTGGACACATAGAACAGAACGATTCGTCCTCTCTACTCAAAAACTCTTTTAACTCTTCGTCAGTGCAGTCTAAACTCAATGGTTCATATTTTAGATAAGGATCCCACTTTTGACTCAGATTATACTTGTTTGCTTGCATAGGGAGATATGCTAGTGCAGGGCACTTCCATAACTTACCCTCATGTATTTGCATAGCATGTTTAGATACACACTTCTCCCAACTTAATCTAGGATTGTCATCCTCATATGGCATAAAGTTATTACCATATCCCTTGTACTGAGGTATCCAATGGGTATTTGTAAAGTCCCAAAACTCTACATGTACACCCAAATTATGCTTCCATTCCTTTGCTAATTTATATCCTCTCTTGAACCTCCTTACATAATCTTTATGTTTAGTGCTATGAATCGATATCGCTAGGTTTGTTTGTGTTGCTTTTAGTGCTTGAGGGAGTCTAGGGTGTTTATGTAAGAAACTAGCGTTTGATACTAAATCAATCTTAGTTGATGGGTCAGGATATATCATCCTAACCAGATATACAATCTCTGTTAACTCTTCGTTTAATGTTGGTTCTCCACCTAGGATGACAAATGTATCAGGCACCACCCTTTGACTCCAATTATATAGCCATTCTCTAGCAGTATCTAAAGATAAGTTACCAGAGTATCCATGATTGGAGTAATGAGAGCAACCCTCACATGTAAAATTACATGCATGAGTTACATGTAGTTCTATCTGCTTAGTATTAAATTGCATAATAGTTAAAATTGATAACTATTCTCCTGTAGTCATCTGTGCATGATGTTCCAGTATGCATCATGGTAGCAGGGAATTTAACAAATCTGTTTGCTACACTCTCTACTTTAGATCCATCTTCAAACAGAGTGTATCCATCATTTGAATTAACATAGTATATACCAGTCAACATATTATCTGCATGGGGACCAAAGTCACAATGAAATGCCCAATCAAATACAACTAATTCTTCAGTCTGACTGATTGCGTTCGCCTTTATTCTAGCAATCGCACTCATATCCTCCTTGTCAACTATTGGTTCTACAATATTATATGCATTACTAATAATATGATGCTTTGAGTAAATTAAATGAACGTATTGAGAATGACCATCTCCAGGAGCATTTATACCATTGTTAAATGTCCATACACATGAATTAGCAATATCACCATTGTCATAATTACCTGTCCAGTAATTATACAAATCACTATGCATCTCTGCATCCAGGTAATCATCAATGACTTCAATCATATGTTGAATAATTAAAATTGATTAGTAGTCTACGATCAGTTGTGGTACATGTTGTAGCAGTATGTCTTGTAGTGCATGGGAATCTACAAAATCTATTCGCAACACTATCACATCGTGTCCCATCTTCAAACAAGGTATACCCATCATTGGTATTAATGTAGTATATGCCTGTTGTTAATGTTTGTGGGAAGTCAGTATGAAATCCTTTGATAAGAACTTTTAACTTCTCAGTCTTAATGACACAATTTACCTTTATTCTAGCGATAGATGACATACCCTCCTTCTTGATGATTGGTGTCATCAAATTAAATGCAGGACTAAGGATGCTATGCTGAGCAAATACTAAATGAGTGAAATGAAAATGGTCATCTGGATCATTCAATCCAACACATCCAGGAAAGAATACCCATGAACATGATCCATTCAATGTCCCATCATCAGTATCACCTTCAAAATATGAACGAATGTTCTCAAATTCACGTTGAGGTAGATAATCATCGATAATCTCAATCATCAATATAACCAGTAGATTTAAGCATCTCTACAGCTTCATCAAACGACTTATGCAGAATCTGTAGACAAACACACTTACGATTTGTAATCCCAGGATTAGTTGGAATAACAGAGTGTGGTTTTGATACGTCCAGAAGATATGCATCACCAGGTTTTGCCATGAACCTAACTGCCTTCTTCAAATATCCTTCATGGAATATAGCACCATCAGTCTGGTTGTCAATCTGTTGACGGGGAACACTATCATCTGGAGGATAATAGAACTGAGTGATACAATCATCCGTACTAATATAGAAATTAATAATTGCTTCAATATCACTATCAGTATGAGGAGGAATCTGATAGTTCAATTCCATCAATGAAAAAGTACACTGAGACCTATACTCTCTAGGAATTACCTGCAGAAGATCCTCATCATTAGTAGTATTGATATATGAATACTTAATTCCCATAAAACCTATGGGACTATCCAACCCATATTCAATCTTCTTGCCAGTTTTGTTGTAATGATCAATTACAAACTTCTCATTCAATTTACGAAAGAACATCTCATCTCCTAGGTGTAACTGTACTCCCTCCATTCAGGGACATTGGATTCTGCAAGGTCAATAGCAACTGTATTAAATGGTGCTCTTGGTTCCTTCCTGAGTTTTAGTTTAGTCTGCTCAAGTAATTTATCACTTTTTTTAACGTTGCATGAAGAACATGCGACTACCAAATTTTCCCAAGTATCCTGACCACCCTTACTTTTTGGAATAACATGATCAATAGTCAGTCTAGTAGTTGCTCCACAATACTGACATGAATTTTTATCTCTCTTATAAATCTGACTTCTGGTTGGACGATTCTGCATGATACTCCTCACAGGAATTCTAATATAAGTCAACAATCTAACAACCCTTGACGATAGAACCTGTACCTTATCTTTTAGAACTAAAACAACTGCTCTCCTCCAATTAGTAAAGTTGATTGGTTCGTAGCTAGAATTAAGAACTAATACTGTCTGGTGTGGTTGTATCTTGAGATGTTCCATACTGGCAAGGGCATTAAGGACATTATATCACCGATACATTCTATCTGACAAGTCTAAAGAAAATAGGATCTCTTCTACAGTACCTTGACAACCCATAGATTTTTGTAGGATCTCTTCTTTTTTTCTTGTTAGATTCATATCCTTCAAAATGTTTGGGTTTTTTTGCAACCAGGCAAATTCGTCTGGATTAATATCATCAAGCCGACCCTTGTTTATCTTTGATACTATACTAAAGTATTTAATCCTGTCAGAAGCGTTCATATTTTTGAGGGATGCATAAAGTCAACAACAAGAACACACCTGTAATACTTGTTAGCAATCTGCTTTGGAGGCATTACTGGTTGGTGATTAATGTGCGAATGATGAATGAGAAGAGAGTTCTCATCACCTGGAACAATAATCTCTCTATCTTGATTCTCAATCAGTGTTCCAAACATTCTTGATGGATTATTAAGATAGTATATCATTCCCAGGTCAAAGTTCTCATGACTATGACTGTTCCTATAATTTATATCCAGTTCATTATTATAATCTTCTGGATTTGTACCCTTCATTCTCTTCGCCCAATATGATTGGACCTTATATTCTTTTACTCTGGGATTATTTGTTATCCTCGCATAGTTGTGAAGGTGCTTCTTTACCATACTAAAAAACACATACCAACTGGTAAAGTGTCTTAATTTCCTTTGCGGCAATCCATTTGTTGCCTCTACAGATCTGTCCCACTTATCTTTACTAAATCTTAACTCATCATCAATATCATCCAAAAGATTATCCATATGATGGCGACTGAGCATATTATATGCCCTGTAAATTGTATTACCACAAAAATGGAAGTATTCCACATCCCTATTGTCTCTCCAATAAGGATCTGTAGATACTTGTTGCGGTATTATTCTATTGATTCTATAGTATTCATCTCTTATTATCTCATCCAGACGGTCTGAAGGAGATACTCCTGCTTTGTCTGCAAGTTTTTCTAAAAGATCTAGTAATTCACCATCAAGTATCATACTTCTTCTTCCAATAACTCACAGGTAACAAAGGATTTTCTGGTTTAAAATATTGCTCAGTAGCAGGACACATGGAGCAGAATGATTCTTCCCTACGAGTAAAGAAGTTTTTTAGTTCTTCTGCAGTACAATCATGATGAAGTGGAATATATTTTAGATATGGATTCCACTTCTCAGACAAGTTATACTTCTCTGCCTGCATAGGAAGATACGCTAATGCAGGACACTTCCATAACTTACCCTCATGCAGTTGCACACACAATCTTGATACACATGCCTTCCAACTTGCTTTGGGGTTATTATCCTCAAAGGGTTCCATCTTATCACCAAAACCCTTGTATTGTGCCAACCAATGGATGACAGATGGTCTCATCTCAACTGGAGCGCCCAAATCAATCCAGTTCTTCATTAACCTATAGATTGGTTCAAACTTCTCACGATAAGTTGGATGACTGTCATCATGAACAGACACTGCAAGTGTCGTATTAGTCTCCTTCAATGCTACAGGAAGATTCCCGTGCTTGTGCAAAAAGAATCCATTAGACACAATCTCAATATAAGAATGTGGCCATTTCTCTCTGGTCAGATATACAAACTCAGTAAGATCTGGATGAAGACTTGGTTCTCCACCCATCAATGTAATTCTTTTTGGAAGTATCCTATCGTTCCATTGATCAAACCATTCAGTTGCAGTCTCTATACTAACCTTACCAGAGTGCCCCTGATTCATGTAGTGAGTACATCCCTCACATGTAAGATTACATGAGTGAGTCAAATGCAACTGAATTTCATGAGGTACTTTTAACATTACCCTATATTTGCAGATAAAATCATTCTTCTGACATCAGACTGGTTTGTTGGTACATAATGTGCCAATCCAGAAGGGAACATGACTAAAGTTCCTTCCTCAACGCCTTCTGGTTCCCATTCCATAATATTACCGTCAGTAAGACTCATGAATGGTGCTACAAAAGTAGTTGGTCTATGATGCTCAGGATCATACATTATATAGCAGACCATACTAAGATTACCCAATCCATGATTATGGAGGGCATGAGAGTGTGCTAAGTCATAGGTTTGGAACCATGCATTAGCAACTCTCGGTGCTCTCTTGAATAGATCAAGTTCCTTTGTTGCACGCTTAATATCATCAAACAGGATAGTCTCAATCAAAATATGATAGTTATTATCCTGTTCAAAGTCAGAATTTTGTTCTCCCTCATCCATATTATCCTGGGCAAATCTATCGTAAATGTCCAGGAGTTTTTGCTTCTTCTCTTCCCAGTTCTCAATCTTTGTTTGATAAAACGGAATAGCAAACTTATCAATAGAATTCTTCATTCCTTCGTCGGTCAAGGTATTCAATAATTTCTGCACGCCATTCAAGCAGTTCATGATAACACTTCTGTTCATGAGCATCTTGACGCAACTCATGGTCTGGCTTCAATACACTCTCATAAAAGATGTAAAATGCATCTTTACGCTTCTCTAGTTTAGTGGTGTTGTCCCAATCCATTTAGACCTCGTGTTTTACTTTAAGACCACCCACAAATACCTGCTTACTTTTTGAGTATTCAGACGAGTGTGGAATTAACGAGGAGAATAATAGAACAGTACCCTTTTTTGGAGTTACTCTATACTGATTCTTTAAATGAAGAACAGTATCCCCGTCAGAGCAATCGTTAAGATACAGGATAAAACTATAGTCCTCGTTGTGTTTGTGTGAGTGTACTGACATTATACCACCATTAGTATAATCCACCATATGCATGTAATGGTATCTTAATATCTCACCAGTAACTTCTTCAGACTTTCTTAGTAATCTGCCAGTATAGTTATAAAACTTTTCAGGCATCTTAAAATTGAGTAAGTTTAAAGTAGCAGAGCAACTTGGAGATAAAGAGCTCTGCTTATGATCAATTACTTCAGGTTTTGCCATGCAAACCTTTAATAACAAAGTAAAATACTCTGTTACTTTTTCATCGACTTCAAACTTCTTGATCTTCATCTACTGGATTAATGTCTACAATTTGAGACACTGGCACTTCATGTTCACCGCCAATAAGATACCAGTGCTCTCCTTCTCTCTGACCACAGTACATAATCTCACTACTAGGGAACTTGTTCTCCCTGAGCATCGCCTGCAATTGAAGATGTACCAACTCAGATCGTGATATCTTCGTCACCATACACCTCCACATACTTTTTAATCAGGGAATCACGCATATCGTGATATGGTGTGAGATCCAGATCATACTCGTCACCAAAGTTCCAGTTATCTCCTTGCTGAATAGCAGCAATAGATGCTTGAATCATAGTCTTCAGACCTTCCTTGTCACATGTGATTGTCACCAGGGTATCTGGATGTGGATCAGCGTTCATCATGATACAAAAACAGTTCCTTTTTTGACTTGGGTGCGATGTTTTTTGATAAAAGTGTGAGCAGACTTCTCAGTCCTACACACCTTTAGTTGCTCTCCATTATACACTACTACAAGGGATTTTGAACCCATAAGTGGGACAGCGGCATACCCGTCCCTAGTAACAAATCCTTCATCACAATCTTTGTAAAAATTGTAAATTTCTTTTAGTTCTTTGTCAGTGGTCATCCTCTGCTCAAACTTAGGGTAATTCGTGGTTCAATGGTGATTGGGTTGTGGTGTACCCAGGCGGGAATATACAATCCATCACCTGGGTACAATGTTACCACATTATTATCATCAAATTTGTATGTCATCCTACCTCTTGACTGCACAATAAGAACGTCTTGATCATCATTGTGTCTACCTAGTGTCTCAGCACCAATCTTACGAGAAGTGTACATGTGCATCGCATTATATCCATAATCTCTTTTGAATTTTTGATAGATGTTTGCCAAAAATCCAGGAACACATCCACAATCAATACAAAGATCAGTCTCATCACTGATTGCTCTGTAAGTGTCGTTAACCTTCTCTAATTCAATCTGACTTGCAACATCCAGCCAACTAACATTAGTGGCAAATAGATACTGCTTCTTGTGGTGTATGTACTCAATCATCGTTTAATGGTGGCAATAGCGGGTTGACCCTGAACAAATACAGTGTTAACGACCTTCTCAAGGCGTTTGACTGTGGAGATTCCAACGTTGCTGTAGACAGGAACATGGACTAAACCGAATGGTTTGGAGTATTGCTTAGTATCACCAGGGATGAGAGTGCCCTGCTTGATACCTTGAATGTCATCCAGGTGCAGACGAATGACACGTCCAACAGACTGACACATCTCAATAACGTTCATCTGTCGCATGAGAACAAGAGAAGTCAGACCAGGAACAGAGATGCCCTCACTCAGAATAGAGTAATGGAGAACAACAAACTTCTTATCAGGGTCAGCACCAAAAGCGCGAACAAGGTTGAAGAAGTGCTCACGAGTAACCTTCTGATCGTTGTGGAAGGCACCATGCTTACTGGTGATCCAGAGCAGGTCATAACCTAAGGCACGAACCTCAGACATGAAGTCTGTGGTTGCAAGCATACGCATCATAACCTTTGTGTTAGGTGCTGCAATCAGCACCTTATCCATGCAGTCTTCATACTTCAAAGTATCTAGGAGAGTATCACAGTCTCCCTGTGCAGCATCCTCTCCCTTCTCCCTGTGACCAGCAATAGGAATAGCATTGATCTTAGGGGGAAGGATAGAACCATTCTTTACCAACTCTGTAGCAGGGACGTTATAGATGATTCCACCATAGATAGGATCATTCATGCCATATTTGCGATAAGTGGCAGTGTACTTAGGAGTAGCAGTAAAGAAGTAACTGCGGCGAGCACCAGCAGAGATAAACCTGGTAGGACCAAAGAAGTTCTTCTTGATTGAGTTGTGTGCTTCATCAAAGTAAACTACATCTACATCAATTTTAGACTCTTGGATACGATGCAGAGAATGATATGTAGTAAATATTAACAAGTGACCAGGAGTATACTCCTGCCACAACCGAATTTCTTCAGGATTGGTTGTCGTGTGATGCGATCCACTACCAGAGTGAACGTGCAAGACAGCAGCGTTAGTGATGTGCTCAGTGAACTCAGCAGACAACTGTTGTGCCAGGAGCAAGCGAGGAGCAACCACTACAATAGTCTTACGACCAGGGGTAGCAAGCTCACGTTTAGCATCAGAGATAGCAATAAAGGTCTTGCCCCCACCAGTAGGGACCACAATGATGCCGTTTGACCACTGAGTCATGACATCAAGTGCCTTTGCCTGATGGGGACGAAGTTGCATTGAACTCATATCGATAGAGATACTATACCACAAACTGATCCATCGTGACAGGTCCTGTGGTCCCATCAAACCTGTAGTGATACTGAAGTGCGTCCGCACAGACGAAGTGCGGATGATCTGTAGGGATGTCAAGTCTCCTACACATCTCTTTGTGATTATCTTCCATCAACTCCACAGCATACATCATGTTGTTGATGATGTGATCTCTGCTGTGATATTCCTGCAGTATCTCACACAGACAAACAAGGAAGTTACCACTACCAGCACAGTTGTCCATGAATTTAGATTCGGGATCCTTCAGTTGTGACACAGGGATCTCCAGAATCATCTGCTCAATCAGAGCAATTGGAGTGAAGACCTCCTGTGTCTGCTTAATACGCTCATCAGAGCGTTCAATATTAGACCCGTGCTGTTGGTTGTGGCGGTTCTTAGAGGACATTGATTCGTTGGAGGTAGTTTAGTTCTTCTGAGGTGAGACCAAATTGACCAGGCAGATCCTCATAGTTCGTGATGTCAGGTACTTCCGCATTCTTAATAGCTGGAGTAAATCCCGAAGTCCGCTTATAGTTCTCCACAAAAAACCGAATGATCGAATTATCAAAGATCTCACTAAGGCGCGTCCCCTCCTCTTGAGAAGGAATAGGGCACCAAACATTAAGCATACCCACAAATCCATTAGAGATGAACCTCTTCTTGTAGCTGGAGGAGAACGGTACAATGAACTTTAGCACGTCTCCAGTGTTTGGGACCACGTTGGTACGAGCAATCTTGTCACCAGTCTTGAAGACCTCATACTTACCATCAGGAACGTAGTCCTCATTGGCAATCTCCTGACCAATCTTCAAGGGAATACGAGGGTGGTTTGAGTTTGCAATCTTCTCCAGGATGGAGTGCTTAAAAGCAGCATCACCGAAGAGAGGCAGACCATCACGGAGATCCCAGGTGAAGGACCCATCATGAGTAATCACAGTAGTCTTGCCCTGATATGGTTCATTCACCAGGTGCCAGCGACAGATATCCACACCCTCAGTGAAGTAATCATCGGCAGTGTAGTCAATGAGTTTGAGGTTGTAGATAGTAGAGAACAACTTCATAAACTTCTTACCCTTGCCTGTGTTACCCAACACCGATGCAGGGGTCACCTCACACATGTCTCCACCAGGAGCAAGCATCTCCAGATGCTGCTCAACCACCTTGGTCCACAGTTTGTTGTTCCGTGCCTTCTTTGTGGGGTCGTTGTATGGGGGATTGGCAAGGATGGCGGTGAACTTCATGTTTGGGTGGGAGGCAACGACGTTGATCTGTTTATGAATATATTCTACACGACTGCGATGACTATCGCAACTCTCCCACACAGTGAGACGGTTGGGATCGATACCACGTTCCAGGAGTCGAGCAGAATGGGAACCACTGGGATCACCAAACATGTATGTGTTGCTCATATCTTTGCACTGATCAATCATGTTGTCAAGCAACGTGGTTGGAATTGACTGCTGAATCGCAGATGAGACTGAGAGACTGTTAATAGTCTGAGAGACAGACTGCCTCATGCTCTTCTGGATGCTGTTGGAGACTAATCCAATGCGGCGAGTCAACAACTCCATACTCTGAGGATTCTTAGAGATAACCTCAGAGAGAATACCTTCCTTGTCACCAGTGACAGAAGTATATACATCAGACCCAATCACATCATTGATAGAATAAACATTCTGTCCATTACGAATAATATAAAACATAGACAGTGGAATTGACTCCAAGAGTGCCTTGACAGTCTGCTTCTTCAGAGTATCAAGGTCATCAGACTTTTTTGCAATCTCAGTCTCCCGCTCAATGCAGCTCCGATTGTTTGCACCATTGTCATTCAACTGGGTCTCCTTGACAACAGAGGTAAGAGCAGACTTCAAATTGAGATGAAAGTCACTCAGTCCACTGAGATCCAGTGACTCAACGATGCTGGTAACAGTAGAGATGCTGCTCTCAACATCTGCCGCTAAAGCATCTTCAAATGCTTCCTTGCTCAGTTCCTGGAACCCATCGTTCCATTCATGAATGTTGGTGAAGTCAACAACACTATATTGTGACAAAGAAGGATTGCTATCACATGCCAACTGGAATGCCGTGTGAATAGCACGGAGGCACCTCTGAGCATCAAAATCAATGACCCACCAGTCATGATCACCAGATCCACCACGGAACGCAAACTGAGTCCAGAACTCGATTGACTCACCACCACGGCAGTTGATAACAGTATCAATCTTCTCAGCAGTCACACCCAGAACATTTGCAGACTGAGTGATGATCAATGCCTTGGAATGCTCATCCAAGAATCGATTGATGTCATCCTGATTCTTCTTAGCATCAGAAGTAACAACCAGTGCAGGATAATAACACTCAACCAGTTTTTGGAATGCATGACATGCCTTGACACTAGGTAGTGCCATCATGTGATATGTACCTTTAAGAAGGCGATCACCAATGCGGATATTACGCTGCGGTCCAAAGTAATTATGAATGAACTCCCTTACCAGATCCTCATACAGGAACTTAGTTCCCTTCATGGTGAAAATATTCTTCATTGCATCAGGATCATCACCGAAGATCTCCTGATATGCAGATGTTTGATACTTGGCAAAGGCAACCTTCATCTTAGGACGCTTAAAGATCCCACGCTGAACATCCAGTTGCTCATCAAAGTAGGTATAGACAAACTTCTGGTTCTCATCAGGGAACATCCAACAGAGTTTATGGGCAGTTCCAGAGATGTAGCAGATACGAGTGTCAAGTGCCTCACGCAATTGAACGAACTCTGGTGCATTACCACCAATGTGTGCCTCATCAAAAGCAACAAAGTCAACGTTCTTGATCTTATCCAGACGCTTCAGGCAAGTCTGAACTGTACCCCAGAGAACAACGTTCACATCACGATCACGCCAATACTCAAGGTAGGTCTCCCAACCAGGATCCTTGAGAGAGATGTACTTGACTGAAGGGAAGAACTGGTTTGAATCCGCCTTCCAGGACCCCTCAGGAGACTTCTGACGGGAGCAAACCAGGGATACCTTATAGTTGGTATCAACAATATGTTTAAGGACCATTGCAGACTTACCTGCACGGCACTTAGCGAACAGCAAGAACTCGTTGCTAGTACACCATGCAATCTTCTTAAGGAACTTCTGCTGATATGGACGGGGAACAAACTCAACATATTCCTTCTTCTTGCCAGAGAAAAACTTCTCCTCCATCATCTGAACAAGGATCTCAATTGTATAAAGTTTGAGATCAAACTCAAAAGTCTCCTGACCAATCTTCTTGACACCAGGAAGAGTCATCAACCACTCATGAATGATGGTGTCATGGTGATGATCCTTGTCATCACGGGTAGACACGTTCTCCCACCAAGCACAACGAACATACTTGGAATCCAACTGGGTAAGAACCTGCTTCGCTTTACCATAGTCACGTCCACGATGACGGTGCTCCCAGGTGAAGTGGGTCTCGCCAACGTTGAAGGAGTTCTTAGAACCCTTGAGAGTATCGACGTAGATGTTGAGCACGAATGCGAAGATCGTTGTATGCAGTAAGTATACACCATAAAAAAGGGGGCATTGCCCCCATACTATGACACTTCGCAAGCTGGCGTAGGAACATCGTTCCAATGCCTTACGGCATTTGCCACGATAGCCACATTAGTGACCATGTAACAAATAAGAATAAAGGTGCGTATGCAAGCAACAATATCTGCCTCTCTATCATTTTTACCCTCCTTTTGACCTAGTGCTTTTGCCCAGATTCTCCACAGATTCATTTAAGATAATCCAATCTCAATCTTAGTTCATTAATTTGTTCTTGTTGCTCTTTGATTGCTTCAACAAGCACCGCAACCATATTTTGATATGCAACTGCTTTGGTTCCATCTGGACCTTCCTTAACAAGTTCAGGAAGAATCTTCTCAACTTCTTGTGCAATAACACCAATCTCGCGCTCTTCTTTACCAATACGGTTGAAGTAGACACCTCTAAGATCCATGACCTTCTCAAGTGCGTTGGTGATACCAACAACATTCTCCTTCAGTTTTTCATCAGAGTTAGCAGTGACTGTGCCAGAGAAGTTTGCATTACCAGCAGCGTTGATTCTGAGTCTCTCCTGAGGATTGGAGACTCCGTTCTCCATTGTACCAAAGACCAGAGCAAATTGTCCAGAAGTACCCTCAGATAGACCCTTGATGTATCCACGCTCACCAGTGTTACCAATGTCATTACCTTCAAACTTCAGACCACCATATCCATAAGAGGCATTAAGTGCTGGGTCAGTCTGAACAAATCTGACAAAGTTACCATCATTATCAGACGCATCATTTGTAACTGCAGGATCAGTAGAGACAATGACACTCTGCAAGAATGTAGCAACACCGACTGCATTGACAGTATTGAAGTTGACTTGCTGATTAAAGGTACTAATACCAGTCTCTACAATCCAACCGTTTGGAATGTTCCAAACCAGCGATTGAGTTCTAAACTCAACGTTATTTTCAAAAAGAACAGGACCACTAGCATACAGAGAATAACCTGGTTTTGCTGAGGTCGTCTCAATACCAACGTTTGCAGTAGTAGAGATACCAACACCGTCAAACACCCAAACGTCAGATACGTTTGTCAGACCAGATCCATCACCTCTAAATGTTCCACTCCAGAGACCAACATAATAATTGTCTGGATTTGCCTGAATAGGACCAAACTTCTTCCAGTTGTTGTCATTAGTATAAACCCATCCAATCTCACCACCAGAATTTGGTTCTGCATCATAGACAACATTACCAACATTACCTGCAATTTGTGGTGTGGAGATGCCAACTGTATACTCTCTAGCAATAGTTTGATCACCCTGGATCAAAAGACTATTACCTTCCAGAGAGTCATTAACAGTCAGTTTCTTATTAACAACAAGAGGACCGTTAAACTGAGAGATAATAACATTATCTTTACCACCGTCAACCTTAATACCTCTAGTAACAGACAGTTGTTCGGTTTGATCTACATCAAATCCAACTGCACCAGTATCGCTAGTAATATCCTCACCAGTTACAGTAGGAATTGGTGCATTGGTAATTAAATCTTGTCCTGTAGTACCACTAGTAAACTTGTTAACAGTATAAGAGTTACCTTGGTCATCAAGTCCATTATAGAACGGAGTACCTGCATTAACAGAGATAGACTGAGACAGAAGTCTCTCAACTTGCTTGAACTGCCTATCTTGTCTCTCAGGAAGAGCAGTGGAGTAGTTACCAGGTCCAAATCCAAGATATTCAAAGGTATGACCAGATGCACGAATAATAGAGTTTCTTCTAAATTCAACTGGTTCAAACTTAACTTTTCTTGCGACAGCACCAATTACATGGTTTTGCTTCTGAGATCCAAACAGTCCACGGAAGACATCAATCGCAGTATCACTAGTAACAGACTCACCAATTCTCATTATTTCATTATCAATAATGAGATAGTCACCAACATCCCATCCCATGTGAGATGCATTAGTAACAGTCAACGTATTAAGTGTTGGATCGGTCAGCGCAGCTGCCAAGGTAGTAGTAATACCAGCATATTGTGGTACGAGTCTGGAAGAAGATGCTTCATCTGCACGATCAATTCCAGATGCTTGTGCATTAACACCAGTTCTATAGATAAATCCACCACCAGTTGGTGTTACTGTGGTTGTACCAATACCAATCTTAACTGCAATACTATTGACATTATAGACAGTATCAACACTCCAGTGTCCATCAATCAGGGAATTACCTGCTCCACCAATTACAATGGAGTTGCCAACCAACAAACCATGAGAATCAACAGTAGTAATGCTGGAGATACCAGATAAGTTATCATATGTAATAGAACTGATACCAATTGCATCACCAGTTAGATAAGCAGTAGTGTCAGAGAGAACAGCAGAGCTAATCTGAGTTAATCCATTGGTGTTAATACCAGTGATAGCAGCAGGAGCAGCGAATTGTTCTCTATAATATACCGTGCTTGCAGAAGCAACATTAATGTTTACATCATCACCATTACCTATACTTGTAATTCTGTAGAGGTTATTGTAATCCCTGAATCTGTCATCTCTGATTCCATCAATGCGAAGAACATCACCAATACTATTGTGAATGTGCTCAACTGTTACATAACCACGGATGTGTCCCGTAGTTGTACCAACACCAACAACAGACAGGGTATTACCAATTCCATATGCAGATCCACCATCAACAATCTTGATGTCAGAGATAGAACCAGTAGCATCAATCTCAATATTAGCAGTTGCATATTTACCAGTTGTAGATCCAGCAAATCCGACCAATTTTGCGTTATGAAGTGTCTGAACACTACCAGATCCATCACCGTAATTAGCACCAACACTAGTAATGCCAACTTTAGTGATGTAATTAAGACCGTGGTCTCCAGAAGTAGTTACTGTATGAGCGGTTCCAGAGGAAGATGTAATCTCAACAATATTAATACCAGATACAAAGTCTCTAGTTCTCTTATTAATAACCTCTTTTGTAAGACTATTCTTTGGATTATTAACTTCAGTCAAACCAAGTGGAGTTGGCAGAGCGAAGGTTCTAGTCTGTTCAGGATCAGATGTTGGATTATCTCTATCAAGCTGAGGATAAAGATTCTTAAGAGGTTGACTGTATCTAAGATTTTGGAATGGTGCAACCTGTGGTTGAGAATCTGCAGCAATCAAAGTCAGATGGTAGACACCATCTTTTGCATTAGGAATATATTCTTGAATCTCTTCCTTTCTGTATACAAATAAAGTAGTATTATACTCTTTACGCTCAAATCTAGGAAGGCTTGTAGTTCTAAGATTAATATTGTTACTAAAAATACCAGGATTAGTAGTCAGACCAACACTAAAAGATTTTCTATCAGGAGTAGCAGTAACACTAAAAACACCATTAAATCCAGTATTACCAAGACCAGTAGTATTTGCAGTCGAGATAATATTTGAGATTTGTACTTTAGATCCTACAGACAAATCATGGGGAATTTCAGTTTTAATTGTAGCAATACCAACGATTGCATCCCATTCAGTATCCGAAATAAATCTTGGATTTCTGATCTCAGATGTATTTGAGAGGACTACTGGCGATGTACTTTTAAATTTAGCGACTTCTTGATTGGTAAATCCAACGGTAGTGCTAGATTCTTGAAGAACAAATGAATCCTCAGGTGGTCTACCAAGAACAGTAGAATCTTTTGGTACAACGTATCTTACCTTATAGATTCCATCCTCAAGACCTCTGTTATCTGGAGTTCTGCTAATAAATGTTTTTGGAGTTGCTGCGCCAAGAGAACTTGTGCCAAGTCCTACAACAGTATTATAAATCTCATTGTTATCGGATACATTAACATACCATTGCCCAATATTAGCATCATACTGAATTGGGTGACCAATATCACCAGACTTCTTATCAGATACTCTAGATTCAATCTGAAGAATACCACCCTTACTGTTTACAACAACGGCAGAAGCACTAATAGTATCATTCAGAGTTTGTGCTAATTTAATCTGGTCAGTATTAATACCAGCAGTAATAGCATAATAAACTCTATTGTGATCCAGACCATCTGGGAGTTCACCATCATCACTAAGAATACGTACAGATTCACCAGACTTAAACTGATGTCCTTCAGTCAGAGTGAAAATATTGGAGGTAATACTATTGATACCAATAGCAGTTCTACCAACAGTAGATAACTTCGTGGAAGTTACCTCATAGACACCCGTTCCTTGGGTGTCTGGCATTACAATTTTGGCAGTTTTAGTCTGAGGAACATTATTCTCGTTGATGATAACTTTCAGTCTATCATCGACTTTTGCACCAATTCGATATCCCTCAAGTACAGACTTTGGAGGAATATTTTGATTGATCTCATTATAAAGATATAATCTATTATCATTACCAGCATCGATAGTTTTTTGTACGTCAATCGATGCAAATTCAATAGTTACTTCATTATCATCAAGTTTTTGAGGAGGAAGAACGTGAGTGATAAATCCAGTATCATCTCTTGGGAATGCATTATTTCTGAATCCAGAACATACAAGTGCTTTTGCACCAAAGTTGGAGTTAGAGTTCGTAACTGAGTGGTCACCACCAGACTCAGCAACAAAGTGATTCGCATATCCAATAGCGAACACAGAAACCAACTGCAAGAATGCATCATTAGATGCTTTAATATGGAAGTTCTCGTAGTCTGGTTTGTAAACTGCAGAGGTGTCGGTGTGTAAGTTACTTACGGCAGTAGAGTCTTCATATACACCAGAGATTGCATTATATTTTACGAATGCAGTATCATCCTTTTGAAGTCCAATACCCGTAAACTGGGCAACAACCATGGACTTGAATCCATCTGCCTTACTACCATCAGCATGAAGACCGCACATACCGTATACAGAACGGAGTGAGCAGTTAAAGATATATGGAGATGCAGAAGTTACAGAGTCAACAACAATATTCAGTGTTGGAGCACCTGCAACAATAGATGGAAGTGCATTTGCTGGTGGAGTAGATACTTCGTAAGCAATCTTAGTGGGACTTTGAACCTCACTAATTACAAAGGAACCATTATATCCACCAGTAGGTACACCTTCAATTCTAATCGGAGTATCTACATCAAGTCCACCAATAGCTTCGGTGAGTTCAACTTCAATAGTTGTATTTGCAGTGATACCATCACCTGCTTTAATACTATTGATACCAACATTCTCACCCTTAGAACCAACAATTCTAAATTCATCAATCTTGGTTTGAATGTCAAGTCCAGAGTCTGGGAAGTCTGGAGATACATTTCTTCCGCTAGAAGGACCAAAGACAAGTCCAATCTTCTCATAGAAGATATCAAGGTCAGTTCTCTCAGAAGAATAATTTAAGAAATTATCATTAAATCCAACATCGTTTACACCATCAGCATACTCAAAACAAGTAACTTTATGGTGAGAATAATTAGGAACGTACTTTGTCAGACCATAGTCTTTAAAGACAGACGCATTGGGATTAGCATCAAAGAATGTGAACTGATAGAAGTAGCAAGTACCAGTTACACGGAATAAACAGGTCTGTTTAATATCTGCGTCTGCAGGATCAGGAACGAACATCGGACGGATCTTCGTCTTACGAAGGTCCATACCAACAATAGATGTACCACGGGGGATAATTACACCACCGTAGACAGAGTTCATCTTATAAAGATCATTCTCTGGATCATCAATATCAAAATTAGTATCTAAGGTAAACTGAGTAAGATCATTTGACGTAGATCCACTACGAGTCAACCAGTTGTCACCAACTAATGGTTTATCATGAATGGGAATCCATCCAGGTCTGTTATCAATAAGGTGCTCACCAGGATAAACGATGATCGTTGTTCTACTAAATCTATCATTATCCAGACCCTTCTGATAAGAGAATCTTGCTGCTTCTAAAAGTGCTCTTTGAATAGTCTTGAAGGGTCTAACAAGGGAATTGCCCTGGTTTTCAATACTATCCGTCGAGTCAATACTAGAAGGATCGACGTAAAGGATATCACCTTTACTATTCTTGAGGAAATTATCTAAGCGACTAAGACCCATTTTATTCCACTAGATGCTTTTGCTATGATTTATTTATTCATTCTCTGTCGCACTCAAAATATATTCAACAGTGTTAGCAACATCATTCATTGCATCCCTAAGGAACGGTTGTTGACCAGAATGTTGCCTCCCTTTTGTAGTGCCGTTTCTACACTCTTGTGCGAGTGTCCAGCGCCACTGTTGCATACTTTTAGAGTACCAAAGATTTATTTTCATGCGTAGGATTACTCCAGTCGTTGGTAAAATTGCGTATATATTCAATCTTATCCAAGTTATCTTGACTATCGAGAACAAATTCCTCGTTAGCAAAGTGGAGTTTGACTCTAAACTCTAAAGCCAATTCCATAATATGCTGTCTTCTCTCTTTATCATCAGGCAGAGAGAATATACTGAACATCAGTATATGATCAACATTACCTTGTTTGATCAAATATTCCAAATATACATGATTTCTTCCCTCGTTATCACCTGTTTGATGGGGGAACGTATATCCCATCCTATGACAATATTCTTTTACTGTCAACGTCTGGAAATACAAATCTATATATTGAGTTTTAAATCCATCATATTCTGCATACATGACAACGTTCTCGTGATCCAGAATAGGAACACTCCTTGACTGAATATCCGTATCACCAAGTATTCTAAAATATGATCCTGGCCATTTCCTGTGAGGTTGTCCATCCCTCAACAGAACTCTAACATCAATACTTATTCTAGTCTTACCAGTTCTGTTGGGAACCGCACCATGAATATTCTCTTGAGTGAACAGCAAAAACTGATTCTGAGTTATGTTAACAGGTTTACAATGATTTAAACAAAAGTGTTGGAATCTCTGATAATCCCAGTTCTCTTTGAGACAACCCTCAGTAATCCATCTACTCTTCTCTATGTCAAGTATCTGTAGAGAATTAGATTCATATGCATCAGTAAAAGGTAACCATATTGTTCTCAACCCCAAACCATTGCCAACCCATTTACCCTGGTGGAATGGAAGAACTGTACCAACCTTATCTTGATCTGGAACAGTTATTCTAATATTACCAAACCTCTGCACTAAAACATCAGTTGGCAACAGTGGAAGAACTTTCTCAGCAATTAGTTCATCAAATCTTTGATAAAAATCAGTGTCTGCAATATCCTTGCCAATTTTTTTAGCAAGATCCCCAATATGCTTATATGGAACTATTTCATGAAGGTGTTCCAGATCAACCACATCTGGGTAATACTTATGAATAGAATCTAATATAATATCACGAAAGCGATATTTATCAGAATCATAGTTATATATTTCTGCGTCAAACATAAAAGCCCCCGATCCGATTTGAACGGACGACCTGCTGTTTACAAGACAGCTGCTCTACCACTGAGCTACAAGGGCGTCTATTGTGGTCCTGCTGGAGGTTCCACAAGGTAAATGTTCCCAGATATTGTTGATCCTTCATTACCAGACATTACAAAGTGCTCGACCCAGGAAGGGAATATAATCATACCACCAGAGGGAATTTCTGGAATAAAGTCCATTGGAATAGTATGGGCATACATTCCCCATTGATTCATGTATTCCTTCCTGGCAGGATTCATGAATACTGTTTTAGAACATTGAACGGTATCATATATGATAAAACTCCATTGAGCACCAGAATGAATATGAGGATCTTGCCAATCCTCTTTATTATATTCATTCCTCCATACTTGACCAATAGCAAAAGGTTTATCAGAAAATCTACCAATACATTCTGAGATTATAGATCCCAAATATTCATAAGCTTCATCAGTCAAAGAATCCCCAGAAAGGCTTGAATTTACTCCACTCAAAAAAGATGGGGCAAAAGTAGGATTATCATTAAAGTCAATCTTATCTAGATCAACTTTTTCAACAAAAAATGGAACAGAGAACATTGCATGTGGTTCTCTAGAATAATCAAGATTCATCTAACTCAGCAAGCATTTCTGGATTTTCTAATTCCAATTCAAAAAAACAAGGATGACATTCTTCCATTATTAAATATCCAGAAGATTGGAATAAGTGTTCTGGCGTATAACGAAGTTTATGTGTGTCAGCAGCAATTCTACAAGAATAATTTTCTTCTTCTGCTTCTGTCAATTCATCCCAGGTAAAAGGTATGCCATTTATGAAGTACATTTTGACTACTCTTTCTGGTACTCCCAATTCCATTGAATCGTACCAGCAGTATGCTTTAGTAAGCTTGAGCTTCGTACTCATACTGTTACCGTTTCCTAATATTTAGTTTTTAAGGGAAGGCGCTCTTTCTACATAGAGTCTTTGGGTACTCCTTCCCAATAGGAGCGGGGGGACTTGAACCCCCACGAGATAATTCTCAACAGATTTTAAGTCTGGTGCGTCTACCGATTCCGCCACGCTCCCAAAAATAAGTATTCTTAATAAATGACGTTTATTAAGATACTTTATAAGTTGGTGGATGAAAATGACAATACTCATTAAAAGTAATCTTCATTTCCTTATTAGTCAGATTAGCATGTTCTGCTGCTTTTGGTAAATTCCACTTTGCAGTGAACAACATTTCCATCGATTTACGTGTTTCTGGACGCATAGACCTTTTATAATGATTGCCCCCGAAGGGGGAAGCGGAGTATCGGAATCGAACCGACGACATCTAACTTGGAAGGATAGCGTTCTACCGCTGAACTAACTCCGCGAGTGTAATCTGTAAGAGATCTAGACTGAGACTTGGGCGACCCCTCAACTGATTACCTTTATATTATACACTGATCAGGTGTTGTTGTCAACTCCTACCATGGACCACCATATGTAGTATCAGAAGCAATCCCAATAGAAGTATTGAGATTGCCAATCTCAACGTTATTTTTTGCCTCTTGCCTATAAAGACCCCAATCAGCAAAACGAGCGTCACCAACTAACTCTTGAGCCCTGGTAGCAACGTCAGCATAACTCTGAGATTTATCCCACACGGTATTGTACTGACTTATCAACGAAGTCACATCAACTGCAGGTCCAGTAATATCATAAACAAGTCCTAGTTGAGATCCACCAGACTGATAAACCCTAGTGCTAACTCCTTGCCCAACATTAGATGCTGTTAAAGTAACAAAACCCTCACCATCAAGCACCAAATCCGTATTATAATTTGTTAGATTTGGATAATCATAAATCTTCGCAACATCAGCATTAACTCTGCCAAATGCAACGACTTGAGTTGATCCAATTCCAGTGATTGAGGTAAAATTACCAGTAGTTGTACCAACTCCAGCAACAATAGATCCATACTGAGAAGTTATATTGCTGGTACTAGAACCATATCTAACAGATCCAAGTCCAACATTTCCACCTATTGCAATAATATCATTCTTAAAAGAATTACCAGAATTAATATTAACCAGAGTATTATTAGTGGTTGCCTCTGCGGGAGGACCAAATGTTGCAATATCTTCCGTTACTCGCTTACGGCGATCAGGAATTGAATCATTCGATTTTATAAGATTATCTCTTTCTTCAGACAATCTATCTACAACAACTCCCATAAATTACTCCTTATAATTTGATGTCTTTAGTGCTTTTATCACCGCGTGCATCATAATCATATCCAGAGATAGAAAACTGCTTGTCACTGCCAGGATAATCGGCAGGAGTTGCACCTTCATATTCAACAATCAAAGGTTCACCATCAATTCTCGCTGCCCATACTTCATAGAAGCAATAGACATTAGCACCAGAACCAGATCTAACCTTGATCACTTTACCCCACTCAGGAATTTCTCTATCTACAATTAGATCTTGAGAGTATCCAATTTGAGTCAAAGTAACCGTAATTGTATTTGGATCAATCAATCCTTCCCAATAAGAAGGAAGTTCAATAACATTTTTATCCTTTAGTGTCCCTCTAATATAAACACCTGCTTCAGGACCTTCCGCACAGATGTGCCTCAATCTATGATTTTCTTTATTGGGGTGAGTAATGTCAAATCCCTTCCAAGATTGTACATTAATCTGACCATTAAAGGTCGATGCTTTGATCGTGCCAGCAGCGGTAATATTTTGACAAGCAACAATATCCTTATCTAGTTGAAGATTTTGAGCTTTAACATTATAAAGAAGATATGGAGTACATGCCTCTGCTGGATAATCAGGATCACCTGTACTAGATTTTACAATGTAATCATATTTTGACGATGGGGTTCCATTAACAGGACGATCTGCACAATCAGATGTATCAGATTGCTGTGGAATAAATTCTGCCATAATTACCTCTTAGTATCATAATGATATCCAGACACCGAATACTCGTCGTTATTACCTGGATAGTCTGCGGGAGTTGCACCCTCATATTCTGGAATTAGTTTCTCACCATCTACTCGCTCACCATATACATGATAATGACAATTAATAGGTTTAGCAGAGTGAAGGAAGACTCTATTGTCTTCAATTCTGTGGATAATAATATCTTGATGACTGCCAACTGGAGTAATAGACACTGTAATTGAATCAGGATCTACCAATTCTCTCCAATATTCAGGAAGTTCAATTACACTATTATTCTTAAGTTTACCTCTTATGTATACGTCATTTGTTGGTCCCTCAGGACAAGTATGGCGTAATCTCCATCCCTCTTTTGTTGGGTGAGGAATGTCAAAGTTCTTCTTAGCAGATAAAATATGTCCACCACAACGAGACATGACCTCGCCCTGAGCGATGATATTCATTCCAGCATTAATGCTAGAGTTAGTATCAATAACACCCAAAAATGCTGAGGATCCTTGAACTGCAAGAGAATATGGATTATTAATTCCTGTACAAAGAGCACCAGGAATCAGTGGAGGTACTGTAATATCTGGATTGATAGCTGGTCCAATATTTACATTAGCCAATAAAAATGGTGGAATTGCTCCAAAGACTGCTGGAGATTCAATATAAGCACCTCCTCTAATTTGAAGAGGACCCTTTCCTAGAGGGACACTAGGATCACCCTCTCCAACATATAGAGTCTTTTTAACTTCTAAATCAGGTACTTTCATTATAAAAATCCTCCAGTTCTTTGTTGAGATTCAAATGGCGATGTTCCTTTAGATGGTTTAACAGTTGTTGCAGAATCAGCACAATCAATCATACCCCCATAAAAATTAAGAGATGCATTACCAACTAATTCACATGTTCCTGAAGATAGAAATTTTGCAACAGCATCACCATTAACCTCTATATTTTTAGATTTAATGGTAACTTTTTCATTAGATTCAATATTAATATGTCCACTCTGGTTATTAGGACCAGTTGCTTTTAAATCAATATTTCTAGCATCTAACCTGATTCTACCTTTTGGTGCCTTTAGAATTATATCACCTCTTGCTGCATTTATCACCATGGCAGTGTCATTAACAGGATCTTCGCCACAATGAATTTGATAAACACCAGGACATCTATTGATAGTTCCTCCTGCCATCGTACCAGAAGACATGAGCATCATGTAGTGCTCAGCAGACATTCCTGGATGCCCATTGCGAACTAAAACTCCAGCATATTCATATCTAGGAGTTATGTGCCCAAATTTAATGTGCCCGAAGTCGTTACCCAAGTCTATTGGGTTATGTATCTTTGGTCCTGCCATTTGTTATTATACGTTTAGTATCCGTATCCTCCACCACCAGAAGAAGGAGGTGATGGTGGAGTTGGGGTTGGTGAAGGTGGAGTTGGTGAAGGTGGAGCACTAGAGGGTTGTGCTGGAGTAGAAGATGAAGTCTCGACAACCTGTGTTCCCATGTTCAATTGACCTCCAGAGTTTGAACTTGAAGGTGGAGATGGTTGTGATGATATTGGTGATGTTGTACTTGTTGGTCGTATAACCTGAAGTAAATTACCATCTAACCATTGGAAACGATTATCATAATTAGATAAACTTTCACCAATAGTATCCCAAACTAAAGGATGTGCTCTCTGCGTATGCTGAGCACCAACCATCTTCACTCCCCTATGTTGATGTGTTGGTCCATAATATGGCTGTCCATTGATATAACCAGCAAATTCTTTATTCTCAATGATACCAACACAATTTACAACAGATACAATGCCACCAAGAATAGGATCTTCTGGGACATTGCCATCTACATCATCACCAATTCTCTCAACACAGAATACTGGTTTCAATATAGCATTATAACCTGTTTCTGATTCAATGTAAATAAGAGGTCTTTCAACAAATCCCTTACCAGCTTTTACAATTCTAAGTGACTGCAATACACCGAATGGTCCAAAAGTAGGAACTACTTCAGTTCCATTGCTTGGTTCAATAACAACTCGATCGCCATCGCTATAATTGATACCATGATTCTCAATATTAATATCGCACAAGTATAGAATTGTAGGATAACTTCCAACATCTATAGTTGGGAATGCATCAAACTCAGTTGCACCACCTGGACCTGTACCTGGAATAGTAGTTGTACCTCTAAGTCTTGCAAGTCTTTCTTCTTGAGATTCTCCAGTTGGGATTCCACTTCCACTATCATCTTCTCTACCACCTACACCTGGAGTTATTCTGCCACCTGGTCCAATAATAGGAATTCCACCCTCATAAACCGCCCTATCTTCAGGACGAATTACAGTGTCTCCCTCACGAGGATCAATATCTTCATCAGAATCTCTTCCAGGTGGAAACTTCTCCCATCTTCCATCACCTCTTTTAACAACAGTATAATCTGATGGTGCCCAGACTCTACCATCACCACCAAGATCTCCATTTGGTCTAGATATAAATCCACCACCAGGATCTTTAATCACAACTTGAACAACTCTAAGTGTTGGATCCCCAGTCTGAGGATCTACTCCACCATCTGGAGCAGTTATTACTTGAGCTCGAACTCCACCACCCTTGCCACAATTATCCTTAATTTGAATACCTGGTGCTTTTTTGTATCCGAGACCACCAGCAATTAAATCAACACCCAAAAGTTCTCCAGCAGCACTGACGATTGCATTACCCCTCGCACCAGATCCACCACCACCCCAGAAGGTTACTTGAGGTGGTCCACAAAATAAAGGTCCAACATTACAACCATTTATAGACTGAACTGCATCGCTAATTAGACCATCAAAATCAATAGATGCAAGATTATCAATATCTACTAAGTTTGATGCAGATGCTGCGATTCCCTTTGCTTGATTAATAATACTATCTAAATCTAAAGTTATTGGAGGAGATCCACCTTCAAAGATATTCCACTCTTTCGTATCTGGGCACTCTTGCTTTTCTTCACAAACAAGGAATCCTGCAATTTGACCAAGAATACCAAGAATAGCTCCAGCAATACTAAATGCACCACCAAGTAGAGAAGATATATTATTAATAATTGAATTTATAGCACCAGTAAGAGCACCAAGAGTATTTCCTAAAAGACTAGCAATAAAATTTTGAACTGCACATGCAGGAACGTTAATATAACGATCAAGCATCTGAGTCAAAAAGTTGCCAACCATTGCTTTAAGGTTGCCAATCATTTTATTGAACAGACAAACAATCAGTTCAATCAGAGCATCCTTAGCAACTTTTGCTTTATCTCTATCTGGTGGATTTATAAGTTCCGCTAAAAATTTAGTTTTTTCATTAATTTGCTCTTCAACAAACTTCCTAATATCCTTAAATAAGTTTTTTAATCCAAGAGATATAAACTCAGAAGCTTCTGCTGCCTTCTCATTAATCCACTTCTGTTTATCAGCAATCCATCCTTGAGCAGCACTCTCCCAACTATTTAATTGATCAGTTGCCCTCTCAATCTTTGCAATGAGTTCCTTCATGTAAACTCCAATGGAACTCAATTCACTTTCCCCACACTCTGTAGGAGTAGACAAGGGGAAGGATGGTTCCTTCATCATTGTCTTATCACTGAGTGACATAATATTTGGAGAAGTAAAACCTTCTAAAGGATTACCCTGAAATGCAGGAATAGAATGACCACCAACAAGATCCCAATCCTTATATCCACTATAAGGAATGAATCCATTATTCTCTGGTTGATTCTTAGGCAGAAGAAGCTGATCATTATTTGGAACAGTATAAAGATAAACTGGTCCTTCTTTTTTTGCAGGGTCTTCCCAATAACCTACAACCTTTGATCCTTGAGTAATCCCTGGTGTTAGTCCTGTCTTTTTATGACCAGACCCTGCACTTGACGAACCAACCACAACCCAAGGGAGCTGGTCATCACTTTGTACGTTTTTATCTGGAGAGTGAACTCCTTCTATCCTAACCTTTACACGATAACCCCAATTTTTAAGTTCTGAGCGATCTGAAAGAAGTTCATCATCTCTTGCCCAGACTTCTCTAGGTGCAACAATACCCGTCCAAAACATGGACGACTTGCCTTCATCATAAAATGGGTGTGTAAGATAGGTTGCCATTTATATAAATCAATTATCGTGAATCTTGCATTCAAGTGCGGATGGGTTTTGATCACAATAAAGTTCAAGTGGAGATGGATCATGATGATCCCCCGCTTCGATCTCTTCTTTATGATGCTCTACCCAATCTTCGAGGTCGTGTAATTCTTCCTCGATGTGACGACGTTGTTGTGGAGAGGTAGTAGGATCCTCAAGGATATTTTTATCTACCTCGATGTGTTGTTCGATGTTATCCATAATGGTTGATCGAGTTATTGATTATTTATTAGTCTAAATCCAGATAATCTTCTGGTTTGAAGTTAGGGTCATCATAACCAGCATCCAAATCAACATCAATATTTTTACCAACAGATGTTTTATCAATCACATTTGTAATGTTATCAGTAGTTCCACTTGGTTCCCAAGTACCACTATTCCATTTATTGACGAGATCTCTCTCTTCTGCTGATAAGAATTTTGCAATAGAATCATCAGTATTACCCAATACAGAGAATGGATTGGATAATCCAGAACCAAATATACCCTTTGAACTCTCTTGACCTATTGAAATAGGAGCTCCAGAAGTCGCAGTGCTTCTATTTGGTTGTCTACCATATGAATCCCTAACTAATCTCATTTTAGTCAAAGTATGACTCTGAGTCAAGTGAGTGCAGATATCAGATACAATATAAAGTCCACTTAATTCCTTATCAAAATCATCCCCCTTCTCCATCTTGGCGTCTTTTTGTGGGAAGTCAGCATGAACAATAGAACCAGCTCTTAAAGTGTAATCTCCTGGAACTACAATAGTAATGTCTAAACTGAATAATTTATTATAGGTCATAGCACTCTGCAATATGACTTCATCCAACTTTAAATTTGGTTCTGTTGCTTGATCGACCTGCTCCTCTACAGATCCCGTAGGAAGATTTCCAACATCATCCTTTTTAGAGAACCTCTTTGATACAGTGCTCTGGAATACTTCAATAAATTCTTTGGCTAGTTCTGGAACTTCTAGTCCACCATGTATCTTTTGCTCATCAGTGGTTATCTCTTGTTCCCTTGGATTAAAAATGTGAGAGAATGTATTAGACGTTTCTAATACTGTACCATATGAACCAGACTTTAGATTTTTAGATACACTTATGCTTTGATCTGCATCATAACTGATAATCTTTGCCTCATATCCCGCAGGAAGTTCTGTACTATTATTATAAATGTATGCTCTAGCACCTTCAGAATCATCAAATAAATTGTCAATTGATCTAAAATTAAATCCATCATATGTCTCAAAAAATAGGTATCCTGCACTACTCTGAGACTTGGCAGATACTCCTCTAGTAGCAATCTCTGCCAATAGTCTGAATGGTTTTTTACCTCTACCTTCAACATTAAATTTATTTGCAGTGCTATCAACAATAATATTTTTTGTAGTCTTTAGTGCATCATTAAGAATGGCAGTTGCTGTAGCACTTATTTCACCATCAAATCTACGATAAACTTCACATGCTACAAGATCATTCGCAACTGCCTCTCTTGAAAACAAATCAATAACATACATCACCCCACTTTGAGATGATGTTATATTCCTTACCTTCTCCACATATAAAGCATTATCACCCTCATACTTCAACTTATTACCATAAGCATCTTCTAGTGTAAGATGCACCTTCTCTGAACCTGATAATTTTAAATATTGAATTGCAGATACTGCCTGTTCTCCACCACCAACTTCATGTCCAGAATCTGCAACTAGAATAGAAAATCTTACTGTCGGTTCAAGAATACTCTCATAATAATCACACTCTACAACACCAGCAGAGATGTCTTTGCTGCCATTTACTTTATTTGAGAATATCTCAAGTTTTGAGATATTACCTGAATTAGTTGCTAGATTTGCTGTAGGCATGGTATCTATAGATTACTTATTATTTAATCAAGTAGGTGCAATGACTGTAGCATCCTTATGAACAGTCACATTCTTAGTTCCTACTTCACGACCCCTACGGTTTAGAACAGGAACTCTTACAATCTTAGTAGTTTCATGGACTGCAATAACCGTTCCAGTTATTTCATAGTCTGCTTTTGATGATATATCATCTGGAGTGGTTGTAGGGGTAGGTGGTGTTATTTGAGGTTCTTTCTTTTGAGCTCCATGAGTATTAACCCAATTTCCAGGATCTAGGTAACTACTGAACTGACCATTCGCTGCGGGAGGACTATTAGATATTTCCCAGTGCAAGTGTGGTCCAGTAGATCTACCAGTGCTACCAACGTTGCCAAGTAATGCACCCGCTTTGAACTTAGCACCAACACCCAATGCAGGGGGTCTATGTAAATGACCGAAGAAGTGATAAGCACCATGAACAGAATCTTTCCATACAATCCAGTAACCATATCCAGCACCATTAATGTCTGTGGCATTGGCATGAGTCACTTCTCCATCCAAATATGCATACATTGGGGTATCCGTAGGTGCAGCGATATCATATCCATTATGAGTACTATTAGTTCTTCTCCTGTACCCTTTAGCCGATGTAATTACAACACCACCCTTTTGAATGTCTGATTCTGCAAAAGGAGTATAAGATACACTTAAGGCAGTCTGCTCTGCACCATTAATAGCAACACTACCAGAAGTGCCACTCACACCACCCAATTTATCAGAACCGCTTAATGTTGCTCCCGCACTTGCTGGTCTATTTCCTCCAGGAACAAGAGGAGTAGTTGGATTATTACCACCACCACTCCTACGAGCAGCTTGTTCATCCGTCTCCCCCTTAATACCCTTAATAACATTCAGTGCCCGTGTAGTGTCTCTAGTAGCATCCCGCAGAAACTTACGTTCAACTATTTTAGTAAACTCACGAGTTCTCTTCTTTTGTTCTTGTGGAGTCTCAAGAACATAACCACCATTTGCTAACTTTTGCAGTATGTTAGTGATTAATCCTATTGGTGCAGGGATAGCAGCATCAAAAAATGTTATTAATGTTTTAACAATAGCCTTAATTGATCTAGCGTCTGGTTTTTTACCCGCAATAAGATCAGCACCAAGTGCCATGATCTTACTTAAAATACCACTATTAGTTGCTCTTAATTTCTTTACAGCGTCTTTAATTTTATCAAATGGATTGACAAATGAAGTGACAGTCTCAGCAGCATCTGTCATAAAGGAGAATAATCTATTAAAAATATTGCCCTTCCTTCCTTTGGCTTGTTTTGCTCTCGCAACATTAACCTTCATGTGTTGATCACTTGAGGGCATTATCTTCTGGATTCTTGCATTTCTTGCTCTCTTCTCTCTCTCCGATTCATATTCTTCCTTACCAACTACACCACCCTTTTCCTTCGCTTCAAGACTAGCATCTTCAACAGCACCTGCATCTTCTTTATTTGTAAGAACATTGTAAAGACTGATACCAATTTGATCACCAATAACACCACCAATCAGTCCACCTAATGTAGCACCACCTGCAGCACCAAGAAGATTACCAACAATTGGTACGACGGATCCAGCAAGACCACCAACAACACCACCTAACCAAGTTCCAAGTGCTTGTCCAACACCAGCACCAACAGCACCTGCTGCTGCTTTACCAAGTGGTTCTTTAAAAATAAATGCTCTGATTCCAAAGTCAATCAGAGGACCAACAATTGGAATCTTACCAGCGATCTTACCTGCACCAGCACGAAGACCTTTAGTAGCTACCTTCTTACTAACATTTGAAGCAGCTGCTCCAAATCTATTTCTAGTAGCTTTTTCACCAAACCTTCGAGTATATCTCTGTTTAATATCGTCTCTATAACTACCTCCCTCTAGAAGGGTGTATTTTCCTTTTGCATTTCTTTGAGTTTGAAGAGCATTGCCAGTACGATTTTTAAATCCATCAGCATCTACACCTCTACGATTAAGATTATTACCACCTCCTCCACGTCTTCCCTTGTTAACATCATAAGAAGTAGTTCCAGCAAGCATAATTGCGATCATTGCCAGATTCATGAATTTAGTAAAATGACCTTGAAATTCTTTAAATTTCTTTAGTCCATCATCACCAAATAGATTTTTAGTTGTCTCTTCTATTTTATCCTTTACTTTATATCCAAAGTCAATTGCAGTTACTAATTTATCCGCAAGTCCACTAACAACATCACCAATAAATTTAGCGATAGGGGAAATAAATTTAACAAACTCTGCAATTTTTGGTGCATAATCAACCAAAAGCACCAATAATCTACCTAGAATTATTGTTCCTAAAAAATTCCTAATTCCATCCAAAAATCCCGTTCCAGGAATATTAATTCCCTTGGGCATTTTTATACCCTTCTTCTTTTTATTTTCTCTTTTTTTCTCCTTTTCTTCACGAAGATTTTTTTGGTTCGTTCTCGCCTCGAACCTCATTGTATCCTTGTTAAGTTTTAAAGTTCGACCAATAATTTTTTCAATCTTCTTTGTTGTTACTCTAATAGCAGCAACATTCTCCTCCAACGAAGGAGTGATTTCTTCTTCTTTACTATCATCAGATTGTTGCTTTACAAGTGCCCCACCAGAAGGTTTTTTGTAAGGGACAAGTGTTGCTGTTGGTCTTGTTGTTGCAGATGCTCCACCACTTGAAGGCAAAAATCTTTGAGTATTAACTGCCATCTTACTCTACCTCAGTGATTCCATAGATAGCAAGCATCTGAATCCTCAATTCTGTTTGATAGAATGCCTGAAAATCTGTGGGTAAATCTCTAGCACCAGTGGATCCAGGAGCACGTTTACCTCCAGAATCAACAACATTAGATGATGCCATAACACTAACCTGAGGTGTTGGTGCTTCTGGAGTAGGAGGCAAATTACCTTTACCTAGCATTGCTGGGGGAGGTTTAGGTGTTGCTGATGGTGGTTTCGTTGGTTTTGGTATGACACCAGAAAATGGCGCTGCTCCCGCAGAACTCGATAACATATTACCAGGACCTTGTACACCCATTTCAGAATCACTCTCACTTTCCTGAGTTTGCATTTGAGGTGAAGGTGAAGATGGGGGTGGAGAGGTTCTACGTCCAGTCATCGCTCCTGCCATAGAAGTACCAGATGTCGATTCTCTTCTTGATGTGGAAGACGATAGGGGAGATCTAGATGATTGTTGTGGTTCTGGAGATCTAACAGCACGAATAGTTGCAATTAATGCCTGTCTTTCTATTTCTTCTCTTGGAGCAGCAGAATATCTTTGCCTTGCTTCTCTTGCTGCTCTGAATACGTGAGGTCTTCTTGCACCTGGTTCTGTTGGATCTAATAACTTACTTAACTCCTGTATACTTAAATTATTTAAATTATCATTAATATTAACTCCAATTTGTCCACCACCCTGAGCAAATTGAATATCTCCCATTTTAGAATATGTTGGTTGGTTTGTCCCACCACCCATCTTGTTAAGACCAAGGAGGAAGGGTGCTCCAATCTTATCAACTGCTGGTTTAGACATTACAATCTCACCAGGTTGAGCAACAATCATCTGAGTATCTTTTCCTGCACCCCTAACTCTCTTACCAGTGGAATGTGTTACCTTTCCACCAGATGGCATAGTTCTTCTATTTCTTTGAACCCCTCCACCTCTAGAGTATCTTGGAACTCGACCACCGCCAGACATAGTACCCAATACACTCATGGGATCTCCAGTAGCGCCACCAAACTCTAGAGTATCATCTAACTGAGTCTTACCGTCTTTTGCTCTCTCAGGATCATTTGATTGTGTTTGAGATTGCATGATGCCACCAATTGCTGCACCACCAACAACTACCGTAGCAGCTGCTGCAAGAGGATGTGCTCTAGCAAATTTAAGAAGACCTGGAATTGCCTTCTTTGCCATAAACATAGACAGTTTCACTACTCCTGCAAGAACAGACCGAATCAATGCACCTAATGGAGTTGCAAACAGAACAAATGCAGATAATAATACTGGCCACCAATCTTGTAAGAATCTTCCCAGTGACTCAACTTTCTCCCGATTTTTTGGATCTGCCAACCACTCAAGCAACTTGATCATTACTCTTCCGAGTAAAATAGTTCCGATGAATTTAAATAATCTGTCTAACAAATCAAACGTAGGAGCGGCAAGTTTCATTGCCTGATTCATCATAAACTTTCCAGCTCCCTCTAAAGCACTCTCCTTCTTTCTTCTCTTCTCTTTTTGTTTATTACGTCTATCAAGTTCTGACTTCTTTTTTATAGCCTCAAATTGACCATTCAGAACTTTGAATATCTTCTCAACAGACTTTCTTATCGCAGCAACATTCTCTTCAAGAGATGCTTTACGCTTCCTCTTCTTCTTACTATCTTCTCCAGGAGCAAGAAGAAGTTGCTGTTTTTCTGGACCACTTCCAACCATACCACTGGTTGGTTTTGTTGCAGGTTTTGTTGTTGTTTTATCAACTCTCTTTACATTTACCTTAAATTTGCCAGTCTTACTTCTTACTCTCTTCCTCTCCTCGTCAATCAGCATGGAATCTTCAGTAGATACCTTGCTATCTGTCATTCGAGCAGCAACTTGCCACTCTTTTAACATTGTAAGATAATCATCATAACTGAAATCAAAACCATCTTCCAATCCAAGAAGTTCTGCTATCCTTGGATCAATCTCTTCTGCAGCATCACCAAGAAGATCATCTTTTGATGGTCCCGCTGGTACATATGTTTTTGATACTGTTGCTTTTGGTTTTTTTAATGCACCACCCTTTTTTGGTTTAACACGACTCATCTCCGCAATCATTGGAGGGTCATCAGTATCACCAGCATAAGGGTTATCTGGATCTACCTCTTGTTCGTCATAAGAATCCTCTACCTTAGGTTTTTGTACCGTAGTCTCTTTTGGTTTCTTAGGTAAACTTACCTTTTTCGGTTTATCTACAACATAATAATTCCACAAGAACAGAACATACTGCTCCTGCTTCTCATAATCTGCCTTATTCTTCTCTGTTCCAGTATCTACTGCTGCTAAAGGAAAATCTTTTGTATGCTTCTTAAAATTCCTTGCAAAAGTTGAATATACTTTATCTGGATCTACACCAAATTCGCGAGCAAGAAGATTTCTATTGTAAGAAATACGGCTGGCAGCATAACTACTCCACTTAAGCTCGTTCTGCTTAACTGTGGAGTATGGTACAAATTCGCGAATAAATGTTGGTGTTCTCGCCATTAGTTACTATTATTTGCTTGTTGCGCTTTGAGTTTTTCCTCTTCCAAATGAGCCTTCAACAATGCAACATAAACTTCCCGCTCCCATGGAATTAGATTCTCTACCTCAGTTAATGAGTATTTATGGTACTGGAGCAAAGCAAAGTTTAACTTATAGTAGTTCTCCAAATCCATATGGGAGAGGGCTATGCGAAAAAACTCGACAATCCTTCCAATAAGACTGTACTTTTTACTTTAGTTTTTGGATTGGTAACTTCAATCTCATGTGACAACTTGGGCATAGTTTCAAAAAACTTCTCAATCAGTTTGAACTGATTAGAATTCATTTGATCTAAGAATGCAGTAACTTCACTTTTAGGAACAGAATCAAGATCCCAAGTTTCTTCTTCAGTAAGAATCTGACTGATACAAGTAGCGATCAAATCAAATGACTGTTCAACATTATTCTCACCAGAGAAATCAAAATTACTCTTGATAAATTGCTCTAAAGATGGATACTTCATCTCCATAGCAATGGTACTATCAATCTTAATCAATCTATCATGACCCTCCGACTTCTTGACCTTAATATCATCAATATTAATAGTCACTGGGACATAAGTCTCTTCATCATCTGGACAAAGAACATTTACTTCAATCTCTTCACCTACAGACTTACCACGAATGTTCAAGAAGAGATATTCAATATCAAAAGTAGGAAGAGTCTCTACTTTTACTCCCTTTGTCAAAATACAATTTGTAATTACGGTCTTAATTGCTGTAGTGATTTGTTTCGGATCTTCACTTTCCAAGGCAAGAACAAGAAGTTTTTCCTCTCTTACCAAGAATGGTCTGAACTGCAACTCTTCTCCAGTGGAAGGAAGAACCAGATCATAAGTTGGGGCTGCTATAGTAGGTAATGGCATAAACTTATCAATTCATGTGTTTATTTATGGGGTTATTCAGTAGTTCTGAATATTGGGAATGAAGACTCTCCAAATAATGAAGCACCAGGATTAGAGTTGAAAATATCTAAATCCAATCCAGATCTATTATATAAATTTTTCGTTGAATTGAAATCCCATGGATTAAATACAAGTGATGGTGGTGCATATTTTACATCTTCCTTATCTGCAACTTCAGAAATAAAGTATCTAGTATAAGTAAAGGATACTGTAGTTTTTAAGACATTAGATCCCTCATAACTAACTGGAACAGAACTAATTGCTTTAGGGAATGCTTGGACAAACTCATATACTAGTATGTTTTGTTTAGATTCAAGTCCAAAACCCAAATCTTTCTCAAATTTAACAATAGCAAGAGGTGCCTGATAATCTTGTGGATATCTTAGAGTAGATTGAAATGTTGGTTTTTGTAATGCTTTATCTCCTACGTCCTCCCCAACAATATATCTCATCCAAGCCTCAAAAAACTTGATCTGTAAGTATGATTTTTGAGAATTATTACCTGGATCCATTGTCACCATAAAGGTGAAATCAATAGTTTCATCATATAATTTTGAATATGCGTGCCTCTCGATAACTCCACGAAAATCTCTATTAGTTTCTATTGTCCCAAGACTGGATCCTGGAAGAGTAGCTTCCACACAAGTTAATTCAAGTAGCTCCTGTCCACCAGATTCAAATCCATCAAATTTAAAACCTTTTGGCGTTTTAACCACTACGCCATAAACAGATGACAAAGAGGGTCGCATTATTTTGGACTTTAAGTCCGTCATCTTAACGCCAGGATTGATAGGATTTGCCATCTAAATAAGTTTAAGGATCCCTATATTATATGTAGCCAAGTTTATGAGCGAAAGTATTAAAAGTAGATACCGCCCATCGTTCCCCAAAAAATACAAGGGTAACCCCAACAATATTATTTGTAGAAGTAGTTGGGAGCGTAGATTCTGTGCTTGGTGTGACCTTAATGAGAATATCTTAGAGTGGGCAAGTGAGGAGTTTTGTATTCCATATGTATCGCCAATTGATGGTAGAGTTCATCGTTACTTCCCAGACTTTCTTATAAAAGTCAAAGAAAAAAATGGATCTACAAAAACATATGTGGTTGAAGTAAAACCTAAAAAACAAACTAAACCACCTGAGAGAAAGTCTAAAAAAGTGACTAAATCCTTCATCTATGAAGCAAAGACATATGAAGTGAACAAAGCCAAATGGAAGGCAGCAACAGAATGGTGTAAGGATAGACGACTTGAATTTAAAATTATAACCGAAGACGAACTAGGAATCAAGTAATGTCTAAGAATACTCTTTTTGAAGATTTAAGACAGGAAGTTGATGTAGAACCTGGTAGATCTCCATTCTTTTACAGAAAAGCATTCAGGAGACTATCAAAAAAATATGCAGCAGATCCACAACGTCTTATCAGAGATGAGATGAAAGATCGCACCAGTGATGATCCAGATGACAATATGATCAGAAGATTCCCAAAACAGGGACATCTCTTTATGTTTGAATATTCCTCTGAAAAAGATAATGTATCTGTATTTGACCCATTTCCACTAGTATTTGTAATTAAAGTTGAGGGAACTTCTTTTTTAGGATGTAATCTTCATTACATTCATCCACTTAAAAGAGGGATAGTCGTTGAAAATTTAAGACGCAACAAATTAACATTACCTTATAATTCAGTATCTAAATATAATATAAGTCAAATTAAAGGTCTGTTGCTAGACGTTGCTAGGTCTGAGTGGACATCCGCTTCTAATTTACCAATAGAAGACTTCGTTAATATTAAAGACGGCAAATCTCGCTCTATTAATATTACAGACGTTTGGAAGAATAATAACAGATCCTTTAGGAAGATGCTCCGTGGAGCACTAATATATAAAGGATATGGATCAAACGATGAAGATTTTAAAGGTTAATTAACATGCCAACACCAGCAAAAGTTGAATCTGCAAATTCAACGTTTATTTTTGGTACATATAATTCTAATGAGGGCCAAAATACAGTTCACACTTCCCCACCACATAAACTTTCGTCATCAGACGGTAAGGAGATAAACTATTCAGTTGTAATTGACCCAGTAACAAAAAAACAAACAATATACGAAAGAACTTATATTATTGGAGCTCTACAAAGAATAGATCCAGATAAGGCAATAGCAGTTAAAGGACCTGATGGTACATTCCTTCCTACCGAATATGCATCAGGTAATCTTAATGAGAGTTTAGTAAAAAGATTGCAAGAGGACACCGCTCAAGCAACTTTTGAGAACGTTGTAGACTATACAGTAAAAAGTGCTTTAAAACAAACGTCTAGAGACGGAACATTTACGCCAGCACAAGTTGCAGAAGCAAAAGGTGAAAAACCAGAGACGCCAATACCGCCAGACAATCCAGAAAACCCAAGTGGTGGAGATGGAGAAACAGAACCTGTTACTGGTGATGGATCTTTAAACGGACTCACTGTAAGTTCAGCAGCAAATCAAGAGACAGTAAAAAGTTTTGCCGCAGGAAAAAGTGATTTAGTTTATCCAGAAGGTGCAATAGGTAATGAATCCGATTATATGAAATTTACCGCACTAAAATACTTGCCAGGAACACTAAACACTTCAGGTGGTTCCTTTGGTACATCATATCAAAGTGGAACATCACTTGGGCAAAGCGTACAACTTCCAATTCAAGGTGGCATTCAAGATTCCAATGCAGTTGGATGGAATGAAGACACTATGAACGTCTTACAAGCTGCTGGAGCGGAGATTGCAACAGAATTTATTGGAAAGGGTGTTAGTGCTGCTGTAAATACCCTTCTTGATCAAGCTAGAACTTTAAGTAGCAATTCTGGTCCAGCAAAGACTGCCATTAAGACTGCAATGGCAGGTCAAGCAGTGGGATCTAATGTTATAGGAAGAACTGAGAGGGCAATCCTCAACCCAAATACAGAACTTCTGTTCCAAGGTCCTCAGTTAAGAGCATTTTCTTTTAACTTTAAGTTAACTCCAAGATCATCAACAGAAGCAGCCATAGTGAAGAGTATCATCAAATTCTTCAAATTCCACATGGCACCAAAAACTAGTGATGCAAACTTATTCTTAAAAGCACCAAATATTTTCAGAATTGAATACTTTAAGGGTGGTCAACAGCACTCTGGTATAAATCTTATTAAGGACTGTGCTTTACAAGCATGTACCGTAGACTATACGCCAGATGGAACGTATATGAGATATGACGACGGTTCCATGTTCTCATATGATTTACAACTGCAATTCATGGAACTCGTTCCAATATATGCTAAAGATTATAACGAAGGAACTAACGCTGAACACCCAATCGGATACTGATAAATGGCAAATTACTTTACCCACGTTCCAAGCATTGCATATATCTCAAGAGATCTTGAGAATAATTCTTTGAATGACTACACAGTCACAAAGAACTTATTTAAGCGTGCCAAAATAAGAGAAGATATATTTCAAAGCATAAGTTACTTCAATAAGTATACTATCGTTGGTGATGAACGACCAGATCAGGTTGCTGATAAGTTGTATGGAGATTCTTCTTTAGATTGGGTGGTTCTCTTATCAAATAATGTTCATAATGTATATGAAGAATGGCCAAAAACACAATATTCTTTTGATAAGCACCTTATAGAAAAGTATGGGGATTATAATACATTATATAATGGTATTCATCATTATGAAACCATTCAAACTAAATCCAGAAATGGATATGTAATCTTAGAAGGTGGTGTTGAAGTCAATGAAGGATTCTTCAATGCACCAGAATATGAGATTGAGTTAGACACAAGTGTAATTTTACCATCAGAAATTCCTGGAGATTTTGCAACAGGAACAGGTACATATGATCCAGTTAGTGGTGAAGTTAAGACAGTAACAGTTACTAATCCAGGAACAGGATATACAGCATTTGCAGAGGTGACATTTGCAGATCCACCAAATCCAAGATTAGCAACAATTACCACTACACTCAATGTCCCACCAGATGATAGAGAGATTGGAACTATAACTGTCGTTGATGCAGGAACTGGTTATACATTCCAACCATTGTTAACATTCAGTGAGCCTCCTCCAACGGTTCCTGCAGTTCTTGAAGCAGTGATCGGTGCTGGTGGAACAATTCAAAGTGTTGGCATTACATCTGCAGGTGATGGATATACATTCACGCCTATAGTTACCTTCCCACCCCCACCAAATGTCATTGAGAGTGCTGTTTTTGTTAATAACGGTAGCGTAACTGTTGATGGTGGTTTTGAAGGTTGGTACATGGATCCTGCAGGTACTTACTTCTACACTGCTCATGGTGCAAATTCTTATACTCAAGGAACGATTGAACAATATGAGATGAGCAGTGGTTACGATCCAAATACTGCCTCTCAAGTAAATGTACTTACCTTAAATACTGGTGGTCTTAACTTCACATATGCTACTGGCGTTGAATTTAAACCAGATGGCACAAGGATGTATGTTAGTGGTCTAACCAATTCTGGTAATAAAATTGCTCAGTATGACTTAAGTACTCCATGGGATGTACTCACAGCAACATTGGCAGGTAACGTTAGCTTCCCTGCGCTGGCAGGAGTTAGATTCCAAGATAATGGCGATCATATGTTTGTTCTTGATACTCAAGATCCAGACACAATCAAAAAATATGAATGTACTGTTCCTTGGGATATAACTTCCATCTTCCCACTTCCAGTACAAACAGCAAATATATCCGTAATATGCCAACCAACAGAATCATCAATTCGTGGTTTCTCTTTTAAAGATGATGGCACAAAAATGTATGTTAGTGGTACGGATAACAACTCAACGTTCGTAATTACATTAGGTACTGCTTGGGATCTTTCTGCACTATCTTTACTTGGCGTATTAAACGTTCAAGCTGCTAGTGGAGATTCAACACCATTAGATGTATTTACAAATCCCTTTGAAACTTTATTCTTCATTGGTGGTTCAATTAACAGAAGAATCTACACATATGATACTGATGTTACTGCAAAAGCAACTGCAACTGTGGGTGTCGGAACTAGAGCAGAGACAATTGTTGATATTACAGTCACAAAACCTGGATCTGGATATACAACCGCACCACTACCATCGATAGTAATTCAACCACCAATCCCACATAGAACTGCAAAGGGTTATGTTACGATTGTCAATGGTTCCGTAAACCAGGTTGTAATACAAGACCGTGGATACAATTATAGAACTGCACCAATTGCAACTGTAGAAAATCCATTACCTCCAATTACTGCCGAAGCAGTCTTAAAAACAGAGAATGGAGGAGTAAAAGAAATTACATTGACAAATCCTGGAAGAGGTTATAATTCAATGCCAGAACTCTTCTTCAGTAAACCAGGACCAACATATACACCACAAGTAGATGAAGTATATGAGAGAAATGGTCAAGAATGGAAGTTTGATGGATTCAATTGGAGAAGAAGAATAACATTCGGGACTGTCTACTTTGATGAAGTAGCAGATGAATTGACTGAAATTAATGGCAGATTATCTTCTGTACCTATAACAAATTATCAGTACGAAGATAAAAAAGAAAGCGAAAAAAGACAAATATATGTTCTTAAAAAAGAGTATCTTGGTATGCTATTCAATGACTTAGAAGATATCATGCCATATAAAAAAGGATCTGGAGGTTATGTCTCCAGATCCCTTAAGAAGGGTGATAACCCTAGATTATACAACTAATGGTTCTTGATTAGATTATAATAAGTAGCAATAACCAGAAGAGTCAAACAGGCTCTCTCATAGGTCCACCTCATCACCCATAATCAACTCTCAGCGAGACGTTGGAAGTAGGACAGTGCATCATCATCACCATCATCATCAGAAGATGCTTTAGGAGTGATGTCAGGTGCGTTGAAGTCAGAACTAGTACCAAGATTGTCAAGCTCTTGCTTCAGATTTGAGGGAAGTTCAGACTCCTGTTGGCGATTGCCAAAACTAGGAGCGAAGTTACCACGCATGTTGTCTTCATCAGAGACCTCTTCATCCAGGTTTTGAAGACGAGGAGTGCCTTTACGACCAAGAACGTAGTCCAGACGGGTCTGGAGTTGCTCATAGGTCTTGAACTGATCAGCAGCAGTCATTGCAGCAAGAGAGTGCTGCGTCTTCCAGAGTGCTTCCAGAGCATCATCATCGTCCAGCAGTGCTGAAGGAGAATCAAACTCAGACTTATCATAGTTCCAATAACCATCAACCTTGCGAATCTTCAGTTTGAAGTTCGCACCTTGCCAGAAGTCAAAGGGGTTGATAGGAGTCTCATCTTCAAACTCAGGTTGCATTGCTGCCATGATCTTGTCAAAGATCTTCTTACCAAATTTGAAGAGGAAGACGTTGCCATCATTTGCAGGATTGGCAGGATCCTTTACAACATAGATGTTCGCATAGTAAGAGAGTTTACGCTTTTGCTTGCGAACAATCTCCTTATCCTTATCATTACCACTGTTCCACAGGGTACGGTTGTACTCAGACACAGGATCTTTCTGACCAATAGTAGTCAGAGAGTTCTCAATGTACCAACCGCCAGGACCTTGGAATCCGTGAGAGTACATCTTCACCCAGGGAAGATCTTCTCCATCGGGAGCGGGGAGGAATCGAATAACGGCATAACCGTTGCCCGTTTTATCCATTTCGGGCTTCCAAAGACGATCATCACCGCCGCTGGAATTGCTATTCATCTTCTCAACTTCTTTGACCAACTTCTGAGTCAAAGAACCAAGAGAGGATTGCTTCTTAAGATTTGCGAAAGACATTGGATTACCTCGGATTTGTTTGTATTCGGCTTGTGTGTACCCGATAGGGCACTTGCGGCGAGTACGGACCTATAATAGTGCAAGTGCCCTTAGTTGTCAAACTTCTTTTTCTTCGACCTGCTCCTTCATGTGACCAACCAGTTTCTCCATGTTACTGAAGATCACATTCATGTCAACGTTCTCTGGCATACCCAGCATAGCAGCAGATTTTACGATATTTGCCTTCATTTTCTGTGCCTCAGGATCGTCAGACAGAGACAATCTAGCATAGAGGACTTTTTGCTTGTCAATCAGTTGTGACAAGAGGTCAACGTGTGCCAATTTATCATCTTTATTCATCTGATAAAAACTGAACATGTTTTTATACAGTTTTTCTTGGAGATCGTTAATATGGACAATTTCTGCCCGCACAACATCTGAGTCAAAAAATGTCATAAAACGCACTCCTTTAAAATTTTCCTGAATTTAAAGATATCAATATTTAGGAAGGAATCATACTTCTTAATATTTTTGGAAACTTGCTCCCAAATAGGATCCTGCAGTTTTTTGTCAAAATCCTTACTGAACTGAAAAATACGATTATATATTACTAACGTCTCGATGCAAATATCACCACTTAGATGTTTTTTGAGAAGGGGTGGGTGACCCGACTTACAATCAAAAACATCCTCAACATCATATTCACTAAACAAGTCAGTAGACTCGTTTTTAAAAATATAACTTAAAGACTCATTCCGCTTCTTCCACGAATTATACGTTGATTCCCCTTCACGGATAAGTTGCCCAATCCACATAGCACTAGCATCCGTAGATTCAACAAAATTAGATACAAAAAAGTTAACGACTTCTTGATCGTTCTTTTGGCGACTCATCTTCTCAAACCAATAACGATCCTTCCTCTTATAGAAGGACTGTAGAGAGGCACGAGTTTTACCGTTATATCTGTGGTAGTCGTATTTATCTTTTGTGAAGTGATTCTTCAATCCCAGATAAGTTTTATACACGTCAAAGGGAGTCATTTTAACAAAAAGGGTTTTCACGAAATTTTCCCCGCGATAAATTTTCCGACTTTTTCTGAATTAAAAGATCAATTTTGCTCTGGAGGTCCTCTTGAGGAAGTTCAACTCCATTGCATCATACTTAATCTTCTCCTTCAAAGGTTTAGAGATTAGTTTAGGGACTGACTCTAGATCAATGCTATTACACTCACAAAAGTAAATGATAGCATCAATATAATTCATATCCACATTGTCTCTCACTAAGTATTCAATCTCTTGAGCAAACTTAGTGGGACAAAAAAACTTTTTCTCCAGTACCTTTTCAAATTCGTCTTCATTTTTACTGGGCATAGGTCTCCAGTTTGTAGTTAAGAAATTCTCTAATGTACTCTTGGAGTAGCTTAATGTATTTGGTTTTGTCGCGCTCTTCATAAACAACACATTCTCCATTTTCACATGCCATAATAATGACAAGTTTTTTTACTGATATACCAGTGAGCTCATAGAGCATACACCCATACGCCATACACTGAACAAAATAATGTTCAATCCACTCTACTGGTTTTGGTTTTTTTGAGGTCTTAAAGTCAATAATTGCCAATTCGCCATCGAATTCGGCAATACAATCTACGGTTCCAGCTACACCAAGAACCTTACTATATAGAGAACTTTCTAAAGCATGAATATTGTCAATCTTGTTTAATTCTGGTTTAGCAATCTTAAAAAGATAGTCTGATAGTGGTTGAACTTCAGGTAGACCTTCATTTTTTAGATAACACTCAGTAAGAGTGTGCATGTCTGTACCACGACTAGTTGCTTGTCTAGTAATTCGATCCGCAGTCTCTTCGCCAACCTTCTTACGCCACTTAGCAAAGAAGGCACGGTTCTTGTGACTAGTGACAGAAGTAATGGATACTAGTTTCAGTAACTCATCGGCATCTGGCACTTGATAATAACGGACTCCATCAATAGTCTCCCTGCTAAGGGCAGGGAGATCCAGATCAACATGATTAAACATCAATAACCTAATTCGTGTTTTGCAAAAAGATATTCCTTACAGAGACCAGAACGAACAATATCATCAAGACCAAACTCAATGATGTCAAACGATGGCATTACCCTAAGAATCTTCATGAAGTCGATGATACCATTTCTCTCATTGGTTTTTTGCAAGTCAGTCTGAGTTGCATCACCACAGAAACAAATCTTAGTGTTATCACCTGCCCTTGTAATTATACTATCAAGTTCATGAAAATTCAAGTTTTGGAATTCATCAACGATAATAATTGCTTTATCAAGTGTAGTCCCTCTGAGGAATGAAGTAGACCAGAAGCTTACAGTACCCTGAGTCTTCAAGTTACCATAGAGCATCTCAAAATCAGCATCAGTTGCCATCTGGAACATGTACTTAACCATGTTCTTATAAGGGATCTGATAGATGTCCGCCTTATCCTCATGAGTTCCAGGCAGGAATCCAATTTCTCTAGTTGCTACCAGAGAGCGGACAATGTAGATCTTCTCGTATGGTGTGTGCTCATCAAGAACATCTCTAAGAGCATTATAAAATGTAATGAAAGTCTTACCTGTTCCTGCTGCGCCATAAGCGACGATGTTTTTATCATCGTCAAAAGAATCATACAGTTTTGATTGATTGTCTGTAAGGGGATCAATCTCCAAAAGGAATTCGGAGTTGATTGGTTTACGCCTCTTCATTTGTTTGGCGGTCATGCCAACACCGATTGGTTGTAGGTCAGACTTTCTCTTTCTTGCCATACGGATAAATCTTGGGTAGGTTGACTTGTATTTAGTACATGGTGCCACAAATACATCGCAGCACCAGCAGCTGTTCCCCCATCATGTGCAATAGGGTCGATGTAAAAGTTTATGTGAGGGAATTCTTTGGCGTACTCATAGTTATTAACACAGTTTAAAAAATATCCACCAGAGAGCACTACGTTTTTCGTTTCGACTTTCTTAAGAAGGGATCGAATAAGACGAATTGTGTGCTTCCTAGTTTCATTCTGTGCTTTTTTAGTTAAGTTTGCAATGAGATCAAAATTAAATTCTGGGTTGTAATACTCCGCAGGATCTAATATTGGATCATCATAACATCGCCTATAACTATTTAATATAGTTTGATTGTCTGTAATCCAAGTATCTGTACTTTCATCATAAACAAACCACTCTTTAGTACATGCCTTGTCGGCATCACCATAAGGTGAGATTCCCATCAACTTACCAGCACTATTAATACCAGTAATCTGCATGATGCTATTGAATATCCATCCACAACTAGCAGTTGGAGATAAGACATACTTATCATTTACAAGAACTGGTTTAGACTTAGTTTTAAAACAGTCCCCTTGTGGTGTGTAAACCTGCTTCACGAGTTCTACTTGACCTTCAGAGAACTTATACATGGATTCAGATTCTCTAAGGGTAATATAATCATTAAAATAATGACCACCACCATCTAAAACAAGTGCTGCCGCTTCATCAAAACCCGATGCATAAAATGCATTGCAAGCATGATATAGATGATGCTCCCAGTAATAATGAGCATCTCCAAATGTAATACCATATCTACTAAGATTAGTTTTTACGTCCTGGATGATGTCCTCATCTGGATAATCATAGATATGAATTCCATTGATCTTCCCATAAGAAGAGAATGTAATGTGATCTAAGTGACGTGTATATCTAACGATGTCCATAAGACACCTCATCATACTACCACGCAACCACTCCTCTTCTTTGATGCCATTATAGCGATCGTCTTCCATGTAGTAGATCAACTCACCGTCCTCAACCAATGCGATTGATGGGTGATGAGAGATGTTAACTCCAAGAATAAACATAATTAAAGCTTCTTAACTGTAGATCCAGGTGCCTTAGATGCTTTGTCAAGAACTTCATTCCATTCTGGTCTCTGTTTGATCAGTCGGGACTGCCAATCACTAACCTCAACACCCAAACCTGGAGAATTCTCAGCGGTAAAGTAACGCTCCCAATCTGGGTTATCAATCTTCCACTGATCCCAATCGTGAATACTCATCTTCACTTCTTTGGTTTCACCAGTCTCCTTATGCCTAACAGGATATGTTGCCATTACTTCCACTCCAATGCTTCTGAGATGATTGGGAACTGCTCAATGAAGATAGCACGAATGTCTTCAGCAAGTTCCATGTGTTCCTTCTGTGTGCCGTTTGCAGTACGCAGATCCAGGTAATGCGCCCATGAGCGAACATTACCGCTCATGTAGAGTCTTGTTTGTGTGTTTTGTGGAAGCACAAAACGAGCACACTCCTTTGCCACACCTTTGTCAAGCAGTGCATTATAAACTTCAAGACTTTGCTTGAAGTGTTCTGCAATCATCGCCTCCATGTATGCTTTATCGCGTGGATTGATATCATCAATAGAGTTTTGACGATTCTTTGTATCCTGACGACGAAGATCTGGAATAGGAATTTCTAATTGAAGTTCCTTACTATCAGCATAGCGTTGTGAAAACTGCTGATATGTGAACGAACGATGCCGAAGCACTTGAGTTGCCACTGCAAGTGAGGTATTTAGTTCAACCGTCATGAATGCGTGCTCAAAGATGCTCCAGTGACGATGCTTAATGCAATACTTCAGGAGTCCAGCAAAACTATCGTTGTCCTGGTTCTTTGGGTTTGAAACACGGGCACAGTATGCAATCTGCTTCTCCGCATCAGGGGTAACACTGATAAGTTTTGCGCTCATTTAGACCTCCAAATAATCATTAAAAATTTCTAGTGCAGTATTCCAGTGAATAAATTGTCCTCTTGGATTCTGTGGGACAAGACAGAGAGTCCATCGTCCGCGATCTGTAGGATTGTTAGTCCCATGAAGCATACCGATGTTTACTAGACTTGGTTTGTTTGTGTTTGCCTCGTATAAGAAGTCGCAATCCTCTTCCTTTGCCCATAGATTGTCATGGAATTCCGAAGTTGCATTGCCATAACCAAGCATCTTTTTTCTAAAAGTCTTATCAGACTTCCACCATTGTATCACGCCTTCCTCAGGACCCCAAGTGATATTGATCTTTGCATGATGGGTATATCCCCCATGATCTGTATGAATAGGAATCTTTGAATATGGTGGAGTATAAAAAACTTCCTTCAATGCCAGGATAAGTCCAAGATCATTGAACCATTCTTCTACTGGATAGAATGGGTAATCATTGATATAAAAGTGCTTAATCTGTTTCCCTTCCTCTTTGAACATGTCAAGAGGACCTATGGTAAAGGGAAGGTTAAGGTATCTATGATACCAATTAGTCGCAGTACCCATCATCATCGTTATAAATTTCATCATAGTCCCCATCTATTGGGAGAGAGGAAAATCCTTCTGTATATGAATCAACATCAGAATAAACTTCAGACTCAATCTCTTCTAATAGTCCCCTCAATCTACCCAAGAGTATCTTTAGCTTCTCTCTTTCCATCTGCAATTTAGATACACTTAAACATTATAGTACAAAAAAAGAAGGGTCGCAACCCCCCTTAATTTACTTGATCTTCCAGCTTGGTGTGCCCATGGATTTTAAATCAACCCATTTGGCATAATGTACACCACGATAAGTTAAGAACGCAAAAGTTCTATCTGGATCGTGCTTCTTAGGATCAAATACTGGAAGGTCATAAAAAAATCTGACCTTCAGCATTCTTATCTCCTCAATCTATTTTATTGAGGAGCAGTAGTTCACCATACAATAGGAGAATAAATGCTGCGCTAAAAAGGGAACCGAATCCCGCAACTTTTAATGCAAGCATATCTTCCTCACTTGATGTAGGTGTGACCACGGTAGCAGAATGCTCCGTGAACTTCATCACGCTCTTCGCAGCGACGATCAAAAATCACTCCGCGATAAGCGGTGTGAGAGATCTGTGCATCATGCAGGCGAGCCTGCTTTTCGATTTGCTTTTTGATGAGGTTAAGTGTGTTCATTTGTCGTTACCTGAAATACTAGGGTGAATTTAATCTCCCGTTCCTTCAGTCGTTTGCGTCCCAGTAGAATTCACATTCAGGTACAGATTCCTTTACAGTCTCTACCAATTCTACCACCACTTGTGGAGGTAGTTCTGATCTATTTTTTGTGATCCTGAACAATAATGCATCAGCATCAGTACAAGTTATACTTGAATATAAAAGTAATTCTAGCATGGGATGAACGCTCCGTTCCGCGACTTACTTGCGTCTTATATCTCGACCGCACACTCATAAGGTGTATGACGTAAGAACTTTCTCTTCATGCTCTCACGAATACCTACATTTTCAGGACGAGAATAATACTCATCTTTATATAGATTCGTGATTGCTTCTTGAGATTGCTCGCAGGTCATCATCCAGTCGTAGGCACCACTGACAAGATAGTCACTGGTAACCTCTTGTGTACTGAATGCCATGAGCAGCATTAGAAGAGGCATAAGATGAACGTACTGTCATTATACACTGACGTTACTATGTATGCAACTTATTCGGTATAACGCTATACCGTTTTTAATATTACTCAATAATATCAAAGAAAAATACCTGGGTTAAACGCCCCGTAGAGACATCAGAACCAAATCCAGGTTTAATACTTCTGTGAAGTAGATCGCCACGATACAAAACTAAACGATTATAAACATTACCGATCATGGTGATTAGATCACCCTCTTTGGTAAAAATTCCTGTTCCTGAATTTACAGGAGCATTTGGTGTCAAATACAAAACACCCGCCCATTGAGATGTATCAGTATGAATCCAAGTCTTAGCATCTTTCAAACACAATTGAAATCTAAAACTATCCATTGTATAGTCAAGAGTCTTTGCCCTTAACATGGGAGCAATCTTCATCGTCACCATGTCTTGATACTCTTCGTCTGCCCTATCACTACGAAGTCCTGGAAAATAACCTTCAGTATTAAAATCCAGTTTTAAAACAGATTCTCTTACTATATCAGGATGCTCTAAAAATTCATCTATAATGATAGTATCAACTCTCACAAGAACATTCCCTGCTCACTCATGTATTTAAGAGTCTCCTTCAAAGTACCACGATGATTCAATCCAATGGCAACTTGAGGGTACTCTGCTTCACTACCAAACTCAGCACGGAACTGTCTATCACTAAAGTCAACACCAAGCATAAATTCTCTTACGTCCTGACCACAAGCCTCAAGAACCATCTTTGCTCTTTCTGATTCTTGGCTACCGTTACCATAAACTAATGCTTGCATTTTAATCTTCGCAACTACCATTTGTTTTGTTTTATCACACCAAATGTAAGGTGTTTCAGATCCGTCTTTATGAATGACGCTATACCTAGTCACGCTGTCTCCAGTCGTCAGGTTTATCTTGCTTGAACCAATCTACAATTTCATCTGCAGATTCAAACCCCGTTTTATAATTAGATGGGTCGGGGTCTCCTAGTCCCATCTTATTCATAAAATCATCCATGCTACCCTCTTGAATATCATTGGCAGCTTGACGACGTGCTTTGTTTAGCCATTCTCTTGCTGTTGTGTAAGACTTGGATAGTTTCTCTGCCCAAATCATATCACTTAGTTCCACTTCTTCCTTATTAGAGATCTTTCTGCAGATGCCTTCTAAGCGAAGACGATACTGAGTTGATAGCATGGTGATCTATACCTTTAATTTTATTTATTGAGACCTGCAATAACAGCGCCTAACTTCTCGGCACGACCGAGATAATAGTCTCTCTGCTCTTCCAGAGCACAGTTAATATCATCAACAATGACTTCAACGTCAACGTCATCATTGAAGTAAGTCTGAATTGCTTCAGTCAAGTATCGTTTCCTATTCCACTCAGGAGAATAGGGTCTATAGTTTGACATAATAAAACGTATTCATATTAATAGTTTAATAGAGTCCTGACAATTTGTCAACTAGTGTTCTTTATATTTGTCAGGATTCTTCTTCACATCATATATGAAATAACCAAAGGGAACCAAAAGTAAGGTTCCCAGAATTGATCCAACTAAAGCAGGATCAAGCATTGTTATCAATTTGTGAATCATTGTCCTCTCCGTATTCCTTTAAGAGATTATTGACAAGTGTTTCACTCCCATCTAGATTTTTGATCTCATAGAGAGGAGACTTCATGTACTTTTTGATCTTTTTATATTCTTTGATTAATTTTTCTACTTCTTCTTTTTGAACGAAGACTTTTGCTTTACCATCTTCTGCACCAAATCCATTAGACATTATTTCTTACCTTTAGGTGGATTATATAACTTTGGATTTGCTGTACCAGAGGATTGTTTAAACTCAATAAGATCATGTCTATACATGTCCCAGTAATGATCAAAGATATCTACTTTTTTGCCAGCCATAACCAAATCATAACACTTACGACCACTCTTTACATAAGTTACAAAGTAAGCAGTGCAAGGCAATGACTTATCATCAACTGACTCTGGATCACAATCCTCATGAAGTATTCTGATTTTATTACTCAACTACGACCTCCCCACTGGATATCTGAATATGCCTCAGCGATGACAGACTTAGTAATTTTATACCTAGTCTGCAACTTCTTGTCCTTAACCAAAACCATGATCTCGGCTTCCCTAGGATGAAGTCCTTCAAGCATTTGAATGAACATCGTCTCTCTACGGAGACTGGTAAGGGATGGGTTGCCTCCTTGCAAATAATTGTAGAAGTTCTGCCATTCCTTACGAATAGAAGTTGCTCTCTTACGAACAACTTCATCCATTTTAGACAGACCGTCAACCCTATTCAACTTCTCAATCGAAGCGGACAGAGATTCGTTTTGTGCAGTCTGCTCTTCTGCACGAGAGTAAGGTACATCACCCTCAGGAAGAGCAGACACAGCAGTGTCATCAAAATTCCAAATCAGAAGTGCAACTAGACCTTCAGTCCTATACTTTTGCAACACCTCCGCCTTTTTAGCAACTGTCCTTTGTCCATGAACCAGATCAAGGATCTCATGCATGAAGGGGTTTGGTTGCAATTCAGGAATAGGTTTAGTCGTCTTCTTCTTCGTAGTCGTCATAGCCATTTTCAAATCGTACTGCTAAAATTTCATCGGGAAGAATGTTCCCATTTTCGTCAAACATTTCGGGATGTGTATAGACTGGTGAAGACATTAGTACATGTTCTTTCGCCATCCAACCAACCACTCCGCCCACAATGAGCATCATTATGGAAAATAATGCGGAGAATGTAAGTGTAATTGCTAACATCGGACTGCTCCCGAGATTACCTCTTTTTAAGAATACCAAGTTTTAATTCAAAATGGAAGTGTATCTCTCGACTTAGGAGAGAGATGACCTTCCCAAACATTATGCCAAATGTTTTAGGTTTTGGTTTCTCCCTCCTGCTGCGGTGTCGCAACATTAACTCAAATCCCCGATTAATATCTGGAGATTCTTCTGATTTATTTAGTTGACTTCTTTCGTCTTCCTGGTTTTTTGTCATTGCTGTATCTCCAGGCATCTTCAAGAATACCATAGAGATATTCTTTTATTTTTCTTGCTTGTGGTTTTGGAATGTGACCATACCCTTCTCGCAATTGCTTATGAGTATCGTCTTGACCACCTTGAAGATATTCTTCAAGGTCCAAAATCAACAAGTTGATCTCTGCTGCCGTCGTGCTTTCAATAAACTCGTCAGCATGGCGGCGCTTTGCATTACATATTTTTAGATAGTCGTACAGTTTAAGTACAAATTTACCTTCAAAGGCATAGTCAATTGCTTTCTCAACATCATAGTAGAGTGCAAAGTCAATGTCCTCTTCCATTAGTGCAGACACCATTTTAAAATTATATATCAAAAAGTGGATTTAAACAACTGCTTGGTTTCATAAAACCAAACGTAATCTAAAGTAGATTCGTTTAAAGTTTTGAGTGCTTCTTCTGCTGTTTCAACGAGTGGTTGACCAGCAAGATTAAAACTGGTGTTCAATAGGATACCATGACCTGTCAAGTTTTTGAACTCCCTTAGGATATCATACATGTGACCAGATGCAACGGTTTGAACCCTACAGGTTCCATCCACATGAGTTACACCAGGGATTATATCAGACTTTACAGGAAATGAAAGTGTCATAAATCTGCTGGGCATAGCATTCTCAAAATACAAATGAGCATCTTCCTCTAAGACCATGGCAGCAAAGGGTCTATACCATTCTCTCTTCTTTATTTGGTTAACTATATCTCTAGCATCAGGATTCAAAGGATTGAACAATATAGATCTGTTACCAAGAGCTCTCTCACCTGCCTCTGCCTGCCCGTAGAAGACCGCTACAGACTTGTTTTGGCATAGTAGATCAACTACCCCCTTAGTATCCACTGTGACACCTTTATACGATGTTATATCATGATCTACTCCATGATAAGAAGTTGTCTCAATAGGATGTATTGTTTTATCTTTTGATACTGTTCTGTACACATACATGGCAGCACCTACAGATATGCCACCATCATTACAAAGAGGTTCAAAAAAGAATTCAACTTCTGGGAACTCTTGAGTCAACTCATAATTAGTTACAATGTTCATTGCATATCCACCACTCAAACAAACTTTCTTGACGCCAGTTTTCCTAGTGTATTTTCTAACCAAATCAATTACTTGATTCATACACTCTTGCTGAACTTCATAACAATAATCAGCATACTTTTGATAATTATTGTCCGTAATATCAAGATGATACCTATCCTGATCACCATACAGAACAGATAAAAATTGCGAATTATCATTAAAATATTCGGTTATACTCTTTAGTGCGTCAAATCCACTTAGATTTATTTTTGGAATAGATTTTCCATATGAAGACAACCCCATTGCTTTACCACAATCCTGAAGAGTTTGTCCCATTGCTAGAGCAGCACTATTATATAAGTTACCAATATTAGCCCACCCAGAATTTATATCACGGATCTGATATTCACAATAATTAACAATCTTTTTTACATCACTACACTTAAACTCTCCATCTGTAGCATATCCCTTATACAACTTCTCAAATTTGTTTGGATAAGTAGCAAGATAAACAGAGTCACATTCGTATGTTTTTAAATGCTTCTTACTAAATTCTGCGCCTGCTGCATCAATAACAATCACTAAGGACTCTTCAAACCCACTGTTATAAAATGCATTCGATGCATGAAACAAGTGGTGCTCATTTAGTGGATTAAAAATCTTTGCTTCGGGAGCAAAAGATTGCAAAATGTTGTTTAGTTTTATAGCATCAGTGCGATCTAGTTGATTAACTGACATAATGTAATCAACATTGCCAAGAAGATTGTTATCGATAATCGTATCAATAATTGCATTATGACTCGTGTCGTGCTTTACTCCAGTATATCTCTCTTCTTTTAAATATCTTTCAACCTTACCATCAACAACAAAAGTTGCAGAGGAGTCATGACCACCACCAAATATAGTTAAAACTCTCATAATAAATATCTATTATTGAACCTTTGTGATGGAAGTTAGGAATAAACTATTTGAATTATATCAGAACCTGACTCCAGTTGCTCTTCCAAATTGGTTGAGTCCTGTTATAGAAGATAAGAACTCGTGTATAAAATCTTATGTATGGAGAACAGAAAACCTCCGCAGAATAAGAATTTGTGAGTTACATATCCGTGGTAAGTTTATTGCAGAGTCTCTTGTTATATATCCAGACTTTCAATACAATGCCCCAGTCTTTGGAACAGAATATGTTAAGTGTGGTAATGTAAAATATTTTGGAACCATTGACTTCCATCCACTAGAAGGAAGTAAAGAATATTCAGACAAATATATTCAAACGTATCTTGGAGATCAAGAAGATAGAATAAAAAATAAATCAAAGATCTATGATCTAGACACATACTTCTCCAAAAAACTTTGGATCAAGACTGATCGTCAAGATTTTTATGACGAGTATATTGATAAATTAGATCTATACCTTAGAAGATATCAAGAATGCACAAAAAGATGTGAACAGTCTCCTGCTCACATCTTTCAAAAAGGTTATGACCATCATTTATCATACACTGATCCAGCATATGGTATCATAAAATCATACTATACAAAGCAATTTGCTAGGAAGTATATTAATGGTTTTTTATTTGATCTCGCTCAATTACCAGGAACGTAACGAGCCTTCTTTAACCACTCAACAGTATCCCTAGAACCTCCAATAACTTCATCGTCAATCTCAACCTTAGGGAAGGTTGCATTCATTCCAAATTTTTCATAATGTTCTGCCTTGGTAAAATCTTTTCCAAGTTTAAATTCAGTGTAAGTCAATCCAATTTGATTTAGGATTCTAGTAATATAGAGACAGTAAGGACAATCATCTTTTGAGAAGATAATAATTTCTTCTGTCTGTTCAACATCTTCTTTTTTATGCAAAATGTGAGGATCGTATTTGTAAACCATAATTTTATTATACGCTGAAGATTACCCAACCCCTAGTAGAGTCAGAATATATTAAATCAAAGGATGCACCTTCTGTGCTGACAACTAAATCAGAAGCGTCACTCATAATATTATTACCATTTCTATTAATTGTCAAGTTGTTAGAGTCAAATGTGCCTCTGACATCCACAATTCTAACTTTATCTCCCTGTTGTGGAGATACGGGTAACGTGAGAGTCCATGTACCGCCACTAGTATCTGCCCAGACAGTTGTCCATGGATCAATATTAGTGTTGTTAGATGCACTAAGATATGTAGTCTCTACACCTTGGATAGGAATCCATCTACTGAGAGAGGAGTTCCACACTTCGAGGTTACCTGTAGTATCATTTCCTCTAAGTTGAGGAGTTGTGACTGTGCCAACTCCAATTTGACCTTTGACAAGTACATCACCATTTGCTGCAATATTACCCTTTGCCAGCATAGCAGTTGTTGCTGCACCAATTATAACCTGAGTTTGTGTTCCACCTGCACCGACTCTACCAATAGTTGCAATACCACTAGTTCCATTACTCAAATCAATTTGATTTCCTCTAATTGTATCTCCAGAATAAACATATCTCCACTTCTTAGAGTCTTGTCCAAGGTCAAACGTATTAGTTGTACCTGGAGTAACGTTAGAGTTAACGTTAGCATCAAGGACAACTGCGTTCTCAGTACCAACACCAGTGTTAATTGTACCTCCCTGGAAAGTTACAGTACCAACAAAGGTTGCAACCCCAGCAACATTAGTGTTACCCTGTACTGCAAGGTCATCAGTAATAGTAACTCCTGCAAGTTCAGTATTACCAATTACTTTAAGTGCATTAGACCCAGGACTTGTAATACCAATAGATACTGCAGATTTTACATATGCACTCTGAGATTGCATTGTGCCTGCAACACCAATGTCTCCAGAGAATGCAATGAAGTTTTCATAGTATCCAGTGAGAACAAAATTTACTAGGTTCTGATCTTCAGAATCACTTCTAATATAAAGAACATCTCCACCAGCAGCTCTTAAATCAGTTCTAACATGAGTAGTATCTCTAGGGACAGTATAGTTGAACTCAAGATAATCTGTTGATGTTGTTCCAAGACCAACTCTTACCTTGGTATCAAAAGATCCCCTATTACAAATATAAAGGTTGCCCCTAAGTTCCTTATAGTCTGTAGGAACCATGAAGAGTAGACTGCTACTCTTGGAAGATGCAGATACTCCCTGAGCAAGGAATCCACCCTCTTCTCTATTCTCAGTCTCTGCAGCAAGCAGTGTAAATGTTACGTCAGTATGGTTAGCACGTACAACAACACTCTCACCATCACCAAAAAATATACTATCAGTTTCGTAATATTCTCCTCTTGGAATTATTCTGTTAAATACTAGGTAACCTTTTGTAGTGTCAAAGTCTGATATATTTCCTGTAGAGAGACCAACTCGAATTTTAATTTCGGATGCACTACGATTAGTGATATATACCTTTCCTTCTACCAACTGACCAGCGGGTGCGGTATAAAGAACCTCGTTCGTATTCAGTGCAGTTGGCTTGATAGTTGCTAGAGATCCAAAAGCCATCGGATATATCCTGAAAATTGTTGCAGTAATATTATTTATTTGATATAATATTGGACAAAAAGATATGATAATTCTAACTGGTGCCAAAGGATTTATCGGCAAATGCTTTGCAGATAAACTTGATGATGAAGTAATCCTTGTGGACCAAGAAGATGCTTGGAGACTTTTTACCGACTTTGATGAGTGGAATAAAGTAAGTCTCATCTTACATCAAGGTGCAATATCATCAACTACAGAGAAAGATTTGCAGAGGTTGTGGCACTACAACGTAGCATTCTCGTGTGCCCTGCTTAATAAAGCAATAGAATATCAAATTCCAATTAAGTATGCATCATCTGCATCAGTGTATGGGAATCAGAGCATCCATCAAAAAGCAAAGACATACAATCCACTGAATCAATATGCAATCTCAAAGTTGCAAGTGGATTACACTGTCTTAGATAATATTGATAAGTTCTCTCTTGTCCAAGGGTTTAGATACTTCAATGTCTATGGAGATGGAGAAGATCATAAAGGTAATCAGGCAAGTCCCGTAAGTAAATTCACCAAAGAAATTAAAGAAACTGGTGAGCTCAATCTGTTTAAAGGATCTGATAAGTTCCTTAGAGATTTTGTATGGGTTAATGATGTTGTGAATATTGTTCTCAACAATAATGCTGGTAGTGGTATCTACGACATTGGCACTGGTTCACCAGTGTCATTTCAACATGTAGCAGAATTAGTTGCAAAAAAAGAGGGTGGTAAAATTAATACCATCCCATTTCCAAATCATTTAAAGGGTAAATACCAAACCTATACTTGTGCCGATATGAAGTGGATTGGTAATTATAATTTTACAACAGTAGAAGAATATATCAATCACCACGAATGACTCGATAACTATCAGAATCAAAGTGTTGGGTTGAGAACTCAAACAGTTCAGTATCATTCAAAGCAACCATCTGATGTCTCATCCCAACAGGAATATGAAATTTTTCTCCAGGTGTAAGAACAATCATCTCCGCTGTCGATAAATCATTTTCATACCCATAATATAAAGACATGAGACCACTCTGCAAATAGAAGGTCTCATCTTTTAATTTGTGATAGTGCCATGAGCATCTCTTACCCTTCTCAAAGAATAAAAGCTTACCACAATACATTTCATTATTAACGATCCACTTCTCATATCCCCAACCTTTGGGAACATATTTAATTGAAGAAGTCATTAGAATTTACCGCCTTATCATCTATGTAGTAGTCCGCTGAGGGTTTACCCATAATGAGTTCATGATACTTACAATTCCAAATCCTCAGTTGAAGTTCCGTTAACTGCCTCCAACGAGCATCAGCTTGAGTTGCATCATCATGATAGGTTCCCATACCTCTAGCAGTGAAGTACTTAATGTAGTGACCTTCATCATACAACTTATTAATCTTCTCAATGTTCTCCCTCATGGGAGTGCTTGCTTCATACTTACATGTCTTACAAGTGCCATTCTTCTCGGCAATAACACCATCAATATCAATGCAATATGTCTTCATTCCAGGTAGTAGTGCTCTCATAGTCCTGCTACATCTTCTTCCTTTAAAGTATAACACCCATAGTGTTGAACTGCAATAGCAGATGCCTTATTTGCAACACTTATTGCTGCTGCAATATCACCATATGTCAAGAATGCATATACCAGTGCCGCTAAAAAAGTATCTCCTGCACCAACAACATCAAATACATTCACGCGCTCTGGTGCATAAATATTCTCCATGTACTTAGCACCTTGCTCACCCATAGTAACAATAAGATTCTCTGGGTTTGGTGCAACAGTCAGATTATTATATTCTCTCAAATTAATTTTAAAAAATACATTTGGATAACTGAACAGCTCAGTTTTTTTAGTATCAATAAAGACTGGTCCTGAGAAGTTCTGACAAAAAACTTCCAAGTCGTTCTTAGTTAAATACCCCTTATCATAATCAGATATAACCACAGCATCATACTGCATATGAATAAATGCAGATTTTACTTCGGATACTCTTAGGGGATCAATATCAGACTCCTCATCAATACGTATCAGTTGTTGATTACTACCACGATCAACTACCCTACGCTTTATGATTGGTTTCTTATTGGTAATATGATTTACAAAGACACCAAAAGACTCTAGATTTGCCTTGACATTAGCAGACATACCTTTATGTGTCTCAGTTCTATCATATTTAAGAACTGGTACAGGAGCTTCTGGACTAATACGTTCTACGTCTCCATAGACATATTCATCATCGCAAGTCTCTCCTATCAATAATACGTTCAATTGTTTTTGTGGTTGCATAGTCACCAATTCTACTAAAAAATACTAACTCAGCAGCGTACATTGATCCAATGACAGACTTACCCTTCCAATCAGAACCAACAACCATTACGTCTGGTTGGATAAAGTTAATTAACACTTCTAATTCTAAATCAGAATCAAAATAATGTACCTTATCCACTGCTTTTAAATTTTCTAAAAAGAACTTTCGTTCTTCCTGATTATATATTGGTCTGGAAGGACCTTTTTTTTCCGCAACTCTTCTGTCAGTATCAATACCTACATGAACTCTATCGCCTAGAGATTTTGCAAAATTTAAAAGTTCTAAATGACCTCTATGTAGAAGATCAAACGTACCATTTACAAAAACTTTTCTCACGGTCGATAATCCAAATGAATATTTCCAGATATTGTTGACCCTTCACTACCATGAGCAACCATGTGCATAAGGAATGATGGGAAGATTATGATAGAACCAACTTCCAAATCTGGTTTATAATCAAGCATAAAGTCAGGTATTCCACCACCACTAATCTGATTTTGAATATCCTTCATAGAAGGATTGAAGAACATTGTTTTAGATCTAGGCACAGTCTCGTAGATAATAAAACTCCACTGAGAATGTGGATGTATATGGGGATCTTGATAGTCTGTTTTGGTATAGATATTCCTCCATATAGATCTAATCCCAGCATTCTCATATGAACAATTTATTTGATTAATATTCCTTGAGATTACCTCGTTCAAATGCTCCCAAGTTTCGTCAGCAACTTCAATATTCGATCCAAGACTTGTTTTAATTTCACTATCCCAAGTAGAGTTATACTCACCACATTCTATACTAATCTTGCTGAGATCAACTTTATCTTCAAATATAGGAATAGCAAATAAATCTTTTCTCGTCATAATTTTAATTGGATACTTCAATCAATACTGCATATTCTGGAAGGTAAAGATACTCAATAGATGAATTAGCAAGAGTGCGAAGAGCATCATCAAGAGTCTCTACAAGAGGTTCTCCACCAAGATTAAATGATGTATTAAAGATAATAGGACAACCAGTTTGCTTATGAAACTCTTCAATCAATCCATAATAATGTCGATTAACTTCCTCAGTAACTGTCTGAATTCTACATGTACCATCAACATGAATGATAGCAGGAATCTTTTCCTCAATTCCTTCTTGACACTTGACAGCATACATCATGAATGGGGTATCATCCATACCACGAAGATCAAACCACTCATGAACGTGTTCTTTTAGAATAGATCCAGCAAAAGGACGGAAGTATTCACGACGCTTCACTTCATTAACATGATCTTTACCATTAGGATCACGAGGATCATAAAGAATAGAGCGATTACCAAGGGCACGAGGTCCTGCCTCAGATCTACCCTGATACATTGCAACAATATTCTTATCTTTGATAAGATTTACAACATCTTCATAATCAGCACCAGTTTTAATGTCAGTTGCACCCCAGCGAGTAGCAACTTCTTCAATCTGATCTAAAGAATAATCATACTCAGGACCATAGTAAAGATCCTTAATTCTATCTCTAATTTCCATGTCACCAGTTACAGAATGATAAACTAAAAGTGCAGCACCAATAGCAGTTCCAGCGTCGTTGCTAACTGGTTCTACAAAAAGATTGATACCCTCATCTTTAAGTTGTTCAAGATACCAATAGTTTGCAACACAATTTAAACCATATCCACCAGAGAGGACAACATTCTTGTTTCCACTCTTCTCAACTGCTTTACGAATCAAATCCAAAACCATCTGTTGCGATTCAACTTGAATGGCATATGCCATATCCCTACGATTCTCAAGCAAAGTGAGGTCACCAGGTTCTGGAGGAGTCTTCAAGAAGGTATATCTACCCTCATTGACAACCGCACCATTGGGATACGTTGGAACAATTACATCTCGATTAGAAGTCTTCCATTCAGCAGTTCCACCATGATCGGAATAGATCTCTGGAATCTTGTCATTAGGTTTTCCATATGGGAACAATCCCATAGTTTTGCCAGCTTCAATGGGTGCCCATCCACAATATTGAGTTACTGCTTCATATGCTTTTGTAATACCAGCACTCTCATCAAGAATGAATTCATGAGTTCCCTCTTCATTCTCACCTTCACTAGTAAATTCTTCGATCCTTGCAGATCCCCATGGACCTCTACCTGCTTGGTGTTTGTAGATAGTCTTAAAATTTGCAGGATATTCACAAGTAAACATGGATTCCAATTCCCATGTCATATCATTTTCTCTACCGACATTCATCGGAATAAAAGTTCCTGCACCATCCACAACTAAAGATACTGCAGACTTAAATCCAGATCGATAAAAAGCACATGCAGCATGAAGTTTATGATGAGTCCTGCTCAGGTCAATAACTTGAGGGTGCTTATAGAGATCTTCTTTTCTATCAATCAGTCCCAACTTTCTAGCTAGACCTGTGTAAAGATCATCACCAGTAAAGTCAATTCGACCGCTCTCACCTAGTGGTTGAGTATGAGCAACAACAAGATAGTCAAGTTTATCTGTGTATTCCAAAATCTTGACCATAGATGCAAGAGGACCTCCATCATACTTGTGCCTAGATAGTCTCTCTTCTTCAATAGAGAGAACCATCTCACCATCTTTTAATAGGCAAAGACCAGAGTTATGTCCTCTAGCGATTGCTGCAATCCATTGTGCCATTCCTACCTCACTTTAAATTATTAAGGATTTCTTTAACTTGATCTTCTACTTTAGTTTGTTGAGTTGCTGTCTTTACATCATCCAAAAATCCTTTTGTTGGTTTTTTAATTTGTGGTTTAGTTGCGTTTAAAGGTGCTCCATAAGTGGAAGGAGAATTCAAAGGGGGAGAAGGTAAAGGTTGTTTTTCAGTTTTAGTCTTGTAGTTCGTATATGCAGTTGATTTACCCAGTCTCTTACGAACAGAAGCAATCACTTGTTTCTCTTGATCCTTAGACAGTTCCATTGCTTGATCGTTATAGCGATCCGCTGCTTCGTCCATAGTCAAACGAATCGGAGAATAAACTCTTCTACCCTCACCAACATCAATAATATCAAAATTATTACAGTCAGGATAAGAAATATTAATTGGGTAAGTAGAACCAGTTACTACAGTTGCAGTCTTATCAAATGCTCTAGCAAGATGCTGTCCCATACTGTCACACCCTAAAAAGTGGTCAGCGGCATGAATAAGACCTGCCCAGGTCCGCATTTCAGTAATCTGAGGTCGAGCAACTTTATACTTTGACTTCTCTTCATTTTCCTCAAGTGGGAATTGAATCTCACTCATAATGATAACTGCATAATCTTTTTTCAACTCATTAATAATACTAACAATATTATTAAGGGAGAAACTACGAGAAGATGGATCAGCAATAAAGTCCTCACCCACTGCTTCAGTAGACCTACCAAAAGGTTGAACAATTAAAACTTTATCTTTACCTGTTCCTTGCTTAACTTCTTCTACAGCGTTGAATCCAGAGATGACTTCCATCTTAGACAACTGAATTGTTGGTGCAGGAAGTTCCCTTGGTCCATCAAGTTCATTAATTTGAATATCATATGCTTGAGAAAGACTACACTTCTGATTGTAGTATTCCCAAATACGATATGGTTCAGTAGTAACAATATCTCGGTGCTTGAGTTCCTGTTCAAATAGTCCCTTATGCCAATTATCGAATGCTTTACCATCCAGAGTTGGATGACCTTTAAAAAAATCTGTTCCTCCCTCACAAACGATAACAAAATCGTCGTGGGTCTCTGCATATTTTTCAAATGCAGGGATGGAGCAAATTACTCTGCCAGCTCCACCATTGACAAAAAATGCTTTTGATCTCATTAAATCAACTCCAAATGGATAATGAATTATAATCTTGGGTTATTTATCACATGAACATAACCTGCACCAATCGGTCACAGTCTTTGAACATTGTCTTCTCCATGATAGCACCATGAACAATGCCAGCAGGATATAACACTGCCTTATTATACTTCATCTTTGATAAATGTTCAAGGTTTATTACATCTTTTTTAGGATCATATTGATAAAATCCTGTTCCACCTTCACATTCATCCAATGTATTTAAGTACACAACACATGCCCATTTTAAAAAGTCAGGGTCTCTATGAGCAATCATGTTTCTACCATCTTCGATAATCTCACGATTACTTGTCACGTTAACCATGAATCTCATACCAGACCAGTAGTAGTCATGATCTTTTTTATTAAATTCAATTCCCCAACCAGGATGCTGACACAAAGACTCAAAAGTATTTTTAAGTTGATAACCAAGTTCAAGAGTATCTTCACACACTCTACGACCTATTGCTCCAGCAAGAAGATCTTCATTATCACTTCTGGTAATCTTCTTAGAAGATATTGCATACTCTCTTACATTATCAGGATCTTCATAAAGGTTATCAATCTCAATTACTTGACTATCAATAACCTTAACCACCTTTGCAGTCAACTCAGAATTCAATTCAAACATTATAAAAGTGGCATTGCTCCATATTGTGCAGTTGGATATGAATGCTCAAAAGCACTCTCAGGAATTACATCGTATCCAATTGTAATCCTTTTACCAGTGTAGTGAGAGTTATTCACAACTCTATGTCTCACATTACCATTACCAAAATATATGTTTCCACACTCATTCTTCACCTCCCAATCCTCAAACTCGGTGGTGGTATCCTGTGGTTCTATAGAAATATATCCGTGATATGGTGCTGTGTGATTGTGCCAGTCTAACACCGTATCATAATCATGCATATTTAACCATGCTTGTAACCAGATATTTTCTTCCTTTACGTTCTCTCTAATTATATCTCTAAGTTTTCTAAAAATCTTATAGTAATGTAGAGATGGAGAAGAGACACTAAAAATATTATAAAGATAATAACTCCAAGTAGTGTCTCCAAATCCTTCCGATACAAGATTAGAGTGGCAAATATCTGCCACTCTAACAATATCTGATTGATTTTCTTTTATATAATCAAATTTATAAATTTTATAATTATCAATCATAAAAATCAATAAGAATCAGAATGCTCCAGCTGCTGGATCTGTAGAAGGTTGAGGTTGTTCTGGGAACATGTAGTATGCGACATTAGGAGGTACATTGTTTGCTTGCATAACAGCAGGAAAGTCTCTCAACTTTTGACGAAATACCTTCCATGTCTCCAAAAGTTCAGCAGGCATATCAGTACTGGTTTTAGAATCGCAAGATTCAAGCATCGCATTTCTCTTGGCACGAAGCATTTCCCAAGTAAGATCAAAGTCTCTATCAACAATCTTCTTGCTAACAGAGAATCTATCAACTTGAATCTCACCGTCGATAACTCTTACCGAATGAGAATCGTAGATATCGCCAGGCATGATTGGTGTACCATAAGAGAATCGTGGATATCCATCGATCTCAGGAGATTGTGGATGAACAGTTTCTCCAGTATACTCTTCTTCCAATTCATTGACAACTGGACCTCTGAGCTGACAGATAAGAGGATTAGTTGCACAATCAACTTCAAACCAATCAACACAGTCTGCTGGCATTACGCGACCATCCAAGATATCATCTTCTGTCAAAGGACCTGCAACTTCAGTTCCATCAGCACCAATTTGAAGATAGATCTTATCAGGACCATCATATACAGTAGTGCGGGTTCTACCTGCGTCTATGTCATGATCAACTAAGAATTCGTTGGGGAGAGCGAGATCATACTCTACTCTGATTTGTTGTGTAGCCATAATTGTTTTCGGATTTGTTCGGGTTTACTCCTTCGTTTCTATTTATAACAAATAAAAAAAAAGAGGGTGCGGTTAGCACCCTCTTCACTTCCTTCACACGGAATCTTTATTTTATCAGACATAAGTAATCTTGACAAGTCCAGCACCACCCATGCCGCCTTGTCCACAATGACCACTACCACAATAAGTAGTCATACCATTTTGTCCACCATGTCCAAATGGAACGGTCCAACATCCACAACGAATCCAACAGAAGTTGAGTTGCTGGAACACATTAGTTCCAATGAATGGAGCAGAAGTTGGGTTAGAGAAACTACCATGACAATGGCAGAAGTAACCTTTTGGATTCCAATATCCACCCATGTGATTACCCATTCCAAAGTCACCACCATTATCACCTGGTGCTCTGCAGCACATATTCTCAGAGTGGCAGTTTAAAGACCAGCTATTACAGTGAATACCACCATGACCGCCGATTGCACAGAAGTTGCTCAAGTTACATCCATTAACATAAGAAGCACAACCACAGCAACCAACACAATCTCTATAACAGCAACGATAGACACCTGCAGCACAAACGGTATACTGCCAACCACCTTGGACATCAATGGTTTTAGTATTATAGTAACCACCTTGAGCACCACGGAAAACCAAACAACGACTACAGTTGCAGGACCCAGATCCGCTTCCACCAGCACCCCACATCTCAATAGTCATTCTTCTGACACCAGTTGGAACTGTCCAGAGACAGCAACAACCAGGAGTACATGCATTTGGACTACCCCAGAACCACTTGACGTTCCAAGTGTTTAATCCATCAGCTGCAAGTTTATCTGCTGTAACTGATCCACTTGGCAAACTAGATCCAGATACTTTTTTATAATTAGAGTATTGTGCCATTTTTGATGCTCTCTATAGAAGTATTTAGTATCAGAAATATGTGATCTTAACAAGACCACTGCCACCTGTTCCGCCTTGTCCACAGTGACCACTACCACAGTAGCTGGTCATACTATTTTGTCCTCCATTACCATATGGAGCAGACCAGCATCCGCACTTATTCCAGCAACTTCTAACAGATGTCTGAACATTTGTACCAATTAATGCTGCACCAGAAGAGTTTGTTGCTTGTGGGTAGCAGTGACAGAATCCTCTATCATAAACAAATTCAGCACCACTCCATGTTGGGCTCATTGTTACCATTCCAAAGTCACCACCATTATTACCTGGTGCTAGGCAGCAGTCATTGACTGAGTGACATAACGTATTCCAAGAGGTGTTTGCATAACCATTCTCGCCACCTCTAGCACAGAAGTTGCTCAAGTTACATCCATTAACATAAGAAGAGCATCCTTCGCAACCAACACACTCTCTTGAGCAACAGCGATAGACACCTGCAGCACAAACGGTATACTGCCAACCTTCTGTGACACTGATCATTTTAGAGTTGTAATATCCACCCTGAGAACCACGGAAGTGATGGCATCTATTACAATTACAAGATCCAGCTCCATTACCACCAGCACCCCACATTTCAATGTGAAGTTTCTTTACGCCAGTTGGAACTGTCCAGAGACAGCAACAACCACTTGTTAACGCTGCAGGAGTACCATAAAACCATTTAACACCATAAGTCCGATTCAAAGCAACTGTAAAGTCTGCCGCTTCTACCGCACCATCTACGATACCATCCGCACTAATTTTTTTATAACTTTCGTAAGAAGCCATTTGCTTTGATTCTCCTATCAGACGTATGTAATCTTGACGACGCCACCGCCGCCCATGCCACCTTGTCCACAATTACCACTACCACAGTAGGTAGTCATACCACCCTGTCCACCAGTACCATAAGGTACATGCCAGCATCCACAACGGATCCAACAGTTCACCATTGCTTCACCAGATCCAGATCCACCTGAAAGGAATGGTGCATTTGTTGTGCAAGTATAATGATAGTTACAGTGGCAGAAAATAGCACCACTCCAAGCACCAGTGTGGTTGCCCATTCCAAAGTCACCACCATTCTGGACAGGTGCTACACAGCAACTGAAGTAAGAGTAACACGCAGTTGACCAGTTGGTTTCGGACATACCCTGCTCACCACCAATGGCACAGAAGTTGCTCAAGTTACATCCATTTATATAAGAAGAACATCCTCTGCATCCTTGACACTCTCTAGAGCAGCAACGATAGACACCTGCAGCACAAACGGTATACTGCCAACCACCTTGGACATCAATGGTTTTACTGTTGTAGTAACCACCAGCAGCACCTTTGAAGTGATGGCAGCGGTTACAAGAGCAGAATCCGTGACCATTACCACCAGATCCCCAAATTTCAAATGTGACTCTCTTTACACCAGTTGGAACTGTCCAGAGACAGCAACAACCAGGTGAGCACACTTGAGGTTGTCCATAAATCCACTTTACAGAATATGCTAGACCAGCACCATCTGCTAAAGCTAAATTAGGAACAGTACCGTCTTTAATCTGCCCAGAGATAATCTTTTTGTAACTTCCGTAGGATGCCATTTTTTACATTAATCCTCGTTTTATTATTTATATAAACACACATAATAAAGAAGAGGGGGAACTCAAAGTCCCCCCGTATCCTATACATCAGACGGTGAAGATTCTCCAACCGTATGTGTCGTTGTAGAAGATCAGATCGAATGCCGCACCTTCAGTTGTTACCGTTAGATCCGCTGCGTCACCCATGATGACCTTGCCATTTCTAGCAATTGTCAAGTTGTTAGAGTCAAATGACTTAGCAACGTCAAGAATTCTAACAACATCACCTTTGTTAGGAGATGCGGGGAGAGTAACAGTGAATCCACCAGAATTTGTATCACACCAGAGAGTCTGGAAGGCAGTTGCAGTGTAAGTTGTGTTTACATCGATGTTCTGGAATCCTCCGATGGGCACCCAAGCAGTTCCACTGTATCCCTCAAATGCACCCAGATCTGTGTTGAATCTCAGAGCACCTTGGATAGGAGCAACGGGTCTTTGTGCTGTGGTTCCCTTAGGTGGAACCATTGCCTCAACACCCATTCTGCCGCGTGTTACGAATCCGCGAACCGCGAATTCAGTTGGGCAAGCGGTGTTAGAGTTACCACTCATGGTCTCATCAGAGGAGAACTCGTTGATCGCCTCACCAATCTGACCACCCAGTGAACCCAGTCTCAGTTCTGTCAGACCAGACAGGTTGAACGCGGAAGCGTCCAGGGTAGCAGCACCAGTCAACTGGTTAACGGAGAAGAAGTCACCAACTCTGAAGTTACCACCTTGGTCAGTAGAGACGAAGAACACTCTACCAGGACCAAAGTTGTTGGTCTCATTACCCTGCTGTACGTTTGCCTCGTTAACGTTTGGATAGTTGGTTTCAACCTTGTTACCAACGCCAATGGAGAGGAAGTCGTGACCAGTCAGACGTGCGTTAGAGAATCTAGTTCTAACTTCGACCATGGAACCACCGCCACCATCAAGGTTGTTGGTGGCACCAAGTCCAGTACGTGTATCAGGTGTTCTGATTCCCTTCTCAGGAGATACAGTAACAGTTACGCGACCAGAGTAAACAACAGGAGAATCTCCAATGTCACCTCTATACTGAGTATAGGAAGTTTGGAATCCAGTTACGTTGTTAACAATGTAGAATCTTGCTTGATCATTGACCAAATCACTACCAATACCAGTGGTCTTAATACCAATCGCGTCACCAACCAGAGGTAAGTTATCACCATCAGCAAGATCAAGTTCAAACAGAACGCCCTGCTGACCACCGACAGATCCTGAGACTGCGGAGACTTGGATAGCACCAGTTGTACCAGATCCAACGAAGTTCAACCACTCGCCAGGAATGAAGGAGGTAGTACCAATACCAACGGTTTGACCAACGCCAATGCTAGGATCACCGTAACCAGGATAGTACTTGAAGTAGATCGCGTCAGAGGAAGTTTGGTCGTTGATGAAGGTTGCCTTAGCACCAGAGGTTCCACCAGTGATGGTGTTACCGATTGCAATCGTACCACTTACAGTACCAACTGCAGTGTCGAGCTTGTCTCCAAACAGTCTCAGAGTTCTTGGAGTCTCAGCAGTAGAGAATCCAGATGCAATAACGCCGTAGTCACCGTAAGAGTTGTTACCACCAACACCACGAATTCTAGAACCACCACCTGCATAGTAACCCCAGCGGCAGTAGTAGGTGAAGGAGGAGACGATCTCAGCACCAGCATCATTATCAAGAACGAATCCAGCACCGTCACTCAGAACGTTCGTGAAGGCGTCGAAGACCATCGTGCGGAATCCAGAATCATGGACATTACCGTCGATGAATACACCAACACCAGCACCACCAGTAGTACCATCAGTTGGAGGATTACCAAACGCAGTACAGTCCTTAACGTAAGGCGACTTATTCAGAATTGGGGAGAGGGGATTATATGCGAAGTAGATACCACAAGCAGTTGTACCAACACCTGTTCTAATGGTAGTTGCCTCAAGCTCATATGGTCTATTTGCATCATAATCGAATCCAACCATACCATCAACGTTCAGACCCTGAATCGTTGTTGCGTCAGACAGTTGGAACATGATCTGACGGTTGTTAGGAGTTACACCGTCAGAAGACAAACCTTCAGCAGGTCTAATCTTAGAAGATCTCAGCGTAGAACCAACAACAGAAGTGAATGGAGGAACAACAAGTGGAAGTTGCTCAACAAATTCAGAAGAAGACAGTCTAATAACAGCAGGAGACAGGTTCAGGACTTGTCCACCCTGTACATAAGTGTGGGTAATAGACGATACACCAGCATTAATGGTGAATGTATTGTTGTCAACAACGTCAATAACGTTGAAGTAAGAAGTCAGAACGTTTCTTGGGAAGAACGATGTGTCAACACCAACAAACAGCGTACCACCAGAGACGTATACGTGCTGAATGGTGGAGATACCAACATTCATCTCAATTTGCTGAGGACCGTTGATTGCACTTACGGTGAAGTTGAATCCATCAGGTCTTGTTCCATCAGGGAAGATGGTTGTTGTGATACCAGAACCACCTGGGCAGGTGAATTCAAGGTTATCGAGTCTAATTGTATCTCCAACTTGGAGACCAGTCATTGCTGCACCAACAGTACAGGTTGCAATACCAGCAGCATTATCATACTGGAATGCGTTAACCGCATAAGTATTACCACCAGAGAGGCAAGAGAACTCAATGTCTCTCAGTCTAACGGTGATATTTGGATAAAGAATACCGTGGTTTGGTGCTGTAACTGTAGACAGACCACTTACTTCATCATAAACAAAGTTAGTAATATCTGTAATCGCGCTTGCGTTATCACATGCTGCCTTCAGCGTTCTGAACGCCATATCTGGGGTGCTACCATTAAAGGTATCTTTACCCAGCTCAGGGTCAACGTGATAAATTCTAGTAGAATCACCGATGGTCATCCAAGTAGGAACAAGGTCTGTTCCAATACCAAGAGACTGATATGTCATTCCAACACCCAATCTTGTAGGTGCCGTTTGGTCTCTAATCAGAACGTCGCCAGGTTGAGTCAGCAGAGCATTGGAGTCACCAAGCGCAAGTGCTGCCCAAATATCAGGATCAGCTCCAGGAGTAATATTGGTGAAGGAAGTAGTTCCAAGACCAACGTAGGAAGAGGATGCATACTCAACAACATCATTTCTGTAATACTCAGTTGCTGTAGAGTATGTACCAGCATATCTCAAACCTCTATTATAAATTGTCCATGCTGTAAGAGCAACACCAACAATGGTAGATCCAATACCAACAGTAAGACCCTTAGTTGGGTGTACATACTGAGTAGAAGTTGCATCTACCTGATAGGTATCACCACCAACGGTTACCAAATCACCTCTATAATAGGTAACGCCATCTTCATAGGTGCTCAGACCTACAGCGTTATGACCTTGCGCGAGGAATTCCCACTGAGTATCAAGTTCAGTTGGAGGAATTGCTCCCTGTACAGAGGTCTGAATAGCGACATAAGAGTTACCAGCGTAGAGAACAACGTCTCCAGTCTCATAAACTGTTCCTGCATCCCAGGGTCCTTCACCATTAAAACCAGCAACATATGATACAACGTTGGGGTTTGCTGGTCCATCCGTTCCAATACCTGGGAATACGAGACCTGCGGTAGTTCCAATACCCGCAGTAACACGATATTGAGTGTTACCATACTTAAGAATATCGTTAACTTTGTAGAACGTACCTTCTGTATACGTTCCTACGTTACGGATACCCTCAACATGGAGACTCCAATATGAAGCATCGGTGTCGTACCAGTCTGTTTCGCTCGCAGAGGAGGTGTGATTGGTAGTGACGACGTAAGTGTTAGCACCAAACTTGACGATATCATCAATGACATATTCGGTGCTAGGAGCCCAGTCGCCTCTCCAATTGAATTTTAGTCTTCCTAATCTAAAATCAGCCATCGTTAGTTAATTCCTTTCTTACTTAGGTCCTTCGGTTGTATAATCATATGTGCCGTTAATACGGGCGACAAGGTATCCATCACTATCTATAAAATAATGTAGATTTCTGAAATCAAATCTATACTGTTGATATTTATCATGTGGATCGTTCTTGTAGGTTTTATCCTCAGTTGTTTCTTCCACATAATCTTCACCATCAAGGAACCCTGGATATTGAGTTCCATTAGTTCTATGGAAGTCTCCTATTTCGGTGCTCCCAGAACCCACTTTTGTGTAACGAAGCATACCATCTGCGTCTCTACGCAGGGCATGTACGATGAAGTCATTCGATTGAACAACATGTTTCATCGAACCGTCCATTCTACTTAGGTTCATGAGAACATCCTCCAGAAAGTTCCTTCCCAAATAAGCTCGACATACCCACCAGCAACGTCACAGTTTAAAAATGTGTCAATGAACCCAGTGCTGTCTTTTATTTGGTCTCCACCTTGAGCATATACTGTAAGATTATTTATGTTCCATTGGTATTTGGAATCTGCAAGATGAATAGTATCTCCTACAAATCGAAGTGTTGGTAGATACACTGCAAAAGGACCTGCCGAGGTATCACTAAAGTACTTCATATTGGTTCTCAATGTATCACCATCATTAGAACCATTTAAATCAGTCAATCGAGATTTTTGGATCTCTACCCCAGACAAGGTGAGTCCATCATGAACTCTAATTGTCCCTTTATCAGTATCAAAAGTTACTTCAGCAAGAGCACCAGTAAATGTAGAGTGCTCCAACTCCGTCCCTTTACGCAGTTGTACCCGTTTGGTATTAGCCATTAAGGTCCACTAAAATGCGTTATATTTATTTATCAGTTTAGATAACTACAATTCTAGTGGGTTGAGGTTCTTTAAATTCAATGTAGCGATCTTCGGTAACTTCATTTCCTCTGTTAATATTGACAAGACCCTCACTAATATGAGGTGCTGGAGTAAAGGATTCTGCTTTGGTTCCAGTAAATCTAACCTTCGCACCTTCTGGGAAGGTTCTGAGTCTGAAGATCGTGATACCTCTGGAGATATCTCCAGGAATTCCATCGTTGCTAAGACCAATTCTAACCTGACCAACTGCGAGATTGGCAGAGGTGAACTTGACATCTCCTCCGATTGTGTCTCCACCAATAGTGAAGAGAGTAAACTTGACCTCGACGTTGGATGTGCTCTCTGCTCCACCAACAAATCCAGTAAGTGTACCAGAACCAATCTCGACATTGGTCTCGCTCTCTGGAGAATTGCCAGTGACAGTGAAGAGATTTCTGAGTCCACGAGGAACGATGACTCTCGCTTCGGTTGTGCTGGAGAATCCAAAGATCGAACCCGTACCCGCGTGCGCGAAGCTTGCTCTCTCGACCAGGTTGCCATTGACATCCAGACCAGGAGTTGCAGTTCCTTCTTCTGCAATAGATGCACTCTCGATTGCAGTGCCAGTAACACTGAAGAGTGTGGTTCTTTCTGGGAGATCGAAGACTTTTGCTTCGGTGGTGCTGGAGAATCCGAAGAGTCCACCAGTTGTAACATGTGGTGCAGGAGCAACACTCTCGCGAAGATTTCCTGCGAAGGAGAACAGTGCTTGCTTCTCTTCTGCAACTGCGGTGACTTCTGTTGCAGACTGGAAGGAGAAGAAGGAACCAGATCCAATCTCGACATTGGTCTCTCTCTCTGCAGCATTGCCCTCGAAGGAGAAGAGAGTAGTCTTGTCGATTGGATTGAAGACTGCTGCTTCTGCTGCACCAGTAAATCCATAGAGTCTTCCAGTTCCAACTTCTGGAGCAGGAGTAAAGGACTCGTCCAGTTCGCCAAGAACTTCGACAGGTTGAAGACCAGTCTCGGTAACTCTGACTTGGAAGGTGGTGAATGCCTCGTCGGGGAGGAATCTTGCCTGAACAAACTTCTGCTCGGAGAAGGTGAGTAGAGGAGTATCGACCTGACCTGTAAATGTGAACAGAGTAAAGTCGTCTGGTGGATTTGCACCGACTGCTTCTGCGGCACCACCAATTCCACCAAACAGTTTTCCAGATCCTTCTGGAATGAATGGAGTGAAGGATTCTGGTTCGATTCTGACACCAGAAGAGCGAACAAAGAAGGATCCAGCACCAGTATGCTTGGGCAGAACGAAGATCTTGGGAGTACCTCTGACAAGCAGATGAGTGGTCTGGATCGTTTCGTATGCGAAGCTGAACTGAACGTCGGTAGCAGCACCAGAGAATCCAAAGAGAGGATTCTTCTTCGCAGGTACAAATGCTGCTGCTTCTGTGAAGGAGACAAACGAGAATATAGATCCGCGACCAGCAGGAATCCATGGAGTGAAGGATTCTGGTTCGATTCTGAGACCAGAATCGCGAATGAAGATGGTGCCACTTCCAAACTCTTCTTGTCCAGTTGCCTCTCCAGACCCAACAAAACCAAAGAGAGAACCACTTGCTGCCCATGCAGCAGTAAACTTGAGTTCGGATTCTTGCTCATTGACTGCACTGATACGGAGACCACCTCCGATCTCAAACAGTGGATCAATATTATCAATTCTAAGAGCAGGAACGAATGTTGCCGACTCTTCAAAGGTAACCAGACTAAAGAGAGATCCACTACCAATCTCAGTTGTTGGTGTAGTGGATTCTGCTGCATTACCCTCAAAGGTGAACAGAGAATCATTCTTACCAGGTACAAAGGCAACTGCTTCCGCAGTTCCAGTGAAGGAGAATATAGAACCAGATCCAGCATAATTTCCTTTGCTGAATGCTTCTGGTGCAGTACCAACAAAGTCAAGTTGCAGACCTTGAGGTTCAAGACAATCATCTGGGAAGAGAGTGCCGTAATCCTCGTGGTTGTATTGATAATACTGATTTACATAACCATAATCGATCTGGTTTGGTACTCTTCCAAACTCAGATACAACTTCATTAGCAAGAGAGCTGATAGGATCGCTGAGATATCCAGACAGTTCTGGAGATTCTTCGACATTATATACAGACTCCCTGATGAATCCATAATCATCACCTTCACATGCACCGAAGGAAGACTCTTGATTGTAATGGAAGGTAACTCTCTCTGCTGCGCCAATGACAGAACCAAGAGATCCAGATCCAATTTCTCTGAATATAGATTTCTCTACAACTTCACCATGTACGGAGAAGAGACCATCATTAACTGTGCTGAGAATAATGGATACTGTATTAGTATCAAATCCAAAGAGCGTTCCAACTCCGTCGTAGTTACCCTTGCCGAACTTCTCAACAAGTTCACCTTCAAAGTTGAAGAGTGCTCTATCGTCCTTAGCAGGTACGAATGCAACTGCATCTGCTGCTCCAGATAGAGTAGGCAGGTTGCCAGTGCCAACCCAATCTCTTGCTCTGCTGAAGGTTGTGTCGCCTCTGAGTTTAACAAGGTCACCCTTAGAGGTGAACTTAGGCAGAACGTATACCTTACCAGTACCAAGAAGTCTAAGATGAGTGTGCTCTTGATTACCAACAAAGTTTCTAACCCTTGGAGTCTCAGTAGAACTGTGAAGTCTACCAAGTCCAAAGGGAAGTCTTGTTGTAGTAGGAGCAAGAGTACCGAAGTCTTCCTTCTGCCAAGGATAGTAGATCTCGTCGTAACTTACATCACCATAATCTTCTGCAACGGTGATTGTATCGGTGATGAATCCATAATCAATAGACTCAACATTAACAACAGAAGACAGGTTGTATGCAAATGCTCTTCTGTTGATCTCTTCGTTATTGAAGGAGAAGACTCTATCAACCTGATTGAAGATGACTTCATAATCTGCTCCACCCTGTACCAGGATGTCCTTCTCACTAATACCAACTTCACTACGAACTGCCTTGAAGGTGGTTGTACTCTTAACAGTAAAGAGTTTTCCAGATCCTTCATTAAGAACTGCTGTTGCATCAGCAGCATCAGCAAATCCGAAGAGAGAACCGCCACGGAATCTATTGGGATAGAAGTCCCAACCACCGTCTGCCTTATAGTGCATCCTGATTTGGACGCGAGGCGTACCATCAATATTAATCCAACCAAATCCTTGATGCTTAGGAATGGTGTAGTCGATTGCAGTACCAACCAGTCTGGGTTGCTTGTTACCAACAGATCCTGTGTAATTACCCTTGACAAAGCTCTCTGTTGCACCACCACCGAATGGCATTCTGCCAGTTGCTGCCTTGGTAGTAATATCAACACTGATAAGACCGAAGTCATCTTCACTGAGTCCAGTTCCTGTGGTTAGTTCCTGGAACTGAATATTCTTAACACCCCAGTGGTCTAAGACAAGATCAACAACACTTGGACCAAGATTATAAATGTAATCTGGTAAAGCACAGTATACTCTAAATCTCTGGCCGTAATTTCTTGCCTGAGCAGGTAGAGTTGCTGTATATGTTTTTAAAGTATTGAAGGAAGAATTGGCATAAGAGACTCTTCCAAATTCCTGCCAAGTTCCATTAGAACTCAGATACTGGAATACTAAATCTTCCGAACTATCGTCTGGGGACTCACCACCATTGCTACCACTACCTTTGATAACATCAAAAGATACAAGATCAAGATGTCTAGTGTCAGATTCAAACTCAAAATATCTTTCAAGGTTATATCCACTGCCAAACGCTCTGGGTGGACGCTCTCTAAATGATATGTGTGGACCAATATTAAATCCACCACTAGTTCCAGATCCAGTTCCACCAGTCTCCAGTTTAGTGGAGAAGAATACCGACTGGTATGAAGGATCTGTAAGATCATTCGGTTCAATAATGAACGGATGACCTGTAATCGTTTGAATATAATTAACGTCTCCGTAGTCTTCGCTCCTCAATACAGTCTCATTGAGGAATCCGAAGTCATCGGATCTAAAGTCAATCGAATCTACTTCGTCATACAGGTAAGATCTACGTACCTGTGCTTCACCGACGAAACCAAGAATTCTGTCTTGCTTGTTGAATATTACTTCTGTCTTCGCTGAACCCTTTGTAGAAAGGTGGAAGATGGATGTAGGTGGAATGGCAACAACCGCATCCAGAGCTTCCGCTTCGACTGGAGGCAGGACGCCTCTTCCCAACCAGGAAGAGGTAGTCCTGTCAACGGCAACGCCTTGGAAGTCGAAGACCCTATCAACTGGGTTGAAGAATACCTCTGTTATTGCTCGTCCGAACAGTGCGAACTCGACACCACCAACACTTACCCTTGTAGTGGTATCGTCTGCTGACAAGTGGATACCGATCTTACCCATCGGTACGCCAGTTGTATCCAGCGTGATAGTTCCAAAGTCTTGTATCTGATAGTATTGCTCGATGGAAGCAGTGATCTCACCGTAGTCTTCTGCTTCTACTACCGCATCGGTAATACTACCATAACTAAGTTCCTCATAATTGAGGATAGAAAATTGGCTATACGAATAGACCGCTCTCTGGGTCGTAAAACGATTACCCAAAGAACGCAGGCTACCTATTCCCTCATACTGGAATAACGCCATCTAATCGCGCTTTCTTTTATTTAGTAAACCTGGGATACAACTGTCCCCGAACTGGTCTATTTGGTTCAGCAGCAGGAAGGGCAGATGTAATATTCAAATCATAATTAATAAGTCTTCTAGTACCGTTAGTCTCAGTTACAAGAGTTCTATTAATCTGTTGATCATACAAACTCCGTACTTCAGTATCGCTTAAAGATCTATCACGATACATTCTTACAAGACTAATACCACCTTCAAAAGACTGACCAGAACTACCATCATAAGATCCAATCTTATATCCTAAAACTGGTTCAATTGCTGTAGCATAAGTGAATTCAGATCCAAGTTTCCCATCTAACCACCACTTGATAACTCCTTCTCTTCTAGTAATAACTACATGATGATTGGTGTTAAGTGATATTGTAGATGGATAAGTATATGTATTTCCTTCACCATTTATTTGCATAACAAGATTAAGTGTACTATTGGCAAATAAAATAAACTTATTATCACTATTACCAAAGTCATTCCAACTAGCAATCAATGCAGAAGGGTATATTGCATTTGGTGTTCCAGCCAAATTAAATGATACTTCTATCGCAAAGTCACCTGCAAAATCGAAGTCGGGACCATCATCTAGTCCCGCATATCCAGTGTCAGCAAAGACAATATCTCTGCCATTAAAAGAATAACTACCAAAAAACGTAGCATTATTTTGAGGGAATCCAGTGTCGTACCATTTTGTATTGGTTCCAATACCAGACCACCTGTTGCTAGGGACACCATTATAAGAGAGAGGATCCATGGAATCTAATTCCAAGATCTTCTCACTACCAACACCAACACCATCAGGCAAATCTAATCCTATCTTTGAAAATCTTAATTGTTTTGTTGAGTATGCCGTTGAAGCAACACCAACAACGGCAGACGTTAAATTAGGAAGAGAATAATTTGCCATCAAACAGTCCTCGCACAGAATGCAATTCCACGAGTAACTGTAGTTTGATTATATGATGCAGTGATTACTGTCCAGACTTCACTTGGACTAATCGTAAAGGTATCTCCCTGCTGAATGTTTGCATTTGCAGCATTGTAGTAGAACTCAATCAATCCAAAATCATCAGGAATATAATATGGACACGGAATTAAGTGAGCATTAATTGGTAGTCCTTTAATTACTGCATTAAAGTTTGCTTCTGGAGATACTCTACTAGTTCCATTGTCTTCTGTTTGATATGGATATCCACCTCTGAAGGTCTTTGGTTGATCTTCAGATCTATAATAAATTCTAGCATGGTAAGTGGTCATATCCTGCCGATATGACATACTTTGATATGTGGTATCAACATAATTCTCATCATTGCTAGCATAACTTATATAACCATTCCATGGGAACTCAGCAGCTCTCTTCTGTCCATTACCAGCACTAGTGTTGTAACTAGTGTTGAGATGAGTTCTAAATGTTATGTCTGGATATATTGTATTTCCAGTCGTAGGAATTATTTTCGTCATTCCAGAAAGGAATACATGGTCATAATCCCATAGAGTAGATTCAAAATTATGGAAGAAGAATGTATCAAATGTATTTGTAGTAAGGTGTGTTGATGACAGCGTAGGATATCTATATGAGAATACAACAAATCTTGGATCTATACTAGATCTAAACAAGTTAAGATCCAAATCAAATCCGTAGTTTGTTCCATAGGTCACGAGTGCTAGTTTATTATAATCATGAGTGCTATCTGCTTCAGAAAAAGACAAATTTTGATTAGTTGCTCCACCAATGTTATCTGTTTGGAAGTCTAAGTTTGATGCACCACAAACTCTCTTCCTATATCCCGTTCCACCATGCTTAAACTGTGCTGCAGTCTGTCCATTATCTACATTTGGATAATACTCATTTCCATCATAATGCATATAATCATTAAATGACAGTATATCTAGATTTCCTGCACTATTATCCTGCCTAAAGCATCTAAATGTATTGCCATATAATTTATTTGCTTCTATCTGATGCTTTTGAACACCATATGGTCTACCAGATCCAACAAGATCTTTATCCCAAAAAGCAGCAGTAGTTCCATACCCAACAATAGTTCTATCTCCAGGATCACCACTCCAAGGTAGAACAACAAGTCTACCCATCTCAGGACCTAAACCATTACCTTGAGATTTCCAATAGTAAGTTCCTGCCTGCCCAACCTTAAATGTATATTGTGAATATCCATCACCTGGATTAATATTTAAATCCCAACCAGCAATTACATCCCAACCAGTCGAATCTGCAGTATAGAAGTGTGGAAGAGTTACAACTGGATCATAAGTGCTACTGTAACTATTTGCAATTGATATTGTATCACCTTCCCTTACCGTTACAATACTTAATCCAGCACCAACTGCTCCTGCTCTGTCTGGTGTATGTATATCAAACTCCCAAACATAAGTATTTCCTGCATTACCATTACCCTGATAAGTTTGAGTAGTAACTGCAATAGAGATTGTTGTTCCATTACCAACTATCTCATCAACACATACTGGGAATGAGAGATCCTCAGCTCCGTTTGCAAATCCACCAATGTCATCAGCAGATAAAGTAACTATCTCTCCTGAAGTATATCCAAGTCCAGGACGGTTAATCCAAACGTTTTGAACACAATTTGCATCTCTAGTGACATAAAAGCTAGCACCAGTACCAATACCAGTTGTTGATTTTGGTCTTACGTCTTCATAATAATCTAGTGCATTAGTATCACCACCACCAGTGATTGAACCAAGACCAACAATATATCCAGTAATCTCACCTTGAGCCCAACCCAGAGACACCATTGCCTGTTCCATCTGGGTGATAACATCAGATGACGCCCACCCAGCATTTACCTTAAAAGTGTTTGTAGTAATTGCCATTTATCCTTATGCCTCCAGTTGAAGAATGGTGAGGTTTGCAGTAATTGTTTGAGTCGAACCAGATAGGTTTTGTATTGCGACGTAGATTTTATTAGTAACAGGTTCATCCATGTTGCCACCCATAGCAAAAGGAGTAATGATTTGCTGGGTAGAAATTCCAGTGGTAACAACCTCTGCAATCACACCACTACCAGGTGCTGGATCTTCTCCAACACTTCTACTCACATCATTTAATCTAGATGTACTATCAGTATATAGTCGTATCCAACCTGCCGTAGATAGACCAACCTTCATCAGAGCATAAGACTTCTGACCAATGATATCAGTGTTGCCGATTCCAAGATTTGCAATCGCTGTTGTCACTCCACTGACGATGGTTCTTGACTGAGCACCACCCCCTGCTCCAGTAACAGTAGCAATACCAGCAGAGGCAACTACATTCAGACCAGACGCAAAGTTAATTACAGTAGCAGCAGCACCAACACTGACCCCATCGTCTTGAACATTAACACCAGTTCCTGCAGCAGTTACATTTAAAAGTGCTGAACCATCAATGGCAGGTAATGCTCCAGTCAATTGTCCAGATTGAAGGTTTGTAAGACCAGATCCAGATCCAGAGAATGTTGTTGCGGTAACAACACCAGCAAGGATACCGCCAGAAGTAATAGTGACTGCAGAACCAACTAGTGCAGATGTTGCATCTAACTGCCCATAAACACTAGCACCAATCGATGTAGTCTCAAATCTTGGTCCAGGTGATCCTCCAGTACCATAAGATAAAGATACCCCACCAACAACGTTAAATGATGCAATATCAAAGGCAGCATTAGAATTGCTAAGATTAATTCTATCAAATGCTCTAATGTAAAGATCTCCAGATCCTATCTCATCAATATAAAAATCTGTTCCATTCTCGTAAAGTTTACCCTTATCTCCAAATAGAACCTGATTAGTTCCATTTAATTGAATATTATTTGCAAAGGTTGATACTCCAGTTACATTAAGTCGATTGAACCCAGAAGTATTAGAAGTATCAATTCCAGCAACAAATGCTGTAATTGTTGCTATTCCAGAAGAGAATACAAGATTTGTTCCAGATGAGAAGTCAAATGTTGCAGCAACTCCAACTGGGGTTCCATTGCCTCTTATCTCTACACCAGATCCGACAGCAGTAACACCAGTAAGAGCAGATCCATCAAGAGCAGGAAGAGCACCTGTTAACTGACTTGCAGGAACTGTGCCATAAAATGATGTTGCAGATACAACACCAGCAACAGTCAGTGCTTCAGTAATAATTGTGGTCTTAATTCCAACATTACCACTGGAGTTGATGTACTGTCTGATATTACCTTCACCATCAGAGAGAACAATATTATTAGATGATGTTCTGAGATCTAATCCATTTTGATTACCACTATATGCACCAAGAAGAACATTATAAGATCCAGATGTCAAATTCTGTCCTGCTCTATCACCAATAGTCGTATTATATTGACCAGAAGTTACACCGTATTGTGCAAGTTGTCCAAGAGCAATGTTATGTCCCGCACCACTGTTGTTCAAAGATAACGCTTGATCACCAATAGCAACATTAGCAGCACCACTACCACCAGTTATATCACCAATTTTTATGTTCTCTCCACCAGTTCCAAACTTAATTCTGGAAGGTGCGCTTATCTCACCATTTACTACAATATTACCATCAACGTCAATGTTGCCCTTAACTGTGAGCATCTCTGATGGTATGGTTGTACCGATACCAACTTTAGAAGTTGTGCCAATACCAACTCCGTTTGTTCCCTCAAAGAATCCTGTTGCACCACCACTAAATGTTGCAGTTATAATTGCAACTTGCCCAGTCTGAGTAACAAGAATATTATCACCCGCAGTGATGGTAGTAACACCTGTAGTATTAACACCCGTCAGTTGAGATCCATCACCAACAAACCTCAAAGCAGTTACAATACCTGCAACATTAACATCTGTACCAATACCAAGTGGTAAGTTTACAGACCCACTACCACTCAGAAGTTGTATCGACTGTTGATTGTCTGGAGATAAAATATATCCAGAGATTGCTTTAAGACTTTGTGCTGTCAGTATTCCAGTAAACTCTGCATCACTTGCAGCAAATTTTGTTGCTGTAACAATACCAACGTTCAGGTTTGGTGTTCCAGTAAGTCCTGCTGCAGCAGTTGCAAATCCAGCAATGGAAGCATAATTAGCAGTGGAAGCATTGCCAGCAGCAGTAGCAAATCCAGCAACGTCGGCAAATGTGGAGACACCTACATTAATACCTGTAAGTTCTGATCCATCTCCAACAAACAATCCACCAGTGATGACACCAACAATTACGTTCGGAGATCCAGTAAGTCCCTGTGCATTAGTTGCTACACCAGCAGTTGTTGCATAGGTAGAGATGCCAGCATAAGGAGCAAACGCTGCCTCACCTGCCTGTGTTGCATAGTCTGCATTAGTTGCACCCGCCGCTACAGTTGCAAAAGCAGCAGACCCAGCGATAGTAGCATAATCTGCATTGGTTGCTACACCTGCACTGGCAGCGTAAGTTGCTACACCAGCGAGACCAGCGTAGGTAGATACTCCTGCAAAAGATGCATAGGTAGATACTCCAGCATTGGTGGCATAAGTTGCAACCCCTGCAATACTAGCATATCCCGAAACGGTAGATACTCCAGACTCCTCGCTATAAGTTACTACGAGACCGTCTGAAGTAATACCAGATAAAGTTGTTGATAATGCAAAGGTATCAACAGCGATTGCATTTATTATCTGACGCTGCTGTTCAAAAGTTGAATTTACACCTACATTAAAAGCGGGCATAGCGATTATTATCTCCTAAAAAAATAGGAGGGATCGCACCAGGCAACCCCTCCATGACAAAGTATATTGTGTAAAGTAATCAGTCGAGGCTGACGTTCAGAGTAACTTTGATTTGGTCACCGTTGTTCTGGATGTTGTAAGGACCATTTGTGAATCTCTCAGCAAAGAAGATGCTGCTGTAGAGAGTTGCACTTCCGATACCTGTCATCGCAGGAATGGTGGTGAAGGTGCTCTCGTCCTCAGTGGTGTGGATAGTGTAAGTACCAGAGGTTGTAGTGGTGTTAGCAGCACCAGCAGCAACGTAGATTACATCACCAGCGACCAGTCCGTGAGTAGTAGCACCAACGCTTACTTCAGCATAGTTGAAGTAGACAACGTTACCAGTAGCGTTCTGAATGTTGTTCTGCAGTTCGCTGCTCAGATAGACTCTACCAGTCTTCTCATCGATACCAGTAATGGTGGTGTCATCGAGGATAGCAGCAACCTCACCGCCGATGTTACCGTGAGTAACACCCATGCCAACACAAATGTCCTCAACAATCTCTTGATAGAAGGTAGCAACACCAGAAACTGTTCCAGTGTTCTTTTTATCAAGAACGATGGTGGTGGTATTCATGATACCAACAACTCTTGCGCCTGCAGCAATGCCTGCACCCTCTACTCTCTGTCTAGTGTTAATACCAACATTAGAAGATACAGTCAGAGTAAACTCAGATCCTACACCAGCAACAGATGGGGAAGAAGCGAAGGGGAAGAGATCGATATAAGAGTTACCGATAGTTCCACTTGTCTGTGCTTTAGAGATGGTCAGACCAGTTCCGACGTTAACCGCGTGCTCAACACCGTTCAGGGAGATTGGCAGATTGTTTGCTCTGATCAGATAATAACCATAGATGTTATTAGCAGCAGAGGTGAAGGTGAAAGTCTGCTCAGGATAAGATGCAGTTGTTGTACCGACACCAAACTCAAGAGGTTGGTTAGAGAAGGTAGCAGCGTTCTTTACAGTAAGAACGATAGTGTTACCATCGATTGCCGCAACAACAGCGTTAGATCCGACATTACCGCCGCTTACATAATGACCAACCGCGATATTGGAAACAGAGGATACCGTGATCGTGTACTCGTTGACGTTACCACTGCCAGTAGTGGTAGCGATTGGGTTAAGAATGGTTCTTACATTCCACTCACTTCCGTTCAGGAAGATTCCATACTGTCTGGAATAATCCTCATCATGACGTGCATTGATGATGGAAGGATAACCTGTGGAAGGCGCAGTGCCATAACCTACAAGACCTGTAGCGTCGTAGGGTTCGTAATATGCGGTCTGAGAGGGAACATCAGTCTCAGTTGGAACTGTATTTGAAGTATACAGTTTCAAGATAAGGTTTCTGGGGATATTTCTATCAGAATTAACCAGGTATCTGAGCGACTGAAGTTCACCGTTGTCGGATACTAATAAAGCCATCTGAGTGGACTCCTAATGAACATGTGTTTCCTATGATTTATTTATAATGTTCCTTAATTATAGGATTAGTCTAAGGAACAATGAGCATTTTTGAATGCCAGTACAAGAGACAACGCTAAAATCTAAAATATCACCAGCAACAACGTCTGTAGTCCAGGTGGACAGTGACTCGTCTCTATTTTTCTTTTGACTTGACAACCGTGGATACTCAGATCCTACGATAGAAGTCAAACTATCTGGATAAGTATCATACTTATCCTTCTTAATATCTATAACAATAGAACCTTCGTTCTCTGAGACTAAGGTCCAAGATTCAATTCTACCAGATACATCAAGACCAAGAGATCCCTTTACTCCAGGAGTAATATCATTAGATCCATTATCAAGAACAAAATTAATTGTTCTTGTTAGATCTGCAACTGTCCTTAATGCAACACCAAAAAAGTCGCTGGATGTAGCAGGTGGATTAGTAAAGATAATTTGACTACCACTTACATTGTAGTCAACCCCAGGACTAAGAACAACATCATTAATTGATATGATCAATCCCTGAGCATTTACTGGAGTATAAGGATCACCGTTAACAGTAAGATCAAATGTAGTTTTTACCCCATCAAATTGAGATGCAATACTATCAAGAATTAAATTCTGATACTGTACACTCTTTGATGGAATCTCATAATTTACACCAATATTATAATCTGGTGTACCAATACTGGCGTCTTGATCATCATCTAACGTGATTATGTAATCTGCCATTAGAAGCTAACTCCTGGTTGTACTAAGACCATACCAGCGACAACCTTTGTTTTGGTTCCATTTGCAGAGGTCACAAATACGTCATAGACATATCTACCTTCTGCCAAAGTTCCAGTGACAGCATCCGTCATGGTAAGTCTCAATCTACCCTGAGCTCTATCAACAAAAGTGACATCGAAGTCATACTTTTTTGTTGCAGTATAGTGCTTCCGCATCTCACTAGATGCAGTATAACCAAGGAGATTGAGGGGAGACTGATCTTTATTCCTTACAGTAAAGTTTACTTGGAAGTCTGTTCCCTGCTCTAGGGTCAGATTCAATGGTACTGCTGCCATTATAATCTACACTGGGTTTCATATATTTATAAACTATCACCTATGCTGGATAATCCCATTCAGTAATACGATCTATTTTGTGGTGCGGTCCCCAACCACCAGTGTAGATATAAGGGACAGTGCGAATTGGGCAACTATCACCAGTACATAGAAGGTCATCTACAATTCTCCAACTCTCCATAACTTCATCAGCATGAACAAAGTGAGACTGGTCTCCATTTATAGCATCATAGAGGAGTTTTTCGTATCCGTCGATTGCTCTATCTTGGGGGTAGTCGTGAGTGAGTGTAGCCAATTCAAGATTATCATTGAGCCCAGGAGATTTAATATCCATCCTAATGTCCAGATGAGGATTAGGCTGTAGACGCATGACAATACGATCGTTGATTTCACCTTCATAGAGTTTTAGCGGTGGTGCTTTAAGTTTGATTACGACCTCTACACATTGATATGGCAATTTCTTACCCGTTAGGACGTTAAAAGGTACTCCCTCCCAACGCCAGTTATCAATGAATAAAGTACCAGCAAAATGGGTAGGAGTACCACTATTAGGATCAACGCCCTCTTCATCACGGTATCCATGATATTGTCCAAGAATAATATTCTCACTCATTTTAGTGGCGGCAAGCACCTTTGTCTTCTCACGTCTGATTTCCCTAGCATTCATTTTGCTGGGTGGTTCCATTGCTACCAAAGCAAGTACCTGAAGAATGTGGTTCTGTAGCATGTCGCGTACAGCACCAGCAGTCTCATAGTACTGTGAGCGTCCTTCACATCCAATAGTTTCAGAAGCAAAGATTTGCACTTCATCTACATACTGGCGGTTCCAAAGTGGTTCCAATAGTATATTGCTAAAACGAGTGGCAAGGATGTTATTAACAGTATCTTTACCGAGATAATGGTCAATGCGATATACTTGTTTCTCGCGTAGATGTCGCTCCACCACAGACTGTAGAGCACTAGCAGATTTATAATCGTACCCAAAGGGTTTCTCGATAACCACCCTAGTTTTTTCTGGGTCTTCAAGGAGTCCTGCTTCTTTGAGATTGATGATAGCATTCGCATATCTTTCTGGTGGTACGGACAAGAAGTAAGTATTGTCGTCAAGATAGTCAGGAAGTTTAGATAGACTATCAACATTATCTAGATCAACAGAGACATAATCCAGATGGTGCAAAAATTCTTCTGGATATTCACCCAGAGATTCTTTCCACTGTTGTACTGTTGGTTCTCTCCTAGCACATCCAGTAATCAAAAAATTATCTGGAAGAAGTTTTTTCTGCCAGAGTTTATACAATGCAGGAATTAATTTTCTTTTGCATAGATCTCCAGTGGCACCGAAGATGACTATTCCTTTAGTGAGCACATCCATTTCCATCGTATTTGTCTGATTCGTAATAGTTATTTTCACCTTTTCGTACCCCGAAGTATATCGTGGCCAATACAAAGATCGGGGCAACCCATAATAGGACATCTGCTAATTTCATTTTAGTAATTCCTCCAGAGATTCTGGGAATGGAGGTAAACTCTTTTCCCTTACAGTCAAATAATCTGGATCGATAATCCTAATCGCTTCTTGAAGTTCTTGGAAGTGTTGAATCTCATCATTCATTATCTCCCAGATTTTTTTATCATTCCAATCCTCATATGCAAGGTAATGTGCATATGTTTCTGCAGCGTGCAATTCTATTTCATAGGAGAGATGGTAAGCAGCACGAGGAGCCAACCAATAATAAACCACGTTAATCCAATAATAGACAAGTACGAGGTGTCTGGCAAAAAAACGATCAATCCAATAAGAATTACCACCCCGACTTTCCATATACTCAAGATGCTCTGTCTCATTGACTGTCTGTGCAAAGTGCTCTTTCATCAAATGAAGGTGCCATTGCCCTCTCAATCCAAGTGATTCCCTAAAATGCAATACACTTAAAAACGCAAAATAGGGTGCCCGAGCAATTTCCTCAAGCACCCAAAATCTTTGAAAGTGTCTACCTCTATAGAGGTAATCAATAATTGCTATCGTAAATCCTAGTACTAGTTCGTTAATTTTTTTCATAACCTATACTCGTCTAGAATGTCTAATACGTTATTGATTGCATCATCTGCAGCCTTACGTTCTTGATCATTCCAGTGAGGATACCATCTCTTGTGGTAGATATTATCTTTTAGTTTTAAAACCCGTGAGAGTAAATCCACTTTACTCACGATTCCAGTAGGCATATGTTCTGATGCTAACCACTACTATATTAGATAGTTTCAAAGATGAGTCAACTCAGGTGTCAGGATTCACAAACATCGCTGCTCGATAAAAAGTATTAAAACTAATCACACACCTCTCACCTTTCTCTGCATCAGTCTCATGCTCCAACCAACTAGGAAACAATAAAAGACTTCCTGGTTGAACATTAATCTGAACTCCAGAACTTGCATACTGAGAATTAAAATTCTCATATAAGTCGTTCATTTTATATGGTTTTAATGGTGTTTGAAATCTGAGAGGAACTGTATTCTCATCGGTCTTGACATAAAAAGCACCACTAATAACACTCCCTTCATGTCGGTGTAGAGTAACTTTATCACCTTTTCTCATTTGATTATACCAAGCACCTGTAATCTCAAGTTCTTGAAGACATGTGGTATCAGTATAGTCTTTAATACATTCCAATAGTTTTAATCTAAGATCAGCAAGATCTGAATCTTGTAAAATGTTACTATCTTGTCCAAAGCTAGAATCAGAATCTTCTAATAAAAAATGAGGAGCAGATGTATATTCCGTAATTTTTTTATATACAAAATCTAGATCAACATCAATCTCATAGGCACCAACTGGTGTTGGAAACAATGGAACAACATTTTCACTCATTATAATTAAACCTCTTAAAGTCTTCTTGATAATATTTACAAACATTATCCATGATGGATTTTGATAATGTAAATTCTTTTCGTTTGGGGTTTAATTCTGTTTCTTCATCACCATAATATGAGTATTCTTTGTCCTCCAATTTATCACCAGTTAATTCATAAAACCAAGATCTAAATGAATTACCAAGACCATCTTCAAATTTCCAAATGATAGTTTTATCGCTTACAAATTCATGTTGTGGTCTAAACCAATTTTTTGCATAGTGATGAACCATTCGTTCATAATCTATCCAATAGCAAAAATTATCATAGTCATCTAAAGGTTCTATATCCTCTTGAGTATAGGACCTTTTTATTGCAATAGTAGAAAACTCTGACCAGAATCTGGTAATAGGATTTCTACAAACTGTAAATTGTAATGAACTTGATACATCTTCAAAATATTCATACAGTGGGTAGTGCAAGTGATAACACTCAATACCATATAAAATTACATCGTCATCGCACGTATGGTTTGCAATCTCATAATCATTACTTAGTAAAGTTTGAGTAATGAATCTCCCACCAGTTCTTGGAATATGTACATGATATATTGCCGAATTATTTTTATAAAATAATGACATAGTTCTCACTCATGATGCTACTTTAGATCTGGATTTGGTTGAGAAGGAACAATAGGATCGCGAGTCTTGTTCTTGATTACAATAAAAGCATCCTTATTGTACTTACGAGTTCCTTTGACTGGTGCCCATTTAGTGCCTGCACCATCAATTTCGTAAACAGATGTGCCGCCAATTTCTACAGCAACATCATCATCTACTTCCCATCCAAGATTTTTAATAGCAGAAGCAATCTGCTCACTCAAACTTGGTTCAGACATAATACGTTCTTCTGGTTCAAGACTTCCAAGCATAAAAAAAGAGGGTGTTAACCCTCTTAGTATATCACAGAGCGTTGCCTCGTGGCAATACTTCTTCAGGAAATACAAAGTTTTCATGTGGTTGATCCACTGGTGCCATCCAGGCACGTAGACCTTCATTCAATAGAATGTTCTTGGTATAGAACGTCTCGAACTCAGGATCCTCTGCCGCTCTGATCTCCTGACTCACGAAATCATAAGCCCTAAGATTAAGAGCAAGACCAATAATCCCCAAACTACTGACCCAAAGACCCATGACAGGAACAAAAAGCATAAAGAAATGCAACCAACGTTTATTGCTAAACGCGATTCCAAAAATCTGCGACCAAAAACGATTAGCTGTGACCATAGAATACGTCTCTTCCTCTTGAGTGCTGTCAAACGCTTTGAAAGTGTTTGCCTGTTCTCCATCTTCATACAAAGTATTCTCTACTGTAACGCCATGAATTGCTGAGAGCAATGCTCCACCCAGGATACCTGCCACACCCATCATATGGAACGGGTTGAGCGTCCAGTTGTGGAAGCCCTGTAGGAAGAGTAAGAAGCGGAATATCGCTGCAACACCAAACGACGGCGCAAAGAACCAACTGGATTGTCCGAGAGGGTAAATGAGAAAAACAGAAGTAAAGACAGCAATCGGACCTGAAAAAGCGATAGCATTGTACGGTCTAATCCCTACGAGACGAGCGATTTCAAACTGCCGAAGCATGAATCCTATGAGAGCAAAGGCTCCGTGGAGCGCCACAAAATTCCAGAGTCCTCCCAATTGGAACCACCTGATAATGTCCCCCTGAGACTCAGGACCCCAAAGTAGAAGAAGAGAATGACCCATAGCGTCAGCAGGAGTTGACACTGCCGCTGTAAGAAAATTAGCACCCTCAAGATAACTACTTGCGAGTCCGTGAGTGTACCAGCTTGTAACAAACGTCGTGCCAGTAAGCCAGCCACCAATTGCGAGATAAGCAGTGGGAAAAAGAAGTAGTCCAGACCAACCCACAAAGACAAAGCGATCTCGTTTAAGCCAGTCATCAAGGACATCGAACCACCCCCTTTGTGGAATAGGTTTTGAAAGAGTTGAAGTTGTCATAACCCCCATTGTTTTTACTTTCAGTATTTAGTTTACAATACTTTACAATAGAGGTCAAGCACTAATTAGGAAAGTAAATGAGTGAGAGAGTAAAAACAACAAATATAATGATCACAAATATCATCAGACCTACACCTGCCCAGGGAACCCAGGCAGGCATAGGTTCATAGTTGTGATTATGAGACATGAACAGTACCGATCATACCAGCACCCTTGTGAGGACCGCACCAGTATGTGTAGTCACCAGGTTCTGGGAAGGCAACATCAAACTCTTCACCAGGCATCATAGCAAGACCTTCGTGACCGAGTTCAGGATGATCCTCTACAATCACATTGTGAGGAGGAAGCATGTTGTTAACAAAGTGGACAGATTCACCAGCAGCAATAGAAACCTCTGCTGGTTCAAATACTAGGTTACCATTAGCACCCATCATGACATCTACAGCCCAAGCAGGTGTAGCAAGAAAAAGTGTAGCAAGTAGTGCAAATAAAAACTTCATTAGGCAATTGCAACTAATACTATCTAGGTGGTTCAGGATGCTTTATGTCTATTGATATACTATTATAGCGAGGATTTGTTTTGACTTCCTCACTTACCATTTCACCAAACTCATCACAACAAGTACACCAAATCTTCCTTAGTTCCTTTGCTTTTTCTTTATCTTTTATTTCATACTTCTGCTTAAACCATTCGTGCCAAATCTTAGCACATTCATCGCTCTTTTTTTGTAGATGTGGTTCCCTGTACACTGTTCAGGTAGTCCTTTTCGTTTTGATAAGGATGCTTTTGCTTGGTCCAGATCTCATATCCTTCAATAAGATCTGGTATTAACCACTGATCTACCCTATAGCAATACTTCCAGTTGACGGGTTGAATACAATTCATCACAACAACTTGGAAGAATGCTACTAAGTGAATCCAAAAACTATACATTACTATTTAATGTAATCGTTCTCCTTCAACCACTTCTCTGTTAAGGGAGTAGGTTTATAAATTTCCCACATCTTCCCCGTAGCACATGCTTCTAGTGCTTTAGCAGTCATTCCTTCTGTGCGACCTGCCCAACCCGCTTCTGCTTCCCAGGGAACTGCCTCAGCAGGATAAGTGCGCTCTGCCATTTCACGCCAGATCATAGGAACGTCTTCTTCTGGATTAATAATTGCAATCAAATTATTCTTAATGCTGCCTGCCATACAGTCCTGTGCAGCGTGCCACCCTTCATGACGCATAACACTCATCAATACACTTTGACGATGCATGAATCGTTCATTCAGGAAGAAGTTGTTGCTCACTGTATGATAAACACCTCGGTGTCCTGCAGGGAAATACCTCTCTGCCCCTAAAAAAACTTTAACTCCGATCTTATTAAGGGTGCGTAGCATTGAGTCAAACTCAACATCAATAGCAGAATAATCCCTATTGGGATAGTTATCTTTAAGATCTTTGATACTGGTAATCTCTCGAACATCTTTAGTACACTCTCTTAATAGCATACATCCCATGGCATCCATGGAGTAGAACCCTTTTGTGATCTTGTCTTCGTTAGCAAGTGCAGGAGTGCTCATCATGATGGCACCAATCACTGCAAGAATAGTTTTTTTCATAATTTTTATTTAGATAAAATGCTGTTAAGTAGATGCCTTGCTTCTGAGAACCTATCAACATAATGAATTAATTTCATATCTTGACTACTAATAAACCCATTGTCAAGCATCTCATCTTCAATCCAATGCTTTAAAGTCCTCCACATTCGACCAACACAAATGATTGGTTTTTTATCCATGTGACCAACTTGCACTAATTGATAGATAAGAGCCATCTCAAGAAGAGTTCCTACACCACCAGGAGTAACAATAAAAGCATCACACTCTGCAAAAGTTTTTAATCTTGAATAAAAGGTATCGTGCTTTTCATACTCTTGCACATAACTATTAATTCCTTCCTCAAAAGGAAGATAAATTGCCTGCGCTATAGAGCAAAGATGCTGTCCATCACACCCCTCCATTGCACCTTTGTTTGCTGCTTCCATAGTTCCAGGACCACCACCTGTTACCACAGTCCAACCTTGTGCAGAGATATTTCTTCCAAGTTTCTCTACTGCTTTATACAAATTAGACTCTGGATCAGTTCTAGCAGATCCAAAAATTGCTATCTTCATATTTTGCCCATTAAAAAAGGGACCCGTAGGTCCCTTAATTATATCAGTTATTCTGATTATTATCAACCGATAGTAGGTGCGGTGAGAGCAACAGGAGTGCTTTCAGCAGCAGCAAGGTCGAGAGGGAAGTTGTGAGCATTACGCTCGTGCATGACTTCCATACCCAGACCAGCACGGTTGAGAACGTCTGCCCAGGTGTTCAGAACGCGACCCTGACCATCAATGATGGACTGGTTGAAGTTGAATCCGTTCAGGTTGAATGCCATGGTGCTAACACCAAGAGCGGTGAACCAGATGCCGATGACGGGCCATGCTGCGAGGAAGAAGTGCAGCGAACGGGAGTTGTTGAACGATGCATACTGGAAGATCAGACGACCGAAGTATCCATGAGCAGCAACGATGTTGTAGGTCTCTTCTTCTTGACCAAACTTGTAACCATAGTTCTGGGACTCGTTCTCGGTGGTTTCACGAACCAGCGAAGAAGTAACCAGAGAACCGTGCATTGCACTGAACAGAGAACCACCGAAGACACCTGCGACGCCCAGCATGTGGAAGGGGTGCATCAGGATGTTGTGCTCTGCTTGGAAGACAAGCATGTAGTTGAAGGTGCCACTAATACCCAGAGGCATAGCGTCAGAGAACGAACCTTGACCAAAAGGATAGACCAGGAAGACTGCGGATGCTGCTGCAACAGGTGCAGAGTATGCAACACAGATCCAAGGACGCATACCAAGACGGTAAGACAGTTCCCACTCACGACCCATGTATGCGTAGATACCGATCAAGAAGTGGAAGATAACCAGTTGGAAAGGACCACCATTATACAGCCACTCGTCAAGCGATGCGGCTTCCCAAATAGGATAGAAGTGAAGTCCAATTGCGTTGGAAGAGGGAACAACTGCACCAGAGATGATGTTGTTACCGTACATGAGTGAACCAGCGACGGGTTCACGGATGCCGTCGATGTCCACAGGAGGAGCAGCGACGAAGGCGACGATGAAACAGATAGTTGCTGCCAACAGAGTTGGAATCATCAGAACGCCGAACCAACCGACATAGAGGCGGTTATTGGTGGAGGTTACCCAGGAACAAAACTCCTCCCAGGTAGATGCGCCTTGTTGGCGCGAAAGAACAGAATTAGCCATTTTTAAACAGGGTTAGGTATGAGTTCGGGGGGACGAACCAATATTAGTATTCCCACAGCACCCTCCACTGCGGGTATGAGAGGCATCTTTTACTTGCTTATCCTCGGTAAGGTGGTTAGACCCTTTTCAGCAAGACAACAAAAAACGGAACGCTATGAATCTTAGAGATTCGTTACATTCCGTAACGTGTTGATGTATTTATAATACCACTATGGTCTGGGATCCGTCAACCCCCCTAGGAAACAAAGTTGATCGTGCCCACCATTCCGCTGTGAAGAGTACACTGGTATACAATAGATGCCTGAGCATCGAAGGGAACCGTAAGTACTTGTGTACCATTGATTGATCCAGAGAGGAAGTTGCCTGGTGCCCATGCCGCACCACCATCAGATACTCGCAATTCAAATGGGTGAGCACTTCCTGTGGAGTTCTCAAAGATATAAGTAAATCCTCTATGGAGATACAAAGTTGGGTTTGCTGTGGTATTTGCCACACCAGGTCCAGCAAATCTGTAAGATGTAGAACCATCCGCAGTGATATAGTACTTAGTGGTAAATCCTCTGTCACTTCCATCACCAGTTGTACTATTAGTAGTGAATGATGTTGACGTAGTAATACCGCTTATATTAACGCCAGTATTTGTTGTTGATAACTTCAGGTTATTATCATAATAAAGTTGAACATCTGAATTCTCATTGAAGCGAGCAAGAGTCTCAAACGATGGATTCTCAATCTTTAATTGATTGGTGCTGATGGTCAACTCACCAGTTGCACTAGTTTCTTTAATGAATGAATCTGTGCCATCACCCTCTAATGATAAGTTAGATGCAACAGTCATATTACCTGTTGCAGTAAGAATACCAGTTACAACTGCACCAGTGTTTGTGGTTCTAAATTTAAGAGCATTGTCATAGTAAAGATCTACTGATCCACCATCAGTAAAGGTTGCCATTTTTTGATGGAAAGTGCCCCTCCTAATCTCAACTATTCCTGTAGCATTTCCAGGAGGAGTTTGAATATAAAGATTAGATGATGATGAAGCACATCCAATAAATCCGTTAACTCCATTATAGTTTATATTGAGACCTTCGCCACGATTAGTTCCAAATCGTAATTGATCAAAATCATCAATATTAACACTATTTGAAAATGTAGTAACTCCACTTACATTCAAGTTTTGAGTTTGTGTGGTTCCATAAACTGTTGCACCATATCCAGTGGTCTGAATTCTCAGAGCATCTGCATAGTAAAGGTTAGTATCAGCATTAGTATTGAACAAAGCAGATTTGTTACCACTAGTATCGCTAAATCTGATTGCACTTCCATTTGACTGGATTTGCAGTTCTCCAGTTCCAGCATCTCTAATCACAGACGCAGATCCAGTATGCCAAATCTGAAGATCATTGGTATCACCAATGTTCAGAACATTATTATCACCAAGGTAAACATTGCCCTGGAATGTAGAGAGACCTGATATGATAATCTGTTGCGAATCAACTCTAGTAAAAGATCCATCGGTTCCAGAGATAGGAACTCCTGTCAGACCAGAACCATCACCAGAGAATGCCGTAGCATACATGGTTCCAGTGACAGTAACACCAGTACCAATGGTTTGAAGCTTCAAAGAATCATCTTTGAACAGTTTAGTACCCGAAGAATCAGCAGCAATTAATGCACCCTTACCAGCATATGGATCTGTTACCAAAAATTCTTTTGTCTCAATATCAAATACCGCATTAGTATTTCCAGCACCGCTCTTGATAGAATTGCGAATTGTTCCACTGACATCAGCAGAGTCAATGGTCATGTGAGTTACAGCAACACCAGCATTGGTTGTACCAATATCAATAGTTCCAGTTGCATGAATAGTATTAAAGAATGATGTAGTTGTAGTAGATATGCCAGCAGTTGATCCACCACTACCAGGGAGATTGGTTAATCCAGATCCATCACCATAGAAAGTTGCTGCGGTTACAGAGGAAGAAGCAGATACATTTGATAAAGATACTGCACCAGTAATACTAACTCCAGAATTAGTTGTCTGAAGTTTTAAATCCGCACCATGATAAAGAAGTACCCCATTATTACCAGTTGTTGGTATTAATTGAATATTAGTATTATTATTCAAGACCAGTCTTGGTCCAGATCCACCACCACCCTGTACCGTGAGTGGAGAATTTGTTTTTAGAATATTTTGTCCGCCGTTATATATTTGGAGTGGAGATACTCCTCCCCCCAGAAATACATTTGAATTAAATGTAGATACTCCAGAGACTGTAATAGATTCTGTACTAATTGTAGTGGTGCCAACACCAACTCCCCCACCACTGATTCCTGTTAAGTTAGAACCGTCACCATAAAGAGTAGTGGCAGTTAATACACCAACGACACTAACGTTCCTTCCAACCTGAAGGTCCGTGCTGATAGCAACATTAATGCCATTTAGATTAATGTTATCTGGACTGGAGATCGTAGGAGTACCAGCAGATCCAACAATATTAATCTCTCTTACGCCAAAAGATCTATCTGCCATTATTCAAACACAGGTTTTTTAGTATTTATCACTCGTAAGATATTGTGACGTTACCAGTAACACTCATTCCACCACCCTCAAACATTCTTCTACCACCAACAATTACAACTGGTTGACTTGGTGTTGATTCATTACCAGTCTCTGCATCGTAAATAATGATTGGAGTAGATCCCTCAAGACTGTTAACGTCTGCCCAAGGACCACCACTAATATCACCAGCACCAGATACTGCAGTGTCTTGCCCATAATGAAAATCAGCACTGGATTGTACTTGTAATGTAGTAACTCCAACAGGTTGGTTATGTCCTCTCAACCAATTCCTAACATCTTGCCATCCCCAGTCACGATTGTTCTCTAATTTAGTTGCGATTACTCCACATGCAACAGGACATGCTGCACTTGTTCCACTAAATTTATTATCATAATAATAAGTAAATCCACTCTGTCCACTTGGTACAGAATCGTGTCGAGCATATCCAGAACCACTTACATTAACTGCAGTAAGGATACCATCAGCAGCAGCATAGCAATCAATTTCTGATCCCATATCACTATAGGTTACCTTCCTCTCTCGATAACCTTGTGCAGAACTATACTCATCATCAAGAGCACCAATATTAATAACAGGATAAGTATAAATGGTTCCACCAACACCAGTTCTAGTCATTCCACCTTGCTGTGGAAACCCTCTTCTATTGGTATATGGATATGTTCTCAAACCAAATTCATAGAAGAAGTTTGTTCCAACAGTAACTCCAAGTCCAGTATTCCAATAGTTGTCAAAGTCTGGATGATCAGAACTTGTCTGCTTTTGGTTACTATTTCCTGCTGCTCCAACAAAAATAACACCAGCATCAATCAACTCATCCAATGCTTGTGTTGTTGAGTTAGGAAGCATCTCCCCTTTCATTCTATAACTATCACCCCAATATCCAACCCATCTCATAAATCCTGGTTTTGTATTTAAACTACTATAAGGACTACGAGATGAAGAAGAGGAATAAGATA